GGTACAGCCTCTCATCTTTGGCCACGCAAGAAGCTGCCGGCGAAGCCTCCTTTGCCTCGGACTTGCCGGTGAAACCGAGACCGGTCGCAGCCAAAGCACCGGCACCGGCCGTCTTGATGATGAAGTCACGTCTGTTCATGAGTTCCTCCTAATCTACGGCGATCAAGCACCCATACCAGGTGCCGTTACGCCCACGAGCTGAACCGGTTCCGATCCAGCGATGTCTCCTGCCGGCTACGCCCCAATGATTGGCGCCACCTCCTTGCCCCCTGGATCGAGACCAGTCCTTGGCATACTCCGCCCACTGCTCCTCCCAAGAGAGGTTCGGCTGGTTCGGCCACGTCTCGGCGGTAATCTCGGCTGCCCTGCTTCCTCCCGTCGCTCTCAATGCTGCCTGCCACCGGCCCTCGCTCCACCCGTGATGACCACCCTGAGTCCGATGAATCGCCATCCACCGAGCATAGCCCTCGGCCAGGCGGTCCAACGCCCTGTGAGGCCTGGAGTAGTAGGCAAGAGGTTCGTTCGCCGGGCAGGGAGCCTGTCCGGCGAGCACGATTATCGCAAACAACAAAGCTACAAGCACGTTTTTCACGTACATGGCGTCTTTCTCCCGTAATCACTCGTCGAAAGTGAAGCCAAACCGCTCGATCTCCCAGGCACACGCCTTGCGGACCTTGCGGCGAAGTGGAGTGTTGTAGTAGTCGCTGTAGTGCTTGCGGCTCTTCCTTCTCCGGTTGAGCACGGGCATCTGCGCCGGGGTATTCAATCCCAGACTCCTGAGAGCGTTACGGACGTCGTCGTTCCAAGGCTCGGGGAAGATCCGATCGACCAACAGCTTACGCCCTTCCCCGATCACGTAGAAGGCCAATGACTCGCAGTAGGGGCCGCCCAGGTACTTGTCCAGCCAGTGACGAAAACCGTAACGCTGGGCGTCCGCCACGAACTGCCGGTGGAACGGCGTGCCGCCGAAGTTCTTGGGCACCTTCTCCCGCAGGTGGAAGTAGAGCGAGACGAAGCGAGCCCAGGAGTTGCGGGCCGTGGTGAAGATGTACAGCTCATCCCAGAGCGGGTCGTTGCGCAGCAGCTCCTTGATGGCCTTGGCGGGCAGGTGCTTTAGCCTCACGGAGCAGAGCTTGGGCAGCTCCGGCTCCATGTCCAGGGCGTTCTCCCTGGCCCCCGTGGCCCGGGCCAGGATCTGCGCGATCGAGGAGCCGCCGCACTTGGGCGGATGGACGAACAGCAGCTTGTGGGCGTAGGAGAAGAACATGTCATTCCACCGGATAGTTGACGTCCATCACCTCGTGCATCTCGCCTTTCAGCTTGGCGATCAACGACTCGACATCCCGGGAGTCGTAGACCAGGTACCGCAGCTCGGGATCGAAGGTGGCCTCGCGGCAGGTTGAGCAATCGAGCACGGCCTGCCAGCGCCCGTCGTCCGGTGATTCCTGCATCTGGAGGCCCAACGGCATCTCAAACCAGTCGTTGTCCCCGACGTTCTCCCCTTTGATCATCAAGGGACCGAGGATCATAGGCTCGAAGGTCTGGTAGATGGTGCCGGGAGGCTGCTCCCACATCCCTACTCGGGTACAGAGCCACATGACTTCTTCCTCTTTCTGTTGAACAACGATAGACCGCGTGCAGTATCGAACCGCTTCTCCGTCCAATCACCCAGCAAGCGAGAGATCGTGGCCCGCTCTCCCTCCCGCTTGGTGTCGTGCATGATGATCATCTCGGCGATCTCCGCAGCCGCCTGCACAGGGAAGAAGCGGGCGCAACTTTCGTGCAGCATCGTCTCGTCCCAGGCCTCGGGGGCGTCGACGAAGACCAGGTCGACGGTCATCTTTACCGGAAGCAGCTTGACCTCCCTATAGAGATCCACGCGGTAGACCTTGCCGGCCCTATCCAGCTCGGGGAAGCAGGCGATCGTGGGCTCGTGCGTCTCCAAGCCGGCATAGAACTTCAGCGTCCGGAACAGATGCGTCGACACACCCATCCCGAACTCCACGACGGACTCGATCGCCAGCTCGCGGACGAGCCTGGCGATGATCCCAAACTCCTCTTCGTCGATCGTACGGCCATCAAACGGGCTCATCCATCAGCTCCACCATGGCATCGAGATGCTTGCGGGCCCGATCCTGCTCCAGCTTGCGGACCGCCAGCATCTTGGTGTGCAGCTCCAAAGCCTGGTTGACGATGTTGGCGTTGGGCTTGACGACGATCTCCGGGATGCCGGCCCGCTTGAAATAGGCGGCCGGCTTGGCAGCCGTGCCTCCCCTGGCGGAGACGACGAAGGGCACCCCAACGGCCATCGCCATGATGGACATGTGAAGGCTCTCGGTGATCACCGCCTTGGCGCACTTCATGATCCCCATCATCATCTCCGGGGACCGCGTCTGGTTGCGCAGCGGCTTGCCCAGCCAGCCCTTCTTCATCCAGGGCCGCGTGTCCAGGGGCAAGAGCGGCTCCTTGATCTTGCCGTGGGCCCACTCCGCTTCGCAGTCCACGACCACGAAGCCCTGGAGCGGCAGATCCTTCATCACCTCGCCGCCGGGACAGCGCCGCAGGTAGGTGACGTTGGGCACCTCCAACAACACGGCCGGGCAGGGAACGAGGTGGATCTCCTTGTCCTTGGGCAGCGAGGGGGCGAGGAAGTCGCGGCTGACATGGTCACGCACGGAGACATACTTCCAGTCCCCGACGAAGCCGTAGTCTCCCCTGCCGCCCACGCCCACGGCGTTGAGGAAGTGGCCGCCGCGGACCTGGAAGGGCCTTAGGACGTGGCTCCACATGCCGCTGGTGATGTTCGACAGCAGGTAGCCGCCTCCCACCACGCAGGGCCGGCTTCCAGTGGAGATGCTGCGGCACATTACGGGGACGCCGCGGATGGAAAGCTGCTGGGCCGTGGCCTGCATCAGGGCGATGTCGCCCACCGAGTCGTGCCACAGGCCAACGGTCAAGAGTTCGACGCAACGCTTAGTCTTCTTCATACCACGATCAGTTCCAATTCGGGTTCCGGTTTTCCTTGCTCCTTGCAGAGACGCTTGGCCTCGTCGATCAGCCACTTGACGTCGGCGGCCGTCGCTCCTCCGAGATTGTTGATCCAGTTGGGGTTGGTCTCCGACCAGCAGGCGCCGCCCCGGTTCATCCCCTTGACGCCCTTGGGAGGGTCGTAGCTCGTGTGAATGAACACGCTGCCGGCGTTGGGACAGCCCTGGCCGCAGGCCCGGATGAACTTGGCAGCGCTCTTCTGGGAGGAGACGATCGTCGACTCAGCAGCCTTGCGGTCCATCGCCGGCAAGGTGAAGTAGCTCCGCAGCACCAGCAGGTCGGGACGGCCGCGGAAGATGCTCGTGCGGTAGCCGAACTGGCACTGCTCCTTGGTGAGCGTTACCGTCTTGGCTTTCTCGCGGTTGAAGACCTCCACGCGGACCAGGTACTTGGCGATGTCCTTGCCCTCCGTGGGGCCGAAACCGGCGTTCATCACCACGCTGCCACCCATCGTCCCCGGCACGTGGGCGATCTGGAACACGCCGGCCAGGTTGCGCAGGGCCGCCTGGCGGAGGAAGCTGGCGTACATCAGCCCCGGCCAGGCCACGGCGAGCTTGTTTTCCATGTGGAAGTGGCTGAGATCCTTGGTGAGGATCACCAGCCCGGGCCAGCCTTCGTCGGGGAAGAGGATGTTGCTGCCGCCGCCCAGCATGAGGACGGGGTCGTCGCGGTCGTCGGCCCGCAAGCAGGCCTTCTTCAGCGACTCCAGGTTGTTGGGGCGGAGGACATGACGCAGGGGGCCGCCGATCTTCAGCGTGCTCAGCTCCTTGCCGGGGACGTTCTCCTTGGCGAAGCCGAGGTTGGCATAGGGGCTGGTCATCGTGGCGGCTCGGATTCTCTTGGCCTTCTGGTAGTGGGGCTTGGCGCCCTGGGTCATCTCCCGGCGAGGCTCCTTGGGCAGTTTCCGCGTCGTGCGGTTGGCCCAGTGCGTCACCAGGCTCAGCGGCACCAGGGCATGCTTCACGTCGGCCGCCTGGAGCTGGTCGACGTACATCACGTCCGAGTACCAGTAGGGCACATCTTCCCACAAACCGCCCAGCTCACGCCAGAGCGACCTCTCCATCATCACGCACCAGCCGGACATCTCCTGGCGGATCGCATAGCCGTAGGCCGGCTCCTTCTGGCCGCGGAACTTCTTCTGCTCGGCGTGCCGGGGACAGCGGGGAGAGACGCTGCGGATCTTGTACTTCTGCATTGTCTGGATCAGCCGTTCCGCCCAGTGCGGGTGGAATCGCAGGTCGTTGTTGGCGTGCACCACGTAGGGTGCATCGCCGAAGTGGGTGCCGAAGTTCAGCACGCGGTTGTAGTTGAACTGCCCGTCCGAAGGCACCCAGAAGACCGTGCGGTCGGCTCCCTCGTACTCCTTCTCCCCGTCCTCGTGGGTCTCGACCACGGTGATGTTGAAGATGAGCTTGTCGGACGACTTTCGGCAGCTCGCGATGGCGCCCTGCGTGAACTTGCGGAGATGCGGCAGCTTGCCGCAGGAGATGATGACGATGTCGACGTCGGCGCTCATTGCTTCCCCTGTATATGATCTCGCCAAGCGGCGGTGGAGTTTGTGTGAGGGAACGGCTCCTCGATGACGGGTTTGTCCAGGAACCGGCAGAGCCGGGGGAAGGCATCCTCCTCGCTCACGTTCAGCACCAGCAGGTCCTCGCGAAAACGAAAATACTCCCGGACGCTCTCGCAGTGGCGCTCATAGTAGCGGATGCACGTCTCCCGGTTGTAGAGATCGTCGTCCGGTACGTCCCGGAGAATCTTCACCGTGCGGTACAACCAGCCACCGGCAAAAGCCTTCAAGTCGTCCGCCGTGGGCGTTCGTTTGCCGTCCGCAGTGAGGACGGAGTGGAAGCCCACCAGCGACTTGTACCACTGCGCGGAGCAGTCCCTTACCGTGAGAATGAACTTACTCGATGGGAACGCCTGGTCCAACACCACATAGGTGAAGGGGTGGCTGAAAGGGGCGTCGTGAAAGGCCTCGGCCGTGCGGCAGTGCTCCAGCAGCGGACCCCAGCGCCGCACGGCCCAGTCTTGGATGAGGGCGTAGCGTTTGGCCTGGCCGGCCACGTTGTAGCCCAGCCGCTTCAAGGCCAGCGAGAGGGACAAGCTGCCCGTGCGGCCGGCTCCAACGCAGAATACCTTCATTAGCTTCCTCACAACGTGAACTCGTCGTCGGCCGTCTCCTCGATCCGCTGCTTCATGAAAGCGATCTGGGGTTCGCGGAACTGGTCGGCGTGGGCGTTCAGCGCCGTCTCACGGATGTCCCGCTCCGTGTAGCTGCCTCCGACCCAGCCTGCCGACTCGATGATCGCCCTCGCGTTCCAGTCGTGGACTTCCTGCCTGGTCATCCGCCGCATCAGCGCCCGGCGGATCTCCTTCCGCTCCTTGGCCAGCTCCCGCATCCACTTGCGATAGTAGTACAGGAGAAAGCCGGCCAGCCAGTTGGCCCCGGCCTTCAAGGCCCACTGCGCCAACCACTTGAACAGCGCTGCCATCATCGTACTGCCCTCCTTGGAGCTACGACTTTCAGTGGCCCTCACAGTTTCCACACTTGTACCACGGACCGTCGTCGAAGCGAATCCCAGTGTCACGCATCCTGTGCCAGCACATGGGGCAGCGCTTGAGCATGCGATACAGCACCCAGTATTGCAGGAAGATGGCCACGCGGCAGTAGAGCGGGATGACGACCTTCCGCCAGACGGCTTTGAGGATGATGATGGCGAGCGCCGCCAGCATCGCCAGCCCGAAGAGGCCGACGCAGACGCAGACGATCCACAGGATGGCGGTGAAGATCCAGTGCACGGGTTTCTCCGGACGTTAAAGAGCGCCCGCAAGGCGAGAGTTCAACTCGCTTCAGGACGGTTGGTTCCAACCGTCCCCAGATAGCGACCTGCCCGAGCGGCGCAGCATCATACTACCAAGGAAATGCCGCCCGAGCTACCTCGTTACGCCACTCCCGCCAGTTCGTCCTGGAGAGCCGCCGTGGCGTTCGGGTTGATGTTGTGAGGCCGAACCTGTCCCGTGCGCTCCAGCATCCGCTGAAGCTCGTCGGGTCCCGTCCGGAGCATACTGGCCGTCTGCTGCTCGGGGCTGGGCATCGCCGCCTGGGCTTGAGGTTGTGCCGCTGCCGCGGGATCGGCGGGAGGCGGGGGAGCACCTTGACCTGCCGGAGCACCCTGGCCGCCGAAGCCTCCCATCATAGGCAGCAGGCCGCCGGCCATCGCCAGACCGCCCACGCCCGCCATCGTGCCGGAGCCAGTCAGGGCACCGCCGAGCAGCGCACCTCCGCCGAGAACCAGCAAGGCCTTCTGCATCAGGTTCATCGAGCTGGGGTCGGCATTGAAGAAGCCGAGGATCTTGTCGAAGATCCCCTCCATGCCGCCGAGGACGTTGCCGATCTGCCCCATCGAGTCGGCCTGGGCGAGGATCGCTTGCAGCTCCTCGGGCGTCTTCCCGGTGAGCTGCTTGATCATGGCGGGGGCTTGCTGCTGGAACTGCATGGTCATCTCGTCGCCGATCTGGGCACGGAGATTGTCCATCGTGGCTCCGGCAAAGGCCGTTCCACCGGCCAGGGCCATGGAGCCGCCCAACGTACGCCGGCCCCACTTCGAGGCAGCGCTCTCGGGACGTATCATCCGCTCCCCGTGACGCATCAGGCCCTTGCCCATGCGGCCACCGGTGAGATTGCTCATGCCACGACCCAGACCGCGTGCCCCACGGCCCCAAGCACCCTGAGCGCCCTGCGGCAGGAGCCTGGGGATAGCGAAGTCGTCGATGCCGCTGAGGACTTTGGGAGCGGCCGTTCCCATCATGCGACGACCCCACGGCGTGCTCAGGCCGCCGGCTCCCCAGGCCGCAGCCTGGCGAAGTCGGCCGCCGGTGTCGATGCCCATGGCGCCGAGCCCCGTGTCGGCAACTTCACCGCCGATCGAGGCGATACCGGCACGGGTGACGGGACGACCGTACCAGCTCCTGACGGCCCGGTTCTTGCCGAGAAGGGCACCGAGACCGAAGCCCCGAGCCGCGCCTCCCCAACTGAAGATCGTGGGCTCGCCGGTGACAGGATCGCGTTGATTGAGCAAAGCAGGCTCGGCAAAACCCTGGGCTACTCCCGTCGCCGTGCCGTGGCCCAGCCGGCTGCCGATCTGCCCCTTGACGGCTCGGGGAAGAGCGAGCTTGCCTCCCTGGGTGGCGGCGGGCAAGCCGGCCCTGGTGGCCATCTGCGTGCCCCTGCGCGCACCCTGGCGAGCAGCCTGCCGGGCGGCGAACTCGGCGCTGTAGGGCACCATGGCCCGCGAGGCGGAGTAGGGAGTGACCTTCGTGGTAACGACCTTGGCCGCCTGCGGAGCGGCCTTCCCGGCCTGCCTGGCTCCCTCCTGCATCACCTTGGGAGCGAGCTTGCGGGCGCCCCACTGGAGCCCCTGGTTGAGCAGACCGCGGGCCTTCCCGAAGAAGGCACACTTCTCAAAACCGCTTTTGAGATCCTCCTCCACGAGCTTGCCGAACCTCTCGATGGCTGCGTCCATGGCCTGCTTGACCTGGCCCTCGTCCATGCCCTTGGCCAGGCAACAGCCGAAGAAGCCGCGAGCGAAAGGCGAGAGATCCTCTCCCAGCTTGGGCATCCCGGGGATGCCGCGAGCCTGGCCCATAGTGGCCGGCGGACGCCGGGGACGAAATCCACCCACGGACGGCGGCTTAGGCGGCCTCTGTCCACCGGGGGCCTGGGAGCCGATGATCGCGGGCGGACCCGCGTCGAGATTGCGGGAGAAACCTCCCATGCTGGGAAGCTGTGCCGGCTTGCCGATCCGGGCGGCAGCCTGGCTGGCCTGCTGCCTCGCCTGGTCGAGAAACTGCTGGCCGCCACCACTCATCTTGGAGCGGTAGTAGTCGGCCATGCCCGTGTCTCCCCGGGCCAACGCAGCCTCGTACTTCTGCTGCGGAGTAGTGCGCAACTGCTGCGCACGCTCGGAGGAAAACCGAGTCGCCCGCTGCTGCGGCGTCTCGTAGTTCTTGGCGTAGTAGGCAGCCGCCTCCCGGGGCGACATCTGCGTCCGCCCAGAGGCAAAATTCCGCTGGTACCTGGCCTGGAAATCAGGCGGCAGGGCCTCGAAAGCGATGGCGTCCTTCTCCATCTCCTTGCCTCCGTTCGATGCGTCCTTGAGGAAGGAGTCGGCCTTCATCTGGCGCACGGCCTTCTCCTCTCCCCGGTGCTTGCCGGTCAGCGGCGAGGGCTGCGAACGCAGCTTGCTGCCGCCCTTGAAATACTTGTGCAACGAGCCCCAGGCGTCCTGGCCCTGGGCGTAGTCATCGCTCTTGTGGGCGAACGTCAGGCCGCTCGAATCCCCCGTCGCGGAGAGCCGGGGAGCCGTGTTGTCCTGTGCCGCTGACTTGGTGATCGGCTTTCCTTGGGCGTCAACAGTAGGCTTGGTCGTCCCCGCGTCGGCAGTCGGCTTGCCGCCGGAGAGCTTCTGCAACAACAGCGTCAACGCCAACGAAAGCCCGCCGCCGATGCCCCCACCAATCCAACGACCCCGACGCGGCAGACGCTTGAACATCTGCCGCAGCTTGCCGTTGCGGGTGAAGTTATTCAGCAGGCGACTCTCCTGGTGCCGGCCACGATCGTAGCTAGTGTTCGCGGCCCTATTCGCCAGATTCCGCCAGCGTTGGGTGTGTTTTTCGGCGAGCATCGTGCCCACTTTGTTGCCGGCCAACGCGCCCCCGCCGACGTTCATTGCCGTCAGCGCAGCTATCCCCTTCGGGTCTAGCGAGGGGGGAGCAGCCGTGTTGTCCTGCGCTGCTAGTTTTTCGTGCTCCTTGCCCGCGGCCGTGCGGGTTCCAGAGAGGGGGAAGCCGCCCAGACGGGGGAGAGCGGCAAGGATCTCCGCGTCAGACGCGAACTTGGGCAAGCCAGGAAGACTAGACCCGTCAGCCCGGCCCCGGGGTAGTGTAGTGGACGAGCCAACTGGTGCTCCACTACGCCCGGGGCCAGGCCTTCCGGTGAGAACGGCGCTGGGAGAGACCGGTCTCGACGGGCCCGACGTGTGACTGCCTCTATTTTCCTCTGAGACGCCCTGTGCCTGCTTCTCGCAGCCGCCCAGCTTGGCAAAGGCTTGCTGGACACCCTGCGCGTCTGCCTTCACAGGGCCCTGTGGGGCGACCTGAGCGGCAGGATTAGGAGGAGCCTTACCTGGTGCCATGCCGGGGACAGCTCCCCAGCTAAACCCTCCCATGGGGAACCGGCCGCTGAAGCTGCCGGCGTTCTGAAACATCCGACCCCAAGGGGGCATCCCTCCGAGCCCAAGACCCATTCCCTGAGTCATAGCATCCTCCTTGATGTCCACGACGTTGCACAGTACCGGGGGACCTGGTTCTGTGCACGTTCCTGACGCACGACAACACCGCGGATGTTACCGTGCAGCCGGGATGTTACGAGATGACCGGAAGAGGTGTTATGCGCGGTTGCGCATGTGCTTTCTTTTAGTCATCAGCCGTGGCTTTATCCTACCCGGCCGGGGCCTTCCGGGGCAAGCGATCTTCCAGGCAGGGTTTGCAGATATAGCCGCACCAGGTGAACCAGCGATAGGCGGGCCTGGTCTTGCACGTCTCGCACTTGGGATCTTGGCGCTTCTGTGCCGTGCGCTTGCGGTTATGTCCGGGGAATCCCGTGCTCATGCTTCGCTCGCATTGACGTGGTTGACGATGTCCCTGAGGTACATCAGCACCCCGTCCTCCGTAGCCGCCCACGTCTCTCCGGCCGGGAGCAAGCCCACGCACTCGCCCAGGGTCTCGATCACCTGGGACTTGAAGTCGGGCTCCTCTTCCTTCATGCAGGCCTCGCAGTAGCCGTGCTCGCAGGGGAGCTGCGACTCCGCCTGGCAGGCGCAGTGCACGGTGTAGTATTCGAGGTCGGCCTCGTCCGTCATCGCCCCGCAGCCGCTGCACGGTATTCCACAACTCATGACTGTTCTCCTCGGTAGTGACCTACTGTTTCGGGTAGTCTTTGCTGTTGAGCCCCGCCATCTTCTCGGCGTCAGTTCGCGAGATACCGGAGAGGATGAACAAATCTCGTTTATGCCGGGGAGACATCTTGGACGCATGGCGGTACCCCAGCGCCCTAAAGATGTCGTGGCGGGTGTAATCCACCGTGCGATGCTGGAAATTTAGATGCCCTCCTAGCTGCTTCTTGGTGCGGAAGCTCTTGCCGCAGAACTCGCAGATTTGGCCGCGCTTGTCCTCGATGATGAAGTCGGCGCCGTGAGCAGCCCAGCATTTGTTCTCGCTGGCCAACAGGGCGATCAACATGCCGATCGCCTCGTGTGGAGTATAGCCGATTCCAACCGGAGGACAGCCGGGGAGGTCGGAGTCAGCCACTATTCCCCGGCTGTCTTTCGTAATGCGGATAATCATTACAGGAGATGAGGCTTCGGTCCGATCTTGGGCGGGTCGCTGGGCCTCGGTGCCAGCGGCTCGGGGTTATCGCCGAAGTGCCTCCTTGTTTCCGGCACGGGATAGGTGCTGGGATCGTCGAGATCCACCTTGGCCTCTTCCCAGGCGGAGAGGTCCTTGTTGTTGTCGGCGTAGGCCTTGACCCTGGCCTCTTCCGCGGCTCTCTCCCGGTGGTCCTGGTAGAGCCGCCGATTCCTGGCCTGGCGGACCAGGTTGTCGTAGACGAACCCACTGGGGATCGTACGGAAGAACTGGTGGATGTTGTCGGGGTCGTAGTCGTTCGTCCACACCGGGGGCCGATGACACATCATGTGGACGTTCTCGGCGATCGCCATCCTCGCCGACTCCGGGACCTCGACGTCCTTGCCGTCGTTGTCTCCGAAGGAGTCGATCCTGCACGCCGGGGTCTCCGCCTGGATGCCGATCTGCGTGAGGATGGGCCGGTCCAGGACGAAAGCCATCGTCTTCTTCATGGGAAGATGCGCCAGGCTGTGACGCAGCCCGGCGTCGTGGATCTGGTTGACCGAGGGGACGTCGTGGTAGGAGATCCCCATGATCATCTTCTCGGTGTGCGTGATGTTCCCGAAGGTCTCGTAGAACTTGTGCGCGTTGGACGCGGTGCCCACGACACGAGCGATCGAGATCTCCAGCGGCATCTGATGAAGTTGCGCAGGGCTGATGGGAAAGCGCATCGACAGCCCCTCGCAGAGCAAGAGGTTGCTGCTGCCGACGATTCCCAAGGCGATGTTCCGGGGCACGTTGAACGTGCAGTAGGAAACCATCTCCTGCTGGATCGCCGTGAGCTTGTCGAGGTTCTTCAGCTCCGCCTCGATCGTGTCGAGATCAATCGGCGGAGAGGAAGTCGTCGTCTCCGTCGCCTCGGCCGTCCAGGGGACCAGGGCGGCTGCCAGGCTCCCCATCGCCGTCTGGAGGAAGCTGCGGCGGGTCGGGTTTGAGGGCATTGTTGTTCCCCTTCTGTCTGGACCGACGAGGCGGAACGCGGCCCGCCGGTTTCTTCTGAACAGTAGAACTCTCCTGTGGAGTAGAACTTGCCTTGGGAACGGGGTCAAGATCAGGAACAACGAGTTTCAGGGGTTGCTTCTCCGGCTTGGCCTCCTCGACGGCCTCCCAGAGCCGGCCGTGGCAGAAGATCCTGCCGCGCATCACGGGCACCTGCTCCACCTGGAAGCGGTTCTCCCAGTTGTGAGCGATCGTGAAGCCCTGCTGCCAGTTCGGCTTGCCCACGATGTACTCGGGGTCGAGCCGGCAGAGGCAGCCGTTCTCGTACCAGACCTTCTGCCCGGCGTGATCGGTCTGGTAGTGAGCGCCCAGCCGGTGCGTGTGGCCGCAGATGCCGGAGAGCTGCCGCTTCTCCATCATGGCCCTGGCCGTGTAGCCGCTGTGCTTGCGGCAGAGATCGCCGTGCTCCACGAGGAAGCTGCGGTAGTGGTCGAGATGCCCGTTGTACTCGATATGCTCGATGTGCAGCTCTTCGAGGTTGAGCAGCTCCTTGATGTCCAGGCAGCGGAGCGACTCGATCTCGTCGTGCTGCCAGAGGTAGCGGGTGAGCCGTTTCTCGTGGTTGCCCTCGCGGAAGAACATCTCCGCGTGAGGACAGATGTCACGGATCTCCGTGAACAGGTCGACGCACTCGTCCAGCTCGATCTGGAGCGTTCCGATGCGTGCCGGATCGCGGTCGAACCGCGAGAGAGGATAGAAGTCGACGACGTCGCCGATCAGGTAGATCCGCTGCGGCTGGAACCATTTGAGAAACTCCACCAGCAGCTTGACGGCGACGTGGTCGTGAAAGGGTACGTGGATGTCTCCAATGAAGATTGATCTGTAGACCGTAGGTACGGTGACTCGGACGGATTTCATCGGCACTCCCTTGCCATACCGGGGCGAAGCTAAGCCCCTCGCCGGCCGGTCCGGCGGAGGGCCTCACCACGATGTAAGGACCTGAGCCGGATGAAACTCAGGAGTTTTGCTTCATCCAGTTAGTGGCCTCCTTGGGTTTTCCACTGAAAGACTTCTTCTTGTTGTGCTTGCAGCTCGGCCAGGTCGCCTGCTTGACGAACTGGTCGACTGCCTGCTTGATCTGGGCTCTCGGGATGCCCGCCCGCTGGCAGAGAGCGAAGTAGCGATCACAGGCCGCCTTGGCCTGCGTGGCAGCCTGAGGCTGTTTCTTCATCGTCGCCGAGCGATGCTTGCCGAGGATCAACGGCAGGAGGATGCCGAGCGCGGCACCGATGCCCTTGCCCCACTTGCCGCCAATACGTCCACCTTGCAGGCCGGCGGCCAGCCGCTTTGCTCTGAGCGACTTGACCGTGTTCTTGCCAACCGCTCTACGGTTTTGCACGAACTCCTCGGCAAGATTCTTCGTCCTGGAGCCGCCAGGCATCACGCGGTGGGGACTCCGACTTACCCCCTGGTATGTCTCACCGGTGCCGCGGGCGAACGGGTGGTAGTTCCCTTCGCCGGGCTGGACCCTGGTGTTCCCGAACGCCCGCTGCGTGTTCCACCACGGACCCGTGGCTTTGGAGAACTCGCCAACCGACTTCTCCTTGGCGCCCCGGACCTTTTTGAGCATCTCTCGGAAACCACCCGAGGCCTCACTCTTCGCCGTTGAAGCTCCGACCTGCTTACCGAGCCCTTCTCCGAGCCGGGCGCCACCGTAGCCCGCCGCCCCGGTAGCCGCCACGTCGGTGGGCGTGAGATCCTTGAACGCCTCCTTGACGAAATGGGCCATGGCCTGCTTACACAGGCGCCCGGACAGGATGGTTCGCCGCTCGGCAGCCATCTTGGGGAACGCCCGGTGCATCGCCGTGGAGATCGACTCTCCGGCGGCCAGGCGGGAGCGGACCGCGTTGAAGCTCTTGGCCAGAGCCGGGCTGGCGTCGTCGGCCATCTTGATGAGGTGGCGATCGAGAATCACGGCGGCGTTGTGCTGCTTGATGTCGGACGCCCGCTTGAGCAGGTGGTCCTTGCCTTCCTTCTCCTCGTCCCGGCCCCGCCGGCCACGCAACAGCCGATAGAGTCCGTAGCCGATGCCACCGCCTGCCAGGCCCAGCAACGACGCCTTGCCCGGGTTGGCCATGATCCACTGGAGTACGCCTCCGCCGCCGCCCGCCGGCTTGGCAGCAGGCGCAGGAGCCGCCTGAGCGGGTGCTGCGGGCTTGGCCGTGATGCCTTGCCCCGTGGGAGGCTTGGAGGTCGTGCCGCGACTGGCGTCCTGGTTGCCGCTGAGCGCGGCTGCACCGCCAAGTCCGGCTCCCAAGGCTCCGGCCCCGAGGCCGATCTTGCCCCAAGGCAATCCCTTCTTGGCCGTCGCTGCCGCCTGGGGAACCAAGGCCCTGCTGGCTCGTCCGGCCAGCGCACTGGTAGCTTTGGGGATCATTGCCCCGGCGGCGGCTTCCTTGGCCAATCCTGCAATCGCGTCCATGGCTTTCGCCTCCTTGCGCTTTTTCTTCTTGTCGGGGATCTCGTCGAAGTCCGTGGCGTGGGACCATTCCGTGCAGTCCCAACTACCGGCCTCTCCCCGAGCTTTCAGGGCGTAACATTTCCTCTGCTGAGCTTTGGATTCAAAGGGCATGAGCGGCCTCCGTGCCGACCTGGGGAAGATCCTCCTCGCCGAACACTCGTTCGAGAAGGTACTTGGTGTCGCCCGGCATGACATCCTTGTAGCGGGCCATGTACTCCTCCGCGTAGCCCCGCAAGTGCCTAAGCTCCGTAGCGTAGATGGGCTTGGCGTTGGGGCTGCCCAGTGTCAGGCGGAATCTCCCGGAACCCAACCGGGCACCACCCGACCCAGGGATTATCATAACCTCTTGGCCGATCGCGAGGAAGAACAATCCATTTGCAGTATGGATGCAGTGCTTGGCCTCCATCCACTCGTGCTTTGCCTCGCCGGTCTCGAAGAGCCGCTCGTAAGCTGGCTTGTCGGCATACTCCGTGGCCCGTTCGGCCAAGATCCCGTCAATCGCGCTGAGCCGGGATACGAGGCCCCGGATCAGGCAGCGGAGATCTGGATCGTCCGAGAGCTGGCTGTGCAAGCTGACCAGGCGTTCGGCCAACTGCTGAGTCTCACGGCGTGAAAGGAAGTTCGTAGGTAGCAGCTTGGTCGACATGGCTCACCTCCTTGTGCTCCAATGTCCAAGCGCATTGTGCCGCCGCCCGGAGACGACGGTCAATCCCAGCCGCCGGAAGGCTTGCCGGGGTCACCCTCCTGCTGCTCCAACCGGGCCCGCCGGTTGGCGATCATCTCCTTCACCTGGGGCGGGATGATCGGCCGGAACAAACCCTGCAAGAGCCGCTGCACGTTGAGGCACGGGTCCCGGGAAGCCTCGTTGAGCTTCACGTGGTTCTCGTGCTTGATTTCCTTGCCGGGCGGGATGATCGCCGCCCCGTTGAGGATCATCACGATCAACCCCATCAGCTCCTCGTAGGCCTGGTCGGGCGCCGAGGTCGACTGGTGGTAGAGCCCGTCGAGGCCCATGTCGCGGATCATCTCCATCAGCCCGTGGGCGTTGCTCTGCACCAGCGTGCAGGCCGTACCGTCCGTGAACTTGCCGCCCATGCTTGACAGCTCCGAAGGCACGAACGAGGAGAGGGGACAGACCTGGCCGTCCTTGTACTTCAGGATCACGGCCAGATGAATCGAGTCTAGCTCGTGCGCCGGCTCGCCACGATGCTTCAGGCAGATCTGGTACCAGACGCCGGCAAGCTGGTTGATGCCGTCCTGCTGGTGGATCTTGTCGTAGAAGAAGTTCCAGGTCTCGTCGTGGTCGACGCCGGCCATCTCGCAGTGGGCCAGCTCGCCCTCCAGCCCCATGGTGGTCAGCATCTGCTGGAGCCACATCACGAAGTCTTGGATAGGCACCTTGGCTCTGTCGTCCAGCGAGACGTCGTTCTGCTCGCAGAAGACGTTGAAGAAATGTCCGCAGAGAATGAGCATCTGCTCCGTCTGGCGGATTACAGGATCGGTATTGGGATCGGGAGGCATGGCTAGAACTTGATCGGTAAGTGGCAAGCGAAAAGGTGAGTGCCGAAGGTGAAGCCCTGGTTCTTGTGGGCGAACTCCTCCTGTGCGGCAACGACTTCGTCCATCTTCTCCAGGTAGTGGGCCTCGGGGAAACCCTCGTCCTGGAGCGTGAAGACTTCCTTGAAATAGCGCATCAACAGATGCTTGAGATCGCTCCGGCTGTAGCCGACGCGGTACGGCTTCTTGCCGCGATGCCCAGTGACGGGGCGGAGATTCCAACTCGACAGGAAAAACCAGCCCCCCTTGTCGAGGGCCTCCGTGACCTGTTCGAGGAACAGCTCGCGGTGCTTGAGCTTCTCCAGCAGGTCGAAGGCGATGATCAGTTGAGGAGCCATGTTGTGGAGGATCTCGGCCCACCCCATGTCGAAATCGACACGTTTGAAGCTGTTCCGGGAAGGCTGGTGGTATTCACCTCGGGCATAGGCCAGGGCGGCCGTGTCCCCGTCGAAGCCCTGCACGAAAGCCTTGGTGTCCTCGATGAGAATCCGACTACCGTAGCCGCTGTCGCAGCCAAAGTCGTAGACCAGCTCGACCTCCTGCCGCTTGACGTGGCACCAAGCCCACCAGTAGTCGACCAGGGCCGTAGCCGCGGTCAGGTCGTTGACCTTGATCGCCTCCTCGGGCTGTAGTGTGTCAGGAACCCACACGTCGTTTCGTTCGTCGGTCATCGTGCGTCGAGAATCTCCCGGCTGCTAAACGCCTCCAAGCCCCTCAGCAGTCGTTTACCTTCGCTGGTCAGCCATGACCCGCTGACACTTCCACCGTGCCCCACGAGGTTGACGTGGCCCAGCCAGTGCCAGACCCACCAGTACCAGGGATTGTCGTAGCCTCCGAGCTTCTCGTCAATGTCACAGGTGAGCATCGCCCACTGGTCACGCTCTCCCTGGGCCTCCTGTCGCTTGAGCACGAGCTGCAACAGCTCACGAAGCCCATCCAAGGCCAGCTCGGGACGACCGCAGTTGCGGAAGCCGACCTGGTCGTAGAGGAACCGTTGAACCTCAAAAGCGGTTTTGAAGTCTTCAACCATTCTTCGTCTTCTCCGCCATCTTATCCGCGATATGCTTGAGCGCCCCGGGAATCAAGACTTGTCTGAGTTTCGCGAACGGATCAGGCGTAATCCGGTTGGCTCCCAGGATCTCGTCGGGCCGCTCGGGGTCCATTACGGCGCCGAACAGCTCGCCTGTCATGGGATCGCGGAGAATAACCGGCTCTTTTGTCATCGTCGACCTGTCCCCCGATGCTTCGCTCGAATCCGGGCCGCGGCCAGGTGAACCTCCTTCTGATCGTCGGGAAGTGCATCCCAGTCGTCCTTCCGCCACTTGATGATCCCACGTACGCTCTGCACCCACATGGCAGCATTGATTAGTAGGAAGCCCCACTGCATGGTCACGAAGATGTAGTACAACCAGAAACACTGATTGAACAAGGTCAGCAGCCAGCCCTCCCATCGCTTTCGCAGGGTGAGTTCGAGGGCAATGATCGTGATTATGCCGAGGACCCAATCCATCAGTGCATCTCTATTCCACCTCCGTCCGTGACGCCGCTGATCCCGGGCTGCGAGCGACCGTGCGTCACCTCCACGGCGCCGCTGTTCTGCATCGAGCCGCGGAAGTCTTCAACCACACCCGGGGAGACGGCGAACCGCTTGTGGTTGGAGAGCTGCACCCCGTAGTTCATGTCGATGGGGAAGACATTCACGGGGCGGTTGGTTCTCAGGTAGGCCTCAAAGAAAGCGAGCAGGGGTTTCGCTTTCTGGACGGTCTTCTGGGCATCGAGGGGCTCCTGCCCCTGTTCCGCCCGGTCCTTGTTGGCCTGCCCCATGTACGCTAGGTACTCGGCAACCAGGAACTGAAGCAGGTTCGGCATCCCGCCCTGGCTGTGAGTCTCCGGGTTGAACAGCGGATCTCCCCCGGCCTCGCCTTGCAGCCCCGAGAAGTTCGGCTGCTGTTGGCTTGTGGAACTTAGGGGCGGGATCGGGCGGCGGGGGGTTCCTTCGGTACTCATCGTGAAGCTCCTTGTCAACGGTCTGGGAGCAACGCAGGGTGTCGAGCGTGGCTTCCAGGACCTGAACCTGGCCGTAACCGGGGAAGCGGAGCAACTGGCCCCGGCCGAGCGCCATGGAAATGGGCAGCTCGATGGGGCCGTAGATCTCCTCGTCGACGATCAAGACCTTCTTCTTCGTCGTAGGCTCGGTCAAACGCTGGATCAGGTAGCGTTGGATGCCTTCCCAGTTGAAATTGACCGGAACCTTCACATGCGTCTTTCTAAACCGCGTCGTCGATGCCCAGGAAGCTGGCCATCTTGGACGGGGAATCGTGCTTGTTGAGGCCGGCCTCGCGAGCCAGGGCCGTCAAGCGTTTCACCGGGGGCTGAAGGCCACCAATCATGGAGTAGACCGAAATGCCGTCGCCGCTGCCTTCGTAGAGGCCGCGGTGCAGGACGGGGTCCTCCTTGCTCTTGGTGCCCAGGGTACGACGGAGCTGCGAGAACCCCGCGTTGAAATACTCCAAGTCAAACGTGTTCAGGGCGGCATCGTTGGCCACGAACAGACAGGCACCCACGTGCCCCGTCCGCAAGTCGACCTCCGCCAACACGTTGTTGGTAAGCTCTTCACGAATCGCCTGAGCGATGTCGGCCGGGCTGTCGATCGAATCGACCGTGCCCACCGGGGCCGCCCCCATCACCACGATGCCGCTGTCGAGGATCTGAGCGAACTCGGAGCGATCGAAGGTCATCTGGGCCTGCCGCGCTTCGCAGAGGCGGTTGAAGAGGTGGAGATACTGGCTCACCATGTCATTGGCCGTGCCGTAGAGCTTGGCCATGGGCGGCCGGTAGACGCTCTGGATGCGAGCGTTGTCGATCACGATCAAGGGGCTAGTGCCCATCTTCAGCAAAGCCTGGAAGGCCTGCACGGCGTTGCGGGCCACCTGCTGTCCCTCGGCCATCGTGGGCAGGGAGATGATGGCTCCTACCCGAGGAGGCAATCCCTTGTCCTCCATATACTGGCGGGCGATCTGCACGACCTGCGGCCCCATGCCGGAGCCCGAGCCGCCGCCCAGTCCGATGCAGACCAGGCCGTAGTCGAAGGTGTTGCCCCAGGCCCGGGTCAGCAGCTCCCAGATCTCCTCCTCGCGGCCGTCCACCTGCTCGGCAGCGAAACGGGCGTCCTTGCGGGCGCCGCCCACGTCGAAGCTGTGCTTCTGCATGGCGTCGGGCAGGCCGTCGAAGTCGGCCTCAGTAGTGTTGAGGGCAGCCGTCCGGCGGTAGCCCAGCTCGTAGAAGCTGTTGGACATCCGGCCGCCGCCCTGGCCGACTCCAACGAAGGAGAGACCGAACGCCACGTCGTAGTCGAAGTCGTCCTCAACGTACGGGATGGTCTTGGAGGCCTGGCGGCGGGCCGCCGGCACCCAGCGAGACGCGACGTCTCCGGGGTCATCCGCTTTCTTCGCCGGAGGCTCCGCCGGCTTGGGCGGCTTCGGAGGCTTGGGCGGCTCGGGAGCGATCGGCGGGACCGGTGCCATGGGTTTGCTGGCTGCGGCCAACGACTTCTTCATGGCGGCATCGGGCGCGGGCTTCTTGGGTTTCTGTCTAGGCTTGGGTCCGAACTCGCCGGAGGAGCCAGGGACGGAACTCATCGGACTTTCCTTCCGTAGCGATGCGGCGGTTGAACATTCCCGGTGGAGCGCCGCAACTCCTCCTGGGATTCTTTCTCGTCCTTCTTCTTCTTCCGCACCTTGATGGTGCGAGAGTGGGACGTGGTTCGCTTAGGGGGAACCAAGACCGGCGAGCGATACGCCGCCGCCTTGATCGCCATCTCCGTGATCCTGTCCTTGTTGATCATGTCGACCTCCTTGTCGAAAATCGTAAGCTCAATGGTAGCAACGCCTGAGTTCTCAGTCGACCTCAAATTGCCCCGCCCAGAACCGCTCGAAGGCTGCTTTCCGCAGCTCCAACCCCCACTGCTTCGTGCGGCAGAGAGCCAGTTGCTCGCGGGTAGCCCGCAACAAGGCATCGACGGTCGGACCCAACGTGGGGATCGCAACGGGGGACCAAGGTACCGAGATGCTGTGCTCGCAAGGGATCAGCATCCCGTGGTGACCCGGGCAGACCAGGTCGGACCACGGTGGCACGTCGTAGGCGATCACCGGGGCTCCGCAGGCCAGGGAGCGTCCCAGCATGAGCCCGAACCCCGCTCTCACGTCCGTGACGAAAGTCCAATCGTGGCGATGAAGCCACTGGAGCTGAACCGTCAACGGCGAACGGATGATCGAGATGAATCGTTTGGGCCAGTTACGAGCCATGTCCACGATCATCTTGCGGCCACGCTTGTCCCACAACCGATCCGAGTCGATCATCACGTCAACGTCGGAGCGCCGCATGAGCAGCTCCTTGAGCACGTTGAGAATGAACAGACCGCCGGCGTTGATCGCGTCAGGACCCATCGGCACGTAGAACTTGATGCGGTCCTCCTCGACCGTTCCGGAGCGGCAGACAGGCTCTACGCCGGCATCCCAGCTACACCAGGCCAATCCAGGCGCCAGTTCCGGGGAGGTCGCCACCAGGGCGTCCATCGACTGCCGGGAAGGAAGCACGACAGTATCGAACAGACCGGCAGCCCGCACGGCCTCCGTCAAGGGAACCAGGCGATGCGGCGGGATCGCCAGCAAGTGTTTCGTGGCCTTGTACTGAGGGGTGTCACGGGAAAACGACACGGCGTAGGTCGAGGAGTCCGAGTCCGCCTTGGCCCGGACGCGGTCGTCCCAGAAGGGATGGACGTCCTTCTCGACCGGCCCGAGAGCATTGAGCTTGAGATCCAGGCCCCTTGCAAGGCAGAAATCGGCCAGCCGCAGCGCTGCGGCCGTGATCTCGCCCCGCCGGTACGGTGTGAAGATGCTAACGCTTGACATTTCGACGCATGTGCCTGTGGTGCTGGAAGTTGAAGAACGGGGAATCCTCCCTGTGGCCGGGAATGGTCCCGTAGGGGATGCCCAGTCTCCAGTGTACAAAGTTGAAGCTCAGTTGGTCCCGTCGACTGCCCGTGCTGATCTCGTGCCACCACGCCTCGCAGAACCTCGTCGCCAGCTTGTCATGGCGGCGGATGACACACGCCGTTTCCACCATCCCGTTGTTTCTAGGATACAGTTGCTCCCGATAGCGGGCCATCTGGCTGCGAATAACTTCGGGATCGTCCTTCTCCCGCTGCACGCAGGCCTTGGCCTCCTCGTAGACGCACCTCCGCAGGGGGTGGCGGAAGGTGGCGATGGAGACCTTCTCGGTTGCCTTGGTGGCCAACCGCCGCGGATGAATAGTGTCCTTGAACTGTTGCGAGCCGTCGATCCAGATGGAGATCTCCGTATCCTCGGGCAGGACCAGATCGGGGTTGATCTTGTGGAAGCGGGCGCTGCGGGTGGGATCTTCATGCTTCCACGCCAGCTCCTGGAACTGCCAGCCTCTGGCCTTGGCCATCTCCCAGATGTGGCCCTCGGGGACGTTGTCCACGAAGAAGATGTACCGCACCTGCGGATCGTTGACGGCTTGGGCTTCGAGCGGCCAGACGAGGTCGTCGTAGCGGCCCGTGACGCAGGTGTAGACGGTGATCATTTCTTCCGGAACCAGCGACCCTGGGTATGTTTCTTCCCGCGAGTCACGGCCCGGTAGTGGAAGATGAAGGAGGAAGGAACGACTACGCTCTTCCAGCCCTTCCTGTGCCACCGACCCTGCAACTCGTCCTCGTTGAGCGTCATCAACGGCGTGGGATTGCGCTTCCCTTTGCTGTTGAAGTCGTTGCGGGGCCGATAGTAGTGATCGGCGTCGAACTTGCCGGCCTCCCAGGTTCGCATCCTCGCGAACTGGAAGAAGCCATTGACTTTGGCCTCGATCAACGTCCCCGCGTGTTCTCCTCGCAGGTACTCCGCCACCTGCTTCAGATAGTTGGGGTCGTCCTTGACCTCGTAGCTTGGATGGTACCGCCAGACCTCGGCAAGCCCCCGGGCCGTAATTCCCGGGGCGTTGGAGACCGGACCCGCCAAGTGGTAGCCGTGCTCCAAGGCCAGCATCAACCCTTCGTACCACCGGGGCGTGAAGAGCACGTCGTTGTTGCCGGCGATTGCGTAGTCGGCCTTCAGCTCGCTGGCCTTCTTCAACCCCAGATTCCAGGAGCGAGTCAGGCCGCCCCAGTTCTTGAAGCGAAGCACCTCGCACTGCTGACCTGGGAACATCGGGGTGTCGGCCAGCTTCTTGGCTAGTGCCTGTGTCCAGCCGGTACTGGCATCATCGACCACGATCGCCAGCCCGTCTTTCGTGTGCTGGAAGAAAGAGTGAAGGCAAGCCATCGTGTAAGCGTGGAGTTCTGTCTCCTTGTACGTGGGACAGACGAAGGCAATCCGCACGGCCATGGGGCCACCTGTTTCGGGTCTACGCGGCAGCCATTCCACCACCGCCGAACTGTTGTTGTTGTAGCATCGCGCCGCCCTGCGTCCGCATCTGTTGACGCATGGCGTTCATCTTCTCCTTCACCAGCGAGTGAAGCGGTTCGTTGTACTGCTTCAGCCGCCGGAGTTCCGAGTCCTTGATGCCCTCGGGCAAGCCCAACAGCTCGTTGGCGAGCTGGTCGGCCGTGGTCATCAAGTCCTCTGGCGTGACCGGGACGTTTGGCCCCATCGTCTGGAGGTAGGTCGTAACCGGCGTGCCTCCAGCACCCATCGCGGAAGCAGCGTCGGGGCCAGGAGCGCCACCACCGGCAGGAGCGCCACCAGCGCCGACAGCGCCGCCCATCGGGGCAGCCGCTCCGCCTCCAGCAGCAGGCGCCCCACCAGGCCCCATCTGTCCCTTGGCGATCTCCTGGGCAAAACCGGCCTGCTCCATCTCCTCCTGCATCCGAGACTGGATCTCTTGCTGCTTCCGGGCCTCTTCCGCCAGGAGTTTCTGCTCGGCCTCCCAATCGAAGCCGATGGCCTTGAGTCCGCTGTGGCCGGAAAGCTGCTGGCCCATCATCAACTGGAGAGCAGCCATCTGCTTTTCCATGTCGTCGGCGATGGTGACCTTCTTCAGCTTGGCCTCTACCACCTCCCAGCTCATGATCTGGCTGACCTGATCGACGAGCCACTGGAGGAACTTGTTCACGTCATGCACAAGATGATGCCACGTAGCCTCGAACAAACGCAAGGCCACCGGCGCAGTTTGGAGCTGCAAGGAGCCCTTGTACAGCTCGATCGGCGTGCCGGCGTCGTTGAGCAGCGTCTCCATGCCCTGGTCGAGCAGGTCGCGAGGCGCAAGCTGGTTGGCATCGCCTCCGAGCATCTGGTACTGGACGGGGAACGGCAAGACCTGCCAGGTGGCCGGGTCCCGCCGCCGCTTCCGCAGCATGCTCTTCACCTGGGCCGCAAAGTCGCCGCCGTGGAACGACTGCAACAGGTCCTGGTTGGGCATGGCGCCGCCACCACCACCGCCGCCGGCACCGGGGCGAGGCATAGGCGTGATCAGCCGGAAGGGGATCACGTAGTCCAGGGCGATCGCTTCGTTGTAGCGGCGGAGCACCTGGACGTAGTAGATCTGCCGGAAGTTCGAGAGGATACGAGGCAAGCCCCAACCCCGAACCTTCATGCCGCCCAGGGTGGGCTCCTTCATGTGGTAGATGACTTCCGGGTTGAACCGGAACATCCGGTCGTACTTGATGGCCTTGAGGACCTGCTCGCCGGCCCGTTCCAGGTGGAACAGGTTGCCGTCCTTGATGAGCTTCTTGTAATCCTCGGGGATGCGCCACAGGTAGGCCGTCTCGTCGGTATAGGGGTCGTGGAGGACCTCGATCTCGTGCGGGTTCCACCGCTTGATGCGGATCTTCTTCTCCTCGTCGTCCGGCTTGTCGACGACCTTCCAGGGCCCGCGCCAGCCCGTCTTGGGGTTGGTGGCGATGAACTGGAAGTTGCTCCACTCGAACCTGAACTTGGAGTTCCGATAGACCTCCCGGAGCGGATACATGTCGCCGCTGTCGGGAGCACGGAGGAACCGCTTGAAGGGCACCAGGACACTGGCGAACGCATTGCCGTAGCACATCCGGTCGCGCAGCAGGTTCTGGATCGTTGTCAGACCGTCGACGGTGTCGCGGAGGAAGTCCTGGAACTTCTCCTTCTCCTCGTCGCTGACGTCCCCGGAGATCTCGATCTCCGTGAGAAAGTAGGAGATGACCCGCTCCATGGCCATCCGGTACGTCCCGAACACGCTGTAGATATACTCACACCAGTGCAAGACGTTGCGAAACTGGTCCGGCATCGCCAGCGAGGCGACGTCGTCGAACGGATTCGGGAAGGCCTCGGAGCTGAGCCCCCCTACGCCGCTGAAGTTCCCATACGGGGAGCGGATTCCCTGAAGCGCCATCGCGTGTCCTCCTTGACCGGAGCGAGAGAACTAACTAGCCACGGTTCTCCCGCGTCCGCCGGGCGACCGCGTCGATGGCTTCGTTGACGGGATGCTGCTGCATCCGATCGGCCGCTTGCTTGGTAAGAGGCTGGCCGTCTTCCTGGCGGCAAGCCTCCGCCTCCTCGGGCAAAACGTCGGGCGTGCCCGCATGTACGTCGCCTCGTTTTTCCATGGGCATGGCTTAATCCTCGTCGTCTTCGTCCTCGTCCTCGATGTTGACCTCCTGGTCGTGATGCTTCACGAGCACCACGATGTCCAAAACGCCCACGGTGAAGTGCAGGCCCATCGAGGAGCAAAGGTAGCGAGCAGTCTGCTTGCCTTTCCCCCTCCTGGGCAACGTCACCACGAGCGGCTTGTCGCCGAGGTCGGGCGGGAGGTACTGGTTTCCATCCTCGTACCGGGTGTCGTAGACCAGCGCAAGGCAATCTGCGCCATCCGACACGGCATGGTATCGAGCTGACATTGTACCACTGCCGGGGATCTCGAACAAAACCGATTTCTTGGCCTTCTTAGGCAAAGGGCCCGTAATGAAGGGCATCTCCAGCGTCTCGAAGCCGACAATCACCCCGTGCTGGGTCTCCTGGTGAGCGGCGACTTCCATCTCCCGGAGCGTTTGAGCGGGCTCGAAATCCTCCTCGTCGTCTTCCCGCTGCATGGGCTGCGGAGCAGGCATGGGGGAAGTAGGCTGCATAGCCGGACGCATCGCTTGCGTGGCCCTGGGGTCGCCCCTCCGGGACTGCAACGGCGTGGGGCTGGCCGTCGTCGGCTGGGTGTGCGTTACCGGCGGGACGGCCGGCTGGGGCTGCTGTCCGGCCATCGTGTTGACAAGCTGGCCCACCACATTGGTGAGCTGATTCAGCCCGGCCAGCACCTGCTGGTTGTTGTCGGGAGCGGGAGGCAGCGGCGCCACGGGAGGCTGCTGCTGGACCTGCTGCATGGGCCAGGCGGCCGGCTGGGGAGCCGGCTGGGGAGCCGGGGCCGGGGCCACAGGCTGAACCGGCTGGGGCGGTGCCTGCTGGGGCGGTGCCTGCTGGGGCGGTGCCTGCTGGGGCGGTGCCTGCTGGGGCGGTGCCTGCTGCGGAGGAGCTTGCTGCGGCGAAGCCTGGGCCACCGGGGCCTGCGGCTGGCCGGGAAGCGGGGGAACGGGTTGCATGGGCATGGTGGGTCCCTCCTGAACCTGTTGAGATCCTTGCAATAGAGTCTGCGTGCCGTCGTCACGAGCCGCCGGCACGACATAGGAACCATCAGGCACCAGCGGGTTGACTCGCGGACGTTCCGCGGGAGCCGGGGCCTGCGCGGGGACCGGCGGACTGGCGCCGGCCTCCTTTGTAAGATTGTAGTAGACCTGGTGCGGGTAGACGGACTGCGAGAAGGCATCGAAGAGCTGGCCGTCATTGACCTGGGATAGATCAACCACTGCCCCACCGTCCGGGGCGTCGGGATCGACGTGGACGACTCCGGCCATGGGTCCGTAGAAGCCTTTCGAGGTGCCGTCGTTGTTGGCCCGGGGGATCACGACACCCGAAGTGATACCGCCTCGCATCCGCTCCATCTGGCGATCGTCGGGATGCCAGTATTGCGTCTCGTCGGGCGTATGAGCGATGACGGGAGTGTCGTCGGTCCCGGGATTGTCCCACCAAGGTGCCGCTGAGGCTTGGGTCATCACCGAGTTCCTTCTCGCGGTTTGAGAAATCCTTCCCCAATAGTTTTGTCTATGGGCTAAAGAAAAGGAAGGGGACTTCGGCGAAGTCCCCTCCCTTTCGCAGCTTCACCGCCAACCGCCGCGCGGTTGATCAGCGATGCCTTCGCCTCTTCTTCTTCCCGGCCCCTCGAAGTTGCAGCCTGGGGTCGTCTCCGGCGGCCACGAGCTGGACGCCGCCAGGTAGGTGGTGATGAACCTGGTTCCATTTCCGCAGCGGGATCGGCGGACAGATCGCCGCTTCGATCTCCGGGTCGTAGAGATCGTTCAACGCCTCCAGATTGGGAAACAGCCAGCCTACCAATTCCACCTGGTCGGGGTGGGTCGTAGCAAATCTCGAAACCAGGTCGAACGGCATGCAGACCTTGCCATCCACGTTTATGGAGGAACGCTGCACGAACCACTCCATCTCGAACTCCACGCGGCGTCGTCCCATCCCGGCCTTGCCGAGACGGAACCACTTTTCAAGCGGTCCCAGCCGCCGCCACCACCGTTCCATCTCCGGGGCGGCGAATCCGATTTCTTCCATGAACCGCACCGGTTCGCCGACGTGGCGGTGGAGCCGCACATCTTTGTGCAGCCAGATCTCCACCATCTCGCCGTTGCAGTCGAACTGATGCGACATAACGTGCTCGCGGGTCCAGGCGTCGTCCGTGTCGCTGTCGACCAGGGTCTGCGGGCCGACGTACGTCCCGTCGCAGGGAGCGTACACTCGCAGCCCATCTACCGCGCCGGCGACGAACGCCGAACGCAACGGCAGGGAGTAGATGCCGTCCTCGAACTCGGTCCTCAACGCCTCGGTGGGATACTCCCACGGAACAGCCAGGTACGGGACTGGCATCCAGCTACGCGGCGGCGGCAGCTTGTCGTGGGTCCCAATCCCGTATCGGTACTTGCTGCCGTCCTTGCCGCCCCAGCTTCGTCGATGTCGCCAGCCGTAGGCGTTCATCGTCTCCACGATGCGGGTGGAGATCTCGAAAGCCCGCGGGTGGGTCTCCGAGTTGAGCGTGGTGGGCTCTCGCCAGTCACCGGCCTCGACGATCCCCCCACGCTCGACGCGCTTGCCGAAGGGGATGCGGCGGAAGTCGTAGGTCAGGAACGCATCGTTCGCGTTGACCTGGGGTGCGCCGTAGCGCAAACAGGCCTGCATGCTTGCAGTCCATCGGACTTCACGACGCTCGTAGCCGGCGAAGTGCCCCGGGGGAACTGAGAACATCACAGTCCAGTCCAGCATCGAGTTGGGGAGCCAGCTTCGATCTCCCCAGGGGTGCATGTGGTCCAATGAGAAGGCCATTGCCAGGCCGACGCAGCCGGGCCAGATGTCCTTCATGGCCACCATCTCCGTGTCCGCGATTGCAGCGCGCCACCGCTGGTGGGGCGGCGCCGCCAGCTCCCGGAAGTTGCGGATCACTCCAGGGGGCAGGGGTTTCCGTCCGCGCTTACGCTTCCGAGCGCGCGGAGGTTGGGTCTTGGTAGTCATAAGCATGACTCCTGGGAAGAAGGTAGAGGGAAAAAAGGGCGATACTCGGACGGCAGGAATCTTAGCTCGCCCACAAACTAAGATCCTTCAAGATACTTGACGCATCGAGGAGGGTTATTCACTAGGGTCGTTGGGAACCCCGTCGCCCAGTTGATTCTCCTCGTCGTCATCGTCGTCGTCGACCGTGTCGACGGGCTTCTTCTTGGACGGAGGCGGATCACCTCCGGGACGCAAGTAGGTCCCCAGCACAGGCTCGGCCAGTGAAGGATGGCCAAGCCAGCAATCCTCCTGGAACTCCACGTGGTCCAACAACTTCACGGGGACTTTGGTGGTCGGATCGTCGAAACGGAGGGCCTCTTCCTCGCCGGGGAGGAAGAGATAGCGATGGCCGTGGGCGTCGGGTTTCGAGAACCGCATGGGGACACCGATGAAGGGCCACACGGTGTACTCGTCCCCCTCCAGATTCTTCAGCCGCCCGAGCAGGCCGGCAAGATCCTTGAACAGAAGCATCTTCGGCCAGTCGCCGTCCGGGAACTCGCAGAGACAGACCCCGGGCGCTTCGAGGGTGGGAGTCGGAATCGGCTCCTTACCCGCGAGCATCATAGCCTGGGTCCGCACGTCCGCGGGAACTCGCTCAAGGAAGCTCCGGTACGCGGAGCGACCGGCCCCTCCCGCTTCCGTCGCTGATCCTTCGAGCGTTTTCCTCGTCTGTCGGGGGAGACGGCGGAGCAATTTCTCGAACGGGTCTTCCGGAGGCGGAGCCTTCTTCTTGGGCTTCGGCTGCGGGACGGGTTGCGGAGGAGGCGGCGGCGGTGGTGGGGGCGTTGCCGCCTGGGGCGGCGTTTTGGACTTGGACTTGCCCCCGGCTTTCTTCTTGGCCATCGACTGTCTCCTGGGCTTTGACATACGTCACGGCGAGTGTGTACATCCCACCCCCATCGGGAAAGTAGTTGGGGGCGCTGGGCATCACGATCAAGTTGCCCGTATCACGGACCCACTTGTCGATCGTCGCGTGCAGCTCTTCGAGGCTCCGGGCCTGGAAGGCCTGCACGTCGACGAGCGTCTCGGGCAGCAACCGCTCGCTGATAGAAGGGAGGGGGTGTTTCGTCATCGGGATCTCCGGACAGGAACCGCGGATCTTCTTCCGTAAACAGGGCATGGGCGTAACGCAGCAGCTCCTCGTCGGGGTCATAGGTGTAGACGGCCGGCGGCTGGAGCACTGCGGGGCGATCATTCTCGAACGCCACAGTATGGGTGTTCGTCTTGGCGGCGAACGCTTGAATTGTGACGACTGGGAGTTGGGAAGGCAACACGGGATGTCGCTCGGCAAACAGAGGATCGAGCATCACCAGCTCCTGCGCCGGATACTTGACCACCGTCTGCTGCTCTCTGGACGAGAGCACCGTCGAGCAGATGTGGGCCTCGAAGGCCTCCCAGTTCTCGATCTCCGTGGCCCACAAGACATGGTTCCAGTCGGTATCGCCGTTCGGGGCGTTGAGGCCGCGAAACAGCGGCCGGTCGAACTTCTTGTGATAGAAGCCGACCGGCTGCTGCTGTGACGCGATGAAGTCGATCAGCACACGCTCGCGGAAGCCTCCCCACAGATACGGAATGGCGATCGTGAAGAACACGAACCGATCCTGGAACTGGAACAACCGATCGGCTGCCGGAGAGAACCGCATTTCCGGTTTCTCCACCCGTTCCCGGGGGATCTCCACGGTTCTAAGCGACCAATCTGTGGGAACGCCGTCCATGGCGAGCGTCCGTGCTAGATGAACTTCAACTGTCCGGCGAAGATGGCGGCCACCTCGGCGTCCTGCTGGGCTGTAGTGGTCCCGGGTCCCGTCCAGTCCTCCAGGACGTCATCGTAATGGGCCGCGTCCTGCTTGGACAGGCCGATACGTCGAGCCTCGATCACCAGCTCCCAATCCAGGAACGAGTAGTCCGAGGGCATGAGCGCCGCTTCGATGTCCCGATGGTCCGCGTTGCCGAACCAGGCCGCAGGCGGCAGGGAACAACCCACGGCCGGCAGGCTGGCGGTCAACCCCAGCATCTTGAGGAAGTGCCTGGGGTTGAAGCCGAGAACGGCGACCTCGGGGACGTACTTTTCCAGGATGTCTGCCGGCCACGCCTTCGGATAATGCTCCTTCAGGTAGTCGCAGACCTGGTGGGTCACCGAGACCTTGGGCTTGGGAGCGAACGTCTCGGCCTTCTTATTGGAGGGGTCGATCAGATGGACCTCCACCAAATGACCCGTGTAAGGCTGGTTGGAAAGCGCAGCCTCCCACTTGGCTTTGTCCTCGGCGATCCGCGCTGCGCGCTTGTCGCCAGTGAATGACTTGGGGCACATAGCCTCGAAGTCCGGAACGGAGATCCGCTCGGGTTTCGTGCGGCGATCCGTACGGTAGCCAACGATAAGTTTCTTCGTCATGGGTTCCTACGTGGGAATGATGATGCGGCTCGGGGCCCCCTCATCGAGTTTCTCTTTTGGCATGGTAAGCGAGTCGAGCCCCTTGCCGATTTCCAGGCGATACTCGTCACCCTTGTCGTGGACGGTGATCGCCCTCAAGATGGCGAAGTCGCGGAGCTGTTGCCACTCCGCGCCGCTATGAAGAGTCTCCAGCTCATTGGGCTGGCGGTCGACGAAGCCTACGCCGCCCACCAGGAGGCAGCCGGCCTTCTTGCACCAGTCCATGAACTTCTTCTGGGCATGCCCGGCCTTGCGGGCCGCCGTGCCCCCGACCAGACCGTGACTCTTGCCGGCCAGGGCCAGGTCGTCGCACATGAGGATGTCCGGGGGTTCAGAGAGTCCCGTGAGGATCTTCCTCTGGAACAGCTCCGGCCAGGACTTGTTGGTTTTCGTGCAGTCCTCCCAGGTCTTGCCGCCCAACCACAGCAGGCGCCGCTGACGAACCCGGTAGTTGGGATCGTCGTCGTCGATGTGGGTGAGCAGGCGGATGATGCAGAAAAGCTGACCGGCGTCCTTGGACGTCATCGCCGTGGTCATGATCTTGTCGAGCACGGCTCGCACGGCAGGCGCCCAGCCGGCGAAGACCAGCGGCTTGTTGCGAGGCACCTCGGGATGCTCGGCCTGCTCGAAGACACGAATCCCGAGAGGCACGGGACGCTCGCGACGAGCCTTCTCCCACTCCTCGATCTCCTGCCTCCGGTTCTCGGCGTCGAGCTTGTTGTGCTCCTCGGCCGCCTCCTTCATCCAAGGGATGACAGTCTGCTCCATCCCCGCGAGAAGCATGGCCTCGTTGAAAGGCTTGGAGGCCTGATAGAGCGCCGCCTGGAGCACGACCTCCTGCATCAGGGACCAGGCCACCTCGGCATCCGCGTCGGCGAACTCGTCCTTCAGGCACGTCTTGAGGAAACGGCGGGCGTTCTCCTCGGCCTGCTCGACCACCTCGGTGTCCTCTTCGTCGTCACCGGGGGCGAACATCAACTCGGCCGTGGCCTCGTAAGTCTCCCGCTCGTGTTCCAGCACGTGGGCCTTCTCGCGGCGCTCCTCCTCCGTGCCGTTCTCCGTGTCGGGGAACCAGCGGCCCATCCGCACTTCCAGCAGCTCGCCGTTGACGATCGAGTCGACAGCCCTCTTGAAGAACTGCCGCTTCTGCTTGTCAGTAAGCCCCTGAAGACGGATCTCCAGGTCGTGGACCGCCATGGCGTAGAGGTGACGGGCAGCTACGAGCGTACCGACGACCTTCGCCAGCGCCTTGGAGCCCTTCTCAGGGTCAACAAGCATCCTGGCAATCGCCCCGCAGACCTCGCGGATCGTGGGAGGCACTTCGGCCATCGGGCCGGCTCGGGCCTGCTCGGCGGCTTCATCGTCCGCAGCCACCCGGGCCTTGGCCTCTGCTACCACCTCCTCGGCAGACTGCGTCTCCTCCTCGGGCTTCTCTTCGGGGGGCTTTTCTTCAGCCATGAACGCCTCCTCCAGCGTATCGTGGTAGGTATGCTCGCTCCAGCGCTCGTCCTGCAACCGGGCCCGTGCGAAACAGGGACGTCCCTGGTGCATGCACTGCCAGACGCACACCTCCTCTTTCCTGAACTTGTACCAACCCTTGCCGCGGTTCTCGTCGGGCTCGTGGGTGAACCCGTGCCGTTCGGCCAGGGCTACTTCGTCGTCGCTCCTTGTCATGCTACTCCTCGAAGACGAGATCGTAACCCGCCTCGCGGGCCGACCAGATCTCGTAGTCTAGTTCCGCCGGGTGCCACCCCGCAACATCGGCCATGTCGAGGAACAACGCCTCGATGGTCAGATACCGCTTGGGCGAACCCGGAGTTTGCTTGGGGATAAATCCGTCCTTCACGCGGAGATTGAAATCGCCGGCATGGTCCCGCATCCAGCCCAGCACGTGGGTGTCGAGCGAGGCGACTCGGGAATCCTCCCGAGTGAACATGAGGAAGAAACTGGCCGTCTTCCAGCCAACCCCTGTCCACTCCACCATCTCCTCCCGCGTGCAGGTCCGCAAGTCGGGGTCTCGTCTCACCAGCTCCTTGATGGCCCGGCTCTTGAGGTCGTGATTGCCGATCCCGCAACTCTTGACGAAGTTGCGGAAGGTTGGGGTCAATGGGTTCCTGTAGAGGTCGTCGAGCTGCTCGCGCAGCCTTCTAAACGGCGGCCACCCTTCTCCCCGGCACTCCCGCAGCAACCGCTCTAGGGAGCTGGCCGCAGTCGCAGCCCGCTTGTTGGCTGCGAGGATGCCGAAAAGCATGAACGCCTGCAACTGGGCAGTCGTCCGGTCGAAGTTCAGGATGTCGCTCTTCTTCCTTGGGTCGAAGGTAACACTCATGCTCAATTTTCCATGAGTAAGGTTGTCGTACGCCCTCCACGACGTACGTTGAATGTGTCGTGCGTTGGGTATGCCCGATGGCGAAGCGGAGGGCCCGGATCAGGTCTCCACCCGTCCAGATCCTCCGCTCGTTGGTGTGGGAGCCGTTGGGCTCGGCGACGACGACGTCGATGGCCCCGATGGCGAGATAGCACATGGTACCTCCCGTGTATCGACTTGGACCATCCGCTGGCCCATCTGCAAGACCTCCTCACCGTCGACCTCCCGCAGTTGGTAGACAAAAGTCGGTCCCTGGGGAGTCTCGGCGGCCTCACTGCTGATGACCTCCAGGAGTGTCCCTGCCAGCAGCTTCCGACGACTCAGGCTTAGCCTGGGCCGCCGCAACACTCTTCGATCTCCTACGCTAAACTTCGGGCTTGGTGGCACTGATTCTCCTCCGAGACTTGTCGACGCAGCTCTTGCTGATGTCAATGCCGATAAAGCGTCGACCGTGTTTCTTGCAGGCCACACCCGTCGAACCCGTACCGCACATGGGATCGAGCACCAAGTCTCCGGGATTGGTGGTGGCCAGGATGATCCGCTCCATGATGGGAACCGGGATCTGATTGGGCGAGTGCTTCTCGCGCTCGTTGAACGTACCGCAGACCCGGCTCGCCAACCAGGTATCGCCGGCCGGGTCGAAGCCCTCTGGCATCAGCTCGGGAAAGATGGCCCAGGTGTTGTCGGGCAGCCGTCCTTTGGGGTTGGCCCGCTTGTCCTTGTACTTCACCTGACGGGCCGAGGGGTGACGGATCGGCGCCGGGTTCCAAACGAACGGCTCCTCCGTGTCGACGTAGTAGAGGACGTGCGTGTGGGACGGCGTGAAGTTCTTTGCGTGATTCTGGCCGAACGTGTAGTACCAGATCACGTGGGACCGCTTGTGGAAGCCCCACAGTCCCTTGATCATCGTGTCGACCTCGGAGACGAGGCCGTCGTTGATGAAGACCCACAGGGCACCGCCCGCCCTCAACGTCTCCTGGGCGAGCTTGACCCGGTTCTCGAACCAGGCCAGGTACTCATGGACCTTCTTCTTGTCGTGGTAAGCCTCGTAGTCCTTCCCCATGTTGTACGGGGGGTCAACGACCACGGCGGCGACGTCGTCGGGAACCCTTTTGGGAATTACCCCCAGGCAGTCTCCCTTGAAGATACGGCATGTTGCCGCCTCCGGCGAGCGTCTTGGCATCCGGAACCTTTCCTTCGTCAACGAGCTGCTTGATCGTCCGATCCGCATACATCGTCGCTTCGCGAATCGGCTCGTACGAAACCAGCTCTGGCATGTTCTCGAATCGTGTCCAGAGGAACCGAGGAGGATCTGGCGCCGTCCACGGCATCCCCGTCTCCTGACACATCTGTTTGAGATGGCCGGTCGAGAAGTCGACCAGCTCGGTGTCGGCCGGCTCCACGGGGCCGCGCTTCCGCGTGCCCAGCAGTCCCAACCAGACGTGCATCTCCGGCAAAGCTCCCATAGCCTCGGCGGCCTTGCTGAGCGCCCCCTCGGGGCTCCATACCATGGAGAAATGCGATGTCTGGCAGCCAGCGTCGTATTCCTCCCTGGTGACGCGGAGCCAGGAGACGCTGCCCGCCTGGAGGCAGGCCTGGAAACCCTGCTTGATTAGCTCGATCAGTCCGAAGTAGGCCCAGTACAGGCAGCGGCGCTCCTCCCCGGCCGCGTAGCGCTGGACTTTCTGGCGTACCGTGCGAAAGATCCGTCTCTGCACATTGGCACTGGCGAGCATATTCATTGGCTCCTGGTTCTCTTGAGGGCTTCGGCGATCAACATCGCCTCGGCCCGGTTGTGGTCCCCCACGCGGAACAAGGGTGCCCGCGGGAACAGTCGTTGAGCGGTTAGTCTCGACCACTCCTTGTCCTTCTTCAGTAGATTCATTTTCCGCTTCCAAACCGCCGGAAGCAGTTCCTCGCACTCGATCCCCTTCTCCAACAGGAACAAGGGCCACATGAAGTAGCCCTTGCCCACGGAGAAGCCGGTGAGTCCGCTGTCGCTGGCCCTCGCCTGGCCCTGCTCCAGGGCCACGACGATCTGGGAGGGCGACCAGGCCGAGCAGAGCATGTCGAAGATCCGCTTGCAACCGCCGATGTCGAACTTGGTCCGCTTGGCCTTGTTGCCCTTGGGAGTCTTCTTGCTCGTCTCCACCGTGACCGTGGGGATGTCCACCACGGTCGACTCGTTGTTGTCCTTGGGGTGCAGAAAGGCGATGGCGCCGTCCATCCCCGGGTCGATGCCGACGTAGAGCGGCTCGCGCCAGTGGCGGATCTCCTCCAGCGTATCCAGGAACCACTGGGTCCTGGTGAAAGCGTCGGCGATGTCGGCCTCGGAGATGGTGATCGGCTTCTGCTCTGGAGCTTCCTTCTCCGCCTTGGCCTTGGTCTGCCGCTTTTTCTTAGCCATCAGAGTACCCGTTGTCCTCGTTTCCTTCGCCTCGCAAGGACACCGGCGTTCCGCCGCTCCTCCTTGGCCTGGCGATGTCGTGATTTGGCCAGCTCCTGCTCGACCATCCGTCCCAGGGCCTCGGGGCTTGCCGTGGGGTCCTCTCCCGAGTTGTCGTGCCTAATGAGCTTCCGAAGCTCCTCCATCAGGAGGTACACCACGTAGGCGTCGAAGTCGGCCGTATGGTGCTGGCTCATGTCGAGATCGTACTTCTCGACGAGCCCGTATTTCTCCACGCACAGATCGAGCCGCCAAAAGATACCTTTCGCCGGCGAGTTCGTCACACGACGGAAGTAGGTCGCCAGCGTGTCGCCGGTGCGGGGCAGCCAGGTGTCGTGACGTTCACGGATCTGGCGGTCCTCGCTGATGAGGCACTGGCTGGCCTTCTCCAGGCCGCCGGTGTCGAAGAGGTTGTTGGAGCCGAAGTCGAAGTCCTTGTTCAGGAAACCCTCGAACGCTCCTCTCAGCATGGGCACGTCGGCGTTGTAGCCGTTATGGGCGGCGAAGAAGCCCACGCCATGTTTGATACGGTGGAAAAGGTCCAGATAGAACTGGAGGACCTTCTCCGGTGGACGCACGCCCTCCTCCTTCATCACCTCGTAGGTGATGCGGTGGTGATAGCCGGCCGCAGCGGCCCGCTTCTCGGAACGGCGGAGGGCTGCACGCAACCAGTGGTCCGGGACAATGGGATGGTTGGTCCAATCCAGCACGAGCCCCAAGCGATCGACCATCATCCGGTTCTCGACCAGGACGTGGCCGATCTCCAGGATGAGGTCTTTCTCGGCGTTTCTCCCGGTGTACTCGCAGTCGAAGGCGAGATAGCTTTCCGGGAAGATGTGACCGAATCGTCTTGTGAAGTCGGCGGACCAGTGGTTGATGACCATACGAGTTGCTTCAATCATGGCCTAAGAGAGATCGCAGCGCGCTCCGGATGCGCCGCCGCCAACATGATAGCCGCCGTCTCCAACGTGGCTTAGCCAAGAACGCGGCGCACTGTTTTCCCTGTTGAGCTAGGCCCGTCAGCGTCAATGCCGGGCCACTGCCAGCCAGGGTCGCCTCTCGAATCCCCGCGAAATGGAAACCGAGCGTCACCGTGCCCAGGGTCGCCATGATGGCAACTTGGGCAGCAGGCTTGCAACGGAACCACCCCGCCTTCTCCAGGGCCTCGGCCATGTCGGTTCGCATCTCGTCCTTGGCGCTGGCCAGGAAGAGAGCGAAGGCCTCCACGGCCTGCCCCATCTCCTCGTCCGTCAGCTCGGCCGAGCTGATAACCTCTTCCAGTTCCGGCCAGAGCCGGTTCTGGAGGCGATTGAAGACGAGCTTCGCCACCTGCTCGAAGTTGTGAGCCACGTCCCGGTTGACATTGTACAGCCGGGGGTCGTTCTCACTCATTCTGGCTTGAAGCGAAGGCGGACTTTGGGGCAACGACGGGTCGCGGGGAACGAGAGGTTGATCCACGGTTCTTCCTTACAATTTCTTCCGTGCAAGCCTTTCGGCCTGCTCAGCGGTCTCCTTGATGGGCTCGGTGATCTCGTCCGTGGCGTCCTCGACCTCCTTGAGGCCCTTCTTGAACTGCACGAACGAGGAGCCGACAGAGCGAGCCACCCCGGGGAGCCGGTTGCCAAACAGCAACACGGCAATGAACCCGATGATGATCAGCTCCACGGGTCCGGGCATCCCGATGAAACCTACTGGACACATCGAATGACACCTCCAATACGACTGGCGTGGGCCTCGACCCACGAGATCTCCTTCCTGAGCACCGGTACGGTATCCAGGAATAAGTCTACCATGGTGGCGGCGTGCGTCGAGGGGAATATCGCTTGGAAGCAGCTTTCGTGGTAGTCATGGTTGGCCACGGTATGGAACCGCTGCCCGGTCTCGATGCGCTTCTGGCAGATGTTGCAGCTCGTGGTGAACTTGACGCAGTCCGAGCGGGTCCGTACCGGAGGCCGGGGACGGTAGTCCCGCTCCCAGAGCATCTCCTCGAACTCCATCTCGACCTGGTTGATGGCCCGAGGCCGGTCCTCATCCCTCAAGAACCTCGACGGGTGAGAGCGGTTGTCCCGGGGCCAGCGGAGTCGACGGAGAGACAAACCCTCCCTGGTCCGGTCCAGCCGCTTGCTGATCTGCCGGCTATTGAGGGAGTAATCCGACAACATCTGGAGGATCGTCGGCACCTCGGCCCCGAAGGGGGCCCCGGAGAACCACCTCACCAGCTCGTCATCCTGGGGCACGACAGCCGCGATGTCCTTGGGGTCCACGAAGCGGAGAAACACAAGATCTCTGCCCATGCCGATAGCCGCCACGACAAAATGGAGAGCCTTGAAACGCTCTCCCGTGCCATCCGTGGCCACCAGGCAGAGAGCCCGGGCCGGCGGGCAGGTGATCTCGGTCTTGTCTCTGCCGGGGCCGTTGTCGAGGAGCGTACGAAAGATAATCCAGTCGCCGGCATGGATGGTGGCCTGGCTCTGGCCGTCCCTTAGCGGGAAGTTGATCGAGATCGTGGAGCCGGTGTCCGGGATGGCCCGGTACTCGGGATGCTGACCCTTCCACCAGTTCAACGGGTCTAAGCCTCGTTTCCTAGTCATCGTCTTCCTCGTCGGGTTTTTTGACCTTCAGCTTCTTGCTGAGCTTGTCCCAGTGTAGGGAGGCCCGGAGAAGCTGATCGCGATAATGCCTCTCTTCCTCCAGACCCTTCTTCCACTTCTTCTCGTCGCGGAAGTGGTCGATGTTGTCCTGGATCAGAGTATTGAGTACGTCCGGCTCCAAGGCGTCCAGTTCCCAGCTCTCGTCGAGACCGGTCTGCGCCTGGTACTGCTTGAAGCGGCTGTCCGACTTCTTGGCAGGCTGGGGTGGCGGATTATACTGCTGGACCTGCTCGTAGGTGAGCGCGATCCGGTGGACGACGAAGACCCTGGCGCCACCCACATGGGGCTCCACCAGCTTCTTCAGCCGCTTGCCGATGTCCTCGGTCATGTTGACCCCGGAGGGGTCGTGATCGCCGAGGTGGAGGATGACCGTTCCCTGCCCGTTCCCGTCCTTGACGTGGCTGACGATCCGCTGGGCAGCGGCCCACATCTCCGACATGGAGGTGTAGCCGCGGCAGGAGAAGTACGGAACGTCGTTTTTGGTGCAGACATCCTCGATGACGCCCAGGAGGGCGTCTTTCTCGATCCACACCTGGACCCGCACGTCCTGGCGAGCCCACAGATCGAGATTGAACCACCTGGAGGCCGTCTCGATGATGTCGGCCGGGCCGTCCCAGTGGGTGAGGCTCTGAAGATTACGGGTGCGATCGACCAGGTGCTTCCAGTCGATCAAGCCGGCCAGGCGACCCGTCACGAGGGTGGCGCCCAGCCGATTGTAGTTCTTCTCCGTATTCTTGGTGTTGGCGTCCTCGTCGAACCAGGACTGGGGGAACCAGTCGCGGGCGATGAATTGGTAGTACACCTGCCTCAAGGTCAACTCGTAACCCTGAGCGGCATACTCTTCCAGGATCTCGTTGGCCAGGTCGATGATCTCCATCCGATCTGGGCCGATCCTCTTGTGCTCGTAACGAAACTTGGGCATCTCAAAACCGCTTTTGAGGTTCAGAGCGGACCACGCTTTGGAAGCATGTGCTTCGGGTTTGGAAAGGCTCTGTCGAGCCACTCCTGGAGGCCTTGCTCGGCATCCGCGGCATGCTCGTATGGCCCGAACAACTTGGGCTGCATCGTCGGGGCGGACGCAAGGGCAAACCAACTGCCCTTAGCCCGGTAGACGGTACGACCGATGTAGGTGTCCATCCGCATCACGCTGCCGAGGTCGCGGACCTCGCCACGATGGTACCTCTTGACCTCCCAGACGATCACTAGCGGATTCACGGCCTTGCAGTCCCCGACGTTGTAGAAACGCACGTCCTTGTACGTCGAGGACTCGTTGATGGCCTGGAAGACGCACTCGCCAAAGGCGTTGTCGCCGAGGAAGATGTCTAGGTCCTTCTCCGTCTGGCCGCTCGACCAGGACAGGCCGGGGCGCATGCCGGGGCCCGTCATGATGACGTTGTGGTTGAAGGTGAGGGGGTAAGAGCGCTTGTGGCAGGACACGAAGTCCCCACCCGTGACGGCAAAGACTTCGATCTCCAGCTCGTAATGGCTGGACTGGGGAAGTTCCCAAGGAGGAATCATGGTGACAGTTGGGCTCCTTTCAGTCGCTTCTTGTCGGCAGCCACAAGAGCTGTCCTCTCCTCGGCGGCATCCTTGGGTGCTTTCTTGAGCAGCTCCAGGAGATAGAAAGACGGGCCAAAGGGATGCTTGTTCCGCTCCTGCGCGGCTCGGATGCAACGATACATCGCAAGCGCGATCGCGGCATCTTCGTGTGTCACACCATGTCCTACCTGTTCCCGATGGGCAAAATTGAGGCTGCCCACCTCCGCTGCCGCAAGATCGCGGGCTCTGTTTATGCGCATTTCTAGCGCTCCTTTGTGTCCGTTGCATGAACCTTACAGTGCACCCTCGAAGTATTCGTGCAGCTCATCCTCGTCGTCTTGAGGGGCCTTACGAGCATCTTCGAGATAGATCCCAGGCACGTCCACGCCGTTGCTGCCGGGGAGCACGACCTCCGGGGGCCGGTGGCCATGATGCTCCAGCAGCTTGCGAAGCGTGTCGGGTTGATGCGGAGGATCGAAGGTGTACTCGCCGTCCACCTTGACCTTCTTGCAGTGCTCGTTGAGCACCACCTTGGAGCAGATCTCGTGCAGAGGCACGAAGGGAAGCTCGCGCTCCAAGATGTATTGAGTGATCGACCCGGGGCGGTTGTCCCGCTTTCGCGGCCTCCGCCACAAACCGTGAACCTTCTGGTTGTAAGGCTCAGCGACCAGCTCGATCAGAATGATCCTGGACCGGTCTTCCGGGTCCAGTTCGTCGACCTCGTGCTCCTTCTGGTTGGGGCAGAAATAGCAGGCCGATTTGCAAGGCACAGGCAGACCTACGGAGGCGATCTCCTCCTTGCAGTCTTCCAGGCCCATGCCCCACTCGATGAGCGGATGGTCGTATTCGTATCGCTCGGCGTCCTTGGAGCCGGCTCCCTTATGGGCCTTGTCGGCCGCCCGGGACTGCCGGTATTCCTCGTCGCAATCGAAACCGATCAGCTTGCGGACCTTGAGGCCCGCTTCCCAGGCACGCTGAGCAGGAACCCAGTGCCTGGTCCACTTGTTCTGCGGCTCCACCTTGAACTTCAGGGTGCAGGAGCCGCGGTTGAAGGTCGCCCCGGGTAACGTGGCGTTGAGCACCATGTTGCCTTCGAGGCTGAAGTACGGCGCCAGCTTGGGCGCGTACTGCACGATCGTCAGCGGGGGAAAGTCGACGCTCTTGAGCCACTCCCGGAAGACGGGAATGAACTCGTAGGTCTGCCGCTTCTCGGAGCCGACGTTCGCGAATAAGATGGCATCCGGCCGTTGCCCGAGCTTCCACATCCGAATCAGCATCGCCGTGGAGTCTCGGCCGACACCGTGAGCCACGACGATAGGTTGTTGCATTGACTGCTCCTTAGTCCTCGTCGTCTTCTTCTCCGACGATTGCCCGGCACTTGTCCAGGTATTCCTCAAACTCCTTTGCGTTCTTCATCGGAACGTCGAATCCGCAGGCGTCGAGGCAGGCATCGAGCCAGATGTTCTCACCGGAGTTCAGCGTGATCCCGGTACCGCGCTCCTTGTCGATCCAGACGGTAATGAGCCCCTTAGGTTCTCCCGCGATAAGCTGGGGAACCAAGGCTTTCCCGGCCAACAAGAACTGCTGTTCCAGCCCGTCCGCAGTCGAATTGCAAAGCGTGTCCACGGAGATCCGGAACGGTTCCAAGACCTTTTCCCACCCGCAATCGCCGCCCCGGACAACGAGCTGCTTCTCGTCGCGATCGTAGTAGCAGAGCCACTGCTCTCCGTACTTGTTCTCGAAGTAGCTCTTCCAGTATCTCGGCGAATCGAAATCGGCCGGCAGTTCGGGCGGAGGACCCGAGTCCTCACACTGGTGGTTATTGACGCTGAAAAGGATACTCACGTTTGTTCTCCTTACACATATCATGGGGTTTCGCTGCCTTGGGAAAACGGTAGACGAAAAACTTGGCCAAAGAGTAGGCAGGACGAACCCGGAGGATGCGACGACCATGCGTTCGCAAGATCTTCCGGGCCGCCTCAATGGAGTCCTCGGCCTCGACGTCGCCGTGCTGTGTCCAGCCACGGCCGCATTTGCTCTGTACCTCGAACTTCATGGATGCTCCTAGAGCTGCGAAAGGGGCACACCCCCAATCTTGCTGTCGAGAAGATACTCCAATGCCGGCTGATAGAGTACCTCCCGCATCTGCTGGGTCCACTCGTCGTCCGGGTCCAACTCATCGACTAGCTTGCGGCAGCGCAGCAAGGCCTTCCTGGCATACCGCTTGAACGACGGAGCCTTCGGAAGAGGAACAAGTCTCTGAGTGGGAGACAGGATCTCGGTCGTGTTACCGGTGATCGGGTCCTCGACCTCGTCGACCACTTTGAACATCCCAGCCTTGTGCAACTCGCTCACCCGAGGAGCATACGTGGTGCCGTAGTCCTCCCAACGCCGGCGGACATCTACGATGCTGATGCCCCCGGAAAACGGAAACCACTGGACCTGCTCCGTCTTCGGATTTTGCCACTTGAAAGCGGAACCTTCCTGCGAAGCCCACATGGCAAACGCATACACCCTGGCAGCGATCGACATGTGATCCTCCTTAGGCAACACCGCCTCCGGGGGACCGGGCTCCGGCTCCCAATCGGCCTGATAGGTCTCGAACTTCGTGCTGATCCCGTACGTTCGGATGTAGGTCAGCGCGTGCCACCAGTTGTCGGGCACTTCCTGCGCCCAGTTGTTGGGCTTCCGGTACAAAGGATGATCGGCCCTCGTTGGCCGCCAGACGCCTTTAATAAGCTCTCCCATCTCAATCCTCACATGTTCCAGGCCCCGTCCAGGTCGGAGGTGTCGACCTCCTCGCCGGCATCGAGGGCCTCTTTGATCGCCCTAATGGGCTTCTTGTTCTGGAAATCGTGACCGATCTCCTTCTCCAGGTCCACGTAGATTTGCAGCAGCTCCGGGTGGGCCTTGCCGGCGATCAGCAGTGCCGCCTTGGGGGCGAACACGCAGAACCGACAGGACAGCCGGGGCATGCCGAGGTCGTAGGCCGGATGATGGGGAACACCACTGCCGTGGATGTCGTCCCACACCTCCTGCTCGGGCCACTCGTGGATCGGCAGCCAGTCCCAGACCTCTCGGCTCTTGGTAGAGAACCGCTTGTTCTGGGCGAGCTGCTTCCGCTTGGCTCGGGCCGGTGACTCCTCGGCGCGGAACCCGAAGATGTTGAGGATCTTCGTCTTCCCGCCGATCTCCCGGTGGATCTTCGTGAGGATGCGACCACAAGGGCTTCGCTTGAACTCACTCGTGCAGTAGCGAGTCGTGGAGCTGGGCCACTTCTTCCGGGCACGGACGTAGTCCAACAGCGTCGGGTGCTGTCCATGCTTGTTGCGATACTGTTCCCAGCAGAAACGGACGCTGTGAAGCTCCGCTTGCTCCTGGGCTAGTTCCTTGGCTCCAGGCCACTCGGCAAAGCCGAGATCGGCATGGGCCACGGTGATTCTGTCGAGAGGATAGCCCTCGCTACGGGCCTGCTCAACGACGAAGCGGAGGGAGGTTTGCGAGTCCTTCCCTCCACTCGTGTTGACCATGACCCCGTCGAAACCGGACAGTCGTAAGGACATGGGCCTCCTACTTCTTTTCTCCCCTGTTACCGGACTTCCGCCCGGCCTTGAGAAAAACATCACTCACGCGGCAAACAATGCCTCCGTCAGGCTCGATACGAAGCGGGCAGCAACCTCCAAACAAAAACGTGATGCCGCCGGAGCTGCTGCTACTCGCGTAGCCGAGCCGGTTCTGCATGAAGATGCTCTCGATGTCACCTTTCAGCCGACCCGAGGGCCAGAGAAAGATCTGGTCCAACCACAACTGTTCACCAGTGCGCTTGACACGCCATACCGTCCGACGATAGTCCGTCATCTGAGAGGTTACGGGCGCAATCTTTACGCCTGACTGCTTCACCTCGACCCCAAAAGGCCCGGCTGTCCACCCAGCGTCTATCGCCGACCTGAGCGGTCGGACAATGTAGTCAACTTTTGCATAGACGCCCAAACAGCCCGGCATGCGATGAGCGAGATAGCCTAATACCTCCCCAGCGTCGACGTCGTACACGTGAAAGGCGTCGGTGGCGCCCATCCTTCGCAGAAACTCTGCCTTTGCTTCGTCTTCCGTGGAGAATGTCCCACTGGTATAAGTGTAGCCGAACTGCTGTTTTGGATGCCGCCGGTTCACCATCTCTCGTAATCGGCGCAACTCATCTTTGTTCATCAAATAACTCCATCTACAAACTGACCTTCCGCGGCAATCTTGTTCCAGGTCTTGGGTCGCGTCCGAATGTAGAGCGTCAGCTCGTCATCGGACATCTCGTCGAGGACCATGTCGGCCGCCTTCTCGTACGGCTGACACTTCATCCCGGAGATCTCCAGGAGACCCTCGACCATCGTCTCCTTGGCCCCGTGGAAGATGGTCGGGTAGTGCGGCTTGAGCATCTGGTAGATCTGGTTGAAGACCAACCGGATCTCCCACTCCGCCACGCGGTTGGTCCGCATGAGGATCGTATGCCGCAGCGCCCTCAGGTTCAGCGACACGGCGATCTCGTTGGCCTGCCCGTTGGGAGCAATCCGTCTAATCGCCGACGTGAGCTTCTTCTTCTGGGCAAAGGGCATCTTGTCGTTGGGGACCCACTTGGAGTCGTCCTCGCAGCCGGGAGCCGCATGCGCTCGACAGTTGACCCAGTAGTCGGGGGCGTAGGCCCGCTCCTCCTGCTCCTGCGTAGGCACGCGGAGACCGAGGGCGCACTCGGTGAGGTACACCAGGTCCTCGGTCTTCTGCAAGTGGTGGTCCCACATATCCTTGACGGGATCGAGGATCGGGTCCCAGATGATGGGGATGTGATCCAGACGGCAGTAGCGGCCGGAGGTCTGCGAGAAGGCCACACCCACCCTGTGCCTCACCAGCTCGTGGGTGAAGACCCGCGAGCAGTCGGAGACCACGAAGTTGAACATCACATGCTCGAAGATCGAGCCGTGGCCGGTGTCGAAGCAGTTGGCCAGGTTGTCGGCGATGTCCCTGGTTCGGGTGACGTTGGCGTTCTGACCCAACGTAAGGGCCTTGTAGCAGAGCTTGGCGAAGATCGAGCAGAGGATCTCCGCCGACGACAAGCCGGCTTCGCGGGCCGCCGTCATACTCTTGAGGAAATCCTCGTTCTGGGTGTCAGCCAGGTAGCGCCGCACCTCGGACTCGTTCAGCTCAGGATACCCGAAGAAGTAGGTCTTGGGTGTGACGAAGCGTTCTCTTTTCATGTGTCATCCTTCAAAGCTAGGGCGTCCGTGCAGGCCACGCAGAGCTTTCCCGGGGCCGCCGGATTGTGCCAGGTTTCTTTCTTGCAGCCGGGACATTCCCGCCGCTGGTAGTCGTAAGGGTGGACGGCTGCCGGGCAGTTCTCGTAGCCCACCCAACAGTCCAAGCAGGGATAGTCCTCGTCGTACCCTTCAGGGCACTCGAAGATGTTCTTCTGCCTCGCACGTCGCTTGTGCTGGAGACGATTGTGGGTGGTCATCGCCGACGAGAAGGCCACCTCACGAAAGTCGGGCTCCTCGATGCTCCGCTCCTTCTCCACGAGAACCAGGCAGCGGAGCGTCGTGAAGAGCTTGGGGTCCTCGAACGGCGAGGCGGACGGAGTAGCGCCAATCACGGCCCGTGTGGGCCTGGTGAAAGCGAAGCCGTTGCCCTGCTTGTCCCGATGGTAGGCCAGGTAGTAGCTTTTCCGCTTGGACCACCACTGCCTGGCGGTGTGGCCGGCTGGCGTGCCTGCGAGGATCTCGAAGGCCAAATCGTGACCCACCTCGCGGCCCTTCTTGCCGCCCTTCTTGAGCCGCACCCAGGAGACCTGAGCTGGAACCCACTCGTCGAAATGCTGTTTCCGCCAGACCGGCACGACATGGCTGCGAAGCCGCTCCACGTTGCCGGCCAGACGACAAGCCACTTCCCAGAGCACGCCCACGGTGAGCAGATTCCCCGCCAGGGAAGTCAGGCTCTCGTAGACAGGCTCCCGGTCCATCTTGCCAGGCAAGTCGTGGTGGACGAGGTCGACCAGTCGCTCGAACTCATTCCCTTTGACCCTCTGGCCCCGGAAACCTCGGAGGGTCGTCATCAGGCGGCTCCGCAGCTTGTAGATCGTCGGAACCGAGTAGCGCAGGGCTACACGATAAGTCGCCTTCGCATCCGGCGGCATCGCCTTCCTCCGCCTCTCTTTGCAAGTCTTCCAGGGTGATATGGTCGATGAAACCGGCCTCGTCACCTGTCGGCGCAACCCACCGCACCACCTCGTTCGTGCCCGTCCGGACGTAGACGTAGACGACATGTCCCTTTGCGTCCGTGTAGGTGTCGAAGAGATGATAGCCGGGGAAGACAAGTCCCCCGGGGATGAGGCGTGCCATCTCGTCGATAAGAGCCCGCAGCTCGTCCCAGTTTCCGCCGGCCGTGAAGTAGCGGCAGACAGCCTCGGCAAGCACGCGGGCCCGGCTTCGGCGTCCGAGATCCGCGGCGGTCGGGTGGTCCGCCCGCCAGATCTCGACGGCTTTACTTTCCTCGGGGCCGCCATATTTGAGATGGCCCCGTTCCCGCCAGCCAAGCCAAATGCTTGCCTCGATCTGGCCCAGCTCGTGGAGGAACACGGTGAACCCGTCGTCCGGGTCTAACTGATCGAAGTCAAATACTTCAGACTTCGAGCACATGGCTATTCCTCGTCGTCTTCTTCCTCCTCCAGCTCGTCCTCGTCGTCTTCCTCGAAATCCTGCTCTTCCTCGTAGTCTTCCTGGCCCTGCTGGGCGTCGGCCTGGGCCTGCATCGCCTGATCGACGAGCTGGATGGCCGTGGCAGCGGCAGTCTGGATACGAACGAGAGCTTCTCGCATCTCCCCGGCGTGGAGGTTGCACAGGGGAGAGACAATATACGACAGGTACTCGGGCGGGACCTTGCGCAGATCCGCCTCGACCTCGACGGCCTTGCTGCCGCCAGAGGCGCTGTAGCGAAGGATCGGCATGCCAATCTTCCGCCGGACCTTCTTCATTGTGCCCTGCGATTGCCCGAGGGCTGTGGTCAAATGGTGGTAACCGGCTGCTGCTCGCTTGCCGATATGATGCTCGTCCTCGATGACGTCGAAGAAGTCGATGACGTCGCGAGGCTTCTTCTTCGGGGGCGTGGGCGGTGTTCCGGTGCTCATGGTTACTCCTTCGTCTGGAGGGTCAGGCCGAGATAGAACCGGAAGGCGTCGTCCTCCAGCTCGTGGATCTCATGGCCGATGATGAGATGGCAAATCAGGATCTTGTCCAGTTGCCGATGTAGCTTAAACGCCTGCTGGACTAGCATCCCGCACTGGAACGCCAGGCCGACAATATGAGAAGCCGCCTTGCTGGCGGTCCGGTACGCGAAGATCGGAACCCGCACGTACTGATCCTTGTCAACCAGGGACCACTCGATGTTGCCCTCAAGCAGGGACGTGGTGGGCGTCCAAAAGGTACCCTTGCGGGCGACCTCCGAAGCATTGAACAAGCCTCCCTTGGGCTTGTCGCCATGCAGCAGCGGCCGTTCCAGAAGGAACACGGGCTGCTCTTGCCGTTCCAGGTGGTCGTTGACGTCGATGAACTGGGGTCGGTACTGCACGGCTGGTCCTCACTCGAACCTGTGAATCTGGCACGAAAAGTTGTGCCTGGACAGATCGGGATGCTCTGGTGGGCCATTCTGCCACACGTAGTGCTCGCCGACTACCCCTATCCCTCGTCTTCCTTTCCGGCCACCCTCGTTGATGTGGACGACGCCCGCCGGGTCCGGCCGCTTCTTCCGACTGCAAGACTCGCAGTGGCAGAAGCAGCGGCTGAACGGCTTGAGGATGCCATGCTGCTGGCGGAGCAGCTCTCCCAGCATGGAGTCTCCCCCGTTGTGGTAGATGTCCGGGAAAGGATAGTCGTGCTCGGTGAGGAAGTCCGACTTGGCCACCCACCAGGCTCCAGTGGCGAAACGGAAGGTATGCTTCGGCCCGACAGGCTCCTGGTTGTACCAGGGCTGGGCCATGACGCCCTCGAACTGCCGTCCTCGTTGACGGATGATGTGGATCGCACCGGTCATCGTCGCCGTGACCATGGACCGCTGCACTTCCTCCCACCAGTCCTGGGCGATGAACTTGTCCAGCCAGGAGTCGTCATCCAGCCACATCGTCAGCGGAGCCAGAGTGCGCTCCTCGTAGAACATCCGCCGCATGAGAGGATACTTCCCCACGTTGTGCGACGGCTCATAGACATAGCAGGGCACAGGCTGCCCGGGCGCGAAGGACTCAAAGAGCCAGTCGCGCGTCTCCGAGCACACCTTGTTGATCCCTACTCGGATGTCCTGCACCACGCCGGGCTTGTAGCCCCGGATGGAGCTGAGCACCCGCTTGGCGAACTTCGGGAAGTCGCCATAGAGAAGCACGTTGACCGAGATCACGGCCATCCTCCATGACACGGGGACCTAGCTTAGACCCGGGACGGCCGCTTCTTCTTCTTGGCCGGCTTACTCGCAACCTTCTTGGTGCCTTTTTTGGTCGCGGCCGTTTTACGACCGGTACCCTTTTTGGCCGTGGTCTTCTTCTTGGCCGTCTTACGGGGCGGAGTCTGCCCTGCCGGCTCAGCTTCGGCCTCGCCGTCGCCGCCCCCGAGGATCTTGTTGAGACGCTCGGCCACCGGCCCCATCAGCAGCAACGTACCCTGGCCGTCTTTGACTACCCGGGTGAGCTGTTCACGAGCCTCCTGGAACTTGCCGACCAGCTTGACGTTGACCTGGTCGGGAGCGACCTCCAGCAACGGCTCGAAGACGCTGTCGTTGACGATCGACAAGTAGTTGCCCAACTGCTGGGCCTGTCCGTAGAGCTTCTGGAGACCGGCAGCCGGGGTCTTCGGCTGCTGCGGCTTGCGCCCGCTGCTGCGGGTGTTGCGGGTCTCGACACACGCCTTGATCTCGGCTTCCAACTGCTTGGACGAGAGGCACTCGTTGCGGACACGGTTGAAGAGCTTCCGCTGCTCTTTCTTCGACTTCACCTTGCAGATCGCCAGGAAGTGGCCGGTCTCCAGGGCCTGGCCGTCTTCCCGCAGCTTGACGACCTCGGCCTTGACCGATTCCCGGGTGAACTCGGTGGCAAAACCGCGGAGGGCGTACAGTGCCGTCGTGCCGCCGTTGTTCTGGAGGTAGTCGGCCAACTGCTCGACGGCCTTGGCCCCGTAGGTGGGCTCGTCGTCGATCACTCGTTTGACCATGGCACCGATGTCGTAAGCAATCAGCACCAAACCCTGCCGGCCCGTGGCCAGCTTCTTCTCAACACTCTTGGCGACCTTCTGAAGCTCGGGGGTCATCGCCTTGAGCAGTCCCTCGCGCTTTGCTACTTGAGGAACGGGTTCATTCGCCATCGAAAACTACTCCTTCTGTCTGGGGACAGATCTCAAAAGCGGTTTTGAGGTCTAGTCCAGTTTCCAGCCGTGGCCGCGTCGATAGATGTGGTCGACGAAGCCGGCATACGGCTGAACAATGAGGTCTACTGGCTTTCGGCCCCCACCATGATACACGTGGCAGCTCGATTGTGGAGGCACGAAAGTGTGAAAATCGCCGTTGTGGACGACGAGGCCCTGGCGAAATCCCTTGCGGGGGAACACCAGGGCCACCGGTTTGACATTGGCCAGCTTGCCCAGGGAGGCATGCAGCTCCTCGTATGCCGGAATGAACGGCAGGCGGAGGAATGTCTTCAGCCACACGGGGAAGACGGCCTTGTTGTACTGGTGCAGCGGGGGGATGCCTTGTAGCTTGTCACCCCCCAGCCACACAGGAAACGTCGAGAACTCCTCGTTGAAGGCCCGGAACGACACGAAGGGCTGGCTGGTACGATCGCGATGTTCGCGGACGAAATCCCGCTTCCGATCCCCCAGCCCCGCCCGTGTCATCGTGAACAGAACCAGGCGGCTTTCCCACTCTTGAGCCTCGCGTTCGCGGACAGCGTCGATGCTGCCCTCGTTTAGGATACTGAAGGGGTTTCGCTTGTTCATACTAGCTCGTCTCGCAACCCGTCGAGCTGTTCGAGGAAGTCTCCCTTCATCATGGCTCGACGCTTAATGCCCAGCGCCGTTCGCAGCGTCTCCACCAGCTCGTGATCCTCGCGGATCATGGCGCCAACGGTATGGAACTCCTCCCAGTCATCCTTACCCATCCCGACGTTGCGGCACTGTGCCATACACTCCACGTCAGCCTTAGGCGATCTGACCTTCAGTTGGAAGCCGGCTTCCTTGAGACGATCCTTGAACTTGCCAGGCAGGTTGATCAGCGTGGTGATCGTTGACCAGTCCCAGTCCCAGACAGTCTTCTGCCGGTAGGGCTCGTCCGGGTCTCCGGTCTCCTCGTCCCACCACAGCATCCGCGTGAAGATGTCCCGGCCTGTTTCGCCGAAGGAGTTCTTCACGCAGGTAATACGGATGCCGCGGCCGTCAAAATCTGCCGTGCTGATCTTACTCTTCCAGACGCCCATTTCAAGCTCGAAGGACTCCTGGAAGTTGACGAAGTCCCCGCCCGGCTTCCGCTTCTTTGTTTGCTGGGTCTCCCGGTCGATGCCTTCCTTGAGATGGTTGACCAGGACCAGGGAGAACGGCCAGTTGTCGATCTTGCCAGCCGTGGCACGGAAGTATTCCGTGTTGAGCAAGGCCTCGATGGGGAAGTCGCGACCAGCCGAGCCGGCCTTGGCGATCTTCTCCATCTTCTCCAAGGCAGCCTTCGCCATGATGGAGTCGACGCCGAAACAAACTGGAATGGTGCGACCCGGGCCAGGTTCCTCCTGGGTACCGATCATCCGCCTCTTCTGGAGATCCAGGAAGAAACTCAGCTTCTCCTGCCAGTCGTCCAAAGACGTGCAACGATTCAAGATGATCGGGCACTCATCCATGGTGTAACCCATGATGGACGAGCACAAATCAGGAGAGAACCGCGTCTCCACCTCTTGCAAGATGGCGCCGCCGTTGAACTTGGCAAACCAACGAAAGATCTCGTACAGGAAGGCGGACTTACAAGTGCCCCATCGCCCGCAGAGCACAGCTACCAGCGAGAGAGGCCAGACATCTTGGAGCGTCAGCCATTCCAGGGCTAGAGAGGGAAAGGGGATACCAATCACCAGCCGATTCGACTCGTTACCGGCCAGTACGGCGCTGTGGCCGAACTCCTTCTTTCCCTCCTCGGCGAGGCTGCGGAAGTAGGCGTCCCGCTTTTTGCCCCGCTGAGCGCCTTTCCACTCCTCCAGGGTCTTCTTGGCCTTCTTGGTCAGCCGCCTCTTCTTCTGGCCGGGCTCCAGGGCGTCGTAGTCGTGCACCCTACGCTTGGCCTTCTTGCGGCGGACAACCTCCGGCTGATCGTGTGCCTCATCCATGATTACCTCGTCCTGGGGCGTCTTCCTGCGACCCTGCGGCTTCTTCTTGGCGGTCTTCTTGCGGGGCGTAGCAGCCTTGCCAGCCGGCGCACTGGTATCGAACTCGGTTACCGAGTCGTCACCGATCGAGGTGACATCTGACTTCCGCTTGAAAGTCCGATTGCTTCGTTTCTTAGCCATAAGCTCTCCAGGGAGGGAGGGGGCCGGCCGATACGCGGCCGACCCCCAGGTCTCCTACCCTCCTACTTGGACGACTTCTTGGTAGAAGTCTTCTTCTTCGTCGCGGTGCCCTTGGTCGACTTCTTGGTGGAAGTCTTCTTCTTGGGCGCCGACGATGCGGTCGTCTTCTTGGCCGGGGCCTTCTTCGTCGTCTTCTTGGCCGGGGCCTTCTTCGTCGACTTCTTGGTGGAAGTCTTCTTCTTCGGCGGGGACGTGGCCTTGCTGGTGCGCTGGGACGAGCGGCTAGCCGCCTTCTTCCCGGCCGCATCGGCTTTGGCCATGGACTTGCTCATCTCGGCCTCCTTGTCGGAAGCCTCCTCATCGGGGTCGAACTCGGCCGAATCCTCGGAGTCCTCCTCGAACTCGTCGCCGCCTTCACCCTCGTCCTCGTCCTCCTCGGGTTCGTCGAAGCCGTAGTCGTCTTCCCCTTCCGGCTCCTCGTCCCCGCCCTCTTCCTCGGGCTCTTCCTCGTCGGAGTCCTCGAACTCGTCGTCCTCGCCGCCCTCGTCTTCATCCTCGGGCTCGTCGAACTCTTCGTCCTCGCCTTCGGGTTCCTCGAACTCCTCGTCGCCCTCTTCGTCCTCGGGCTCTTCGGCGTCCTCGTCACCCTCCTCCTCGTCGTCGCCCTCGGCAAACTCGTCCTCCTCGTCCGGGGCCGTCACGTCCTTGCCGCGCCGGGCACCCTTCTTCTTGCCGCTGGACTCGCCGGCGAACTCATCCTCGTCCTCGTCTTCGTCCTCGGCAGGCTCACCGTCCTGGTACTCGTCCTCGCCGCCGGGAACGACGCCCTGGGCGCGGTCGGCCAGGATGGCACGGACCTCTTCCGTGCCATACTCGTCCCAGTTGTCCGCCCAGGCAAACATCAGCAGCTTGGGAGCCGCCTTGAACGCCCTGGCGATGAGCGTACACTGCTCCTCGACGCTCGGGATGTGGAGCAGGCCCTCGCTGGCCTCCTCGTCGTCGATGTCGGGATACCAGAACTGCCACTTGGAGAAGATCTGCTCCGTGCCGGCCTCGTTGCGGTCGGGCGTGTAGACCTGGCCCTCGTGGCGGTACTTCCGGGAAACCAGGCACTCGTACGTCGGGAAGTCACCGTACTTCCCGTCCCAGGAGTGATGCTTGGTCTTGGGCCTGAACTGGCGGAAGTTCTTCGGACACCAGATGGTGAAGAACAGCCCGCCGCTGAGGATGCAAGTCTCCTCGTCGTAGTGACCGCACGGGTCGCCGTAGAAGAACGGTAGGGCCGGGTTGGCCGTCTCGTCGCCCTCGAAGCTATCCTTGCGGACGGCCAGCAGGGACATCAAGGCCTCACCGGCGGAGTCGCCCATCTCGACGATCACCAGATCGTCGTCGGGATCGGCTCCCAAGGGCAGCTCGCGGTCTTCGAGGTAGTCGCGCTCGCCGTTGCGGAAGACTTCGCCCTGGACATACCAGCGCGCCGTGGGCTTGCTGAGGGCGGGGCCATGCCCCTTCTTGCCCTTCAACAGCTTATTCCACTTGCTGTTCCAGGCCTTGCCGTTGGCGAACTCACCGGCGTCGTGGGCCGCAGTGGCCGTCCGGTAGAGCTTCCAGTACGGGCTGTTGGCCCGCCCCGCCTTGTCACCGGGACGGTAGAGGATGAAGGTGGCCTTCTCGCAATCGGGCATGCCGATGTACGCCGCCACCGGCATCCGCCGAATCCAGTAGCCCTGCTCCCGATCTTCCGTCCCCTTGCGGCCGGGATCGAGGTTCTCGTTGGGGCGCTCGTAGTCGAGTGACGGCCACGGCCGGAAGACGAGGATGCCTTCCTTGCCGCGGGGACGGATCACCTGGACGCGACCGATCTTCTCGTTGATCGTGTAGTCGTCAGGCGGCAACGAGCTGTCCCGGCGCCCGAACTTCTCGTTGTCGTAGTCGTCTCGCTTGCGGGGCTTCAGGCCCCTGTTGACACGGCCCTTTCGGGCGCTGCTGCGCGTGGCTTTTGCCAAGATACTCTCTCCTTCTTCTAGGTGAGGGGCCTAACGGCCTCCCGTACAAGGGACCAGACGTCCTCGTGGACGTCCTCGATGGGTCGAACGTGGCCATTCCGCTCAACGGGAACGACCTTCCACACGCCGGCGAAGTTGCGCCGGGAGACATCCGCGTAGGTGCCCCTGACCGCATGCTGGTAGGCCAGATTCGCCTCGTGGATGTCGGCTGCTTTGTCGGTGTACGCCCGCGGTTGCTTCTTGCGGACAAGATCGACTGCCATGTGAGGCGGCAAGTCGAGCTGGATGACCATGTCCGGGTGGGGCAGGCCATAGATCTCGTGCTCCAGCCGGAAAAGCCACTGAAAGAACTCGTCTCTCTCATCCGACCGGAGCTTCGCGCCCTGGTGGGCAGCGTTGCTGGGGACATAGCGGTCGCAGAGCACCGCCTCACGTACAGCGATCTCTGCTTCCAGGTCTTCACGGGTCTCAAACCGGTCAAGAGCATAGGTCAGCGCAGCCAGCTTGGGATGGACGTCCCCAACCTCTCCAAAGCTGCCGTCCAGATACTTTCCGACCAGGGCCCCGCCGTCCGTCTCCTCGTAGCGGGGGAAGGCGAAAACGCCCACATCCGCGCCGAGTTCCGACTTCAAGCGTTCCACGGCTTTCGAGGTCTGCGTGCCCTTGCCGGTGCCGTCGATTCCTTCCAAAACGATGAACATCCGTACCTCCATTTTATCAGGCGGCGAAGTTCACGACGACACCATCTCCGGCCCAAGTTCCGGTCGGCATCCCACGCTCTTTCGCAACCTCTACCGAGAGCTTCTCACCCCAGTGCTCCATCACGTCCGCCTCGATGCCGAGATGGTACGGTCCGGCCCCTGTGGGCTTCCCGCCCAACGTGGACGGATAGATTGGAACCATCTTACACATGGCCCACGGAAGCACTTCCTGGGCCACAAACTCCACGTTCTCGTAGGGCACCTCCAGAAGGATAGCGTCGTGAATCTGGAGAAGAATCCGGAACAGATCCGGGTCCCCCACCTGACGCTTGTAGTCCTTCAGGTAGGCAATGGCCCTGGAGACGGCAGACGCGATCATCCCCTGGATCGGGAAGTTCATGGCCTGCCGCTCGAACTCACCCTGGAGGGCGAAGTCGTCGACGTAGGGGAACCGGCGGAACCGGCCGAAGCAGTGGCACAGCCACCGCTGGGACGGGTCGCGGCCGATACTGCCGTCGCTGCGGACGACGATCCCCTGGGAGCGGTTCTTGCACTCGTCGAAGAACGGGATCAGACCCGGATACATAGCGAAGATCGTGTCGATCACTCGCTGTGCTTCGTCGACGGTGATCCGCACTCCCTGCTCCTTAGCAGCCAGCGCGATGGCCTTGGCGCCGCGTCCGTACGCGATGCCGAAGATCACGCTCTTGGCGACGATCCGCAGGTGCTTCTTCTTGATGCTTGCCAGCCCCGTTTTGGTCGGCTCGCATTTCAAGTTGAAGGCCATGACAGCCACGTTGGAGTGGATGTCGTAGAACAACGGATCTTCCTCGGGAAGCTGGTTCCGGGTGGCATGCTCGATCATCAGACGATCGCCCGACATGATCGCCATGCCATACAGCTCGGCTCCCACGTAGTCGGCCTCCAGGAGCACGTGCCCCGGGCTGGCCATGAGGATCGAGCGGAGCTTGTGCTTGTACTCGTCGCCCAAGAGCCGCTCGTAGTCCGGGTCCCGCTGCTTGGCGAAGTTCTGGAGGTTGGGCCTCGCTGAACTCCACCGGCCGGTCTCCTTGGTCTGATACATGTGCGTGCGGACACGCCCGTCGTCACAGACCTGGGAAGCCAGCCCCGCCTCGTAGATCAGGTTCTCCGTGCCGCCGCCTTCGGAATCGGACTCGTAGAGCCAGTTGCCCTCGTCGTCGGTGGCCGGCGGCCGAAGCACCGTCTTGAGCACCTGGTCGAGAAAACGGTAGTCTCGAATCCAGTTGACCTGCTTGTCGAACTCCTCGTTCTCCTGGGCGAGAACCGACAGCACCATCTTGTTGGTCGAGGGGCTGAACTGATCCTCCTTGCCCCAGGACACCACATCCGACCACAACTTGGGCGGCTTGCTGGTGGTGATTAGCGGCTCCAGGTAGAGCGAGCGCCCTCCGGGAGACTTGCCGGTACCCCTGCACGCCTTGCAGCCGTACTTGGACTTGGATTTACCGTCCTTCTTGCCTGTGCCGTCGCAGAATCCGCACGTCTCCCCTTTAGCGGGACGGATGCGGATCGTGGAGCCGTCCGGCGTTACCTTGCCGTTGAGATCCTCGCCGAAGAGGAACTCCTTGACATGCTGGACGCTGCGGATGTTGAACTCGGGCCACTGGGCCCAACGCTTCACCCGCCGCTCCTGCGAGGCCCTGGCGGCCATGAACGACTTGGTCAGGGCGTCGATCCGCGGTCGATCCACGGGGATACCGTTGCGGTGAATCTCCAGCACGGCGGGGGCCGCAATCTGGGACTCCCAGAACGCCTCGCGACAACAGTTGCCGTCATGGTCGTAGTCCAGGAGCTTGTTCAGCTCGTAGTAGAGCCGCAAGGTTCCGTCCGCGTCGTAGCAGGCATAGTTCAGCGTGCCATGCTTGGCCCGCTCCTCGGGCGTCGGGCAGAGAATGTAGTCGGGACACTCCCCGTAACCCTCCAAGGCGCCGGCCTTCAGGCCGTGCTCCTTGCAGTAGGCCTCCCGCCAGTCATGCAGCCACACGTCGTACCGGGGCACGGTCGTGTACCGCATCAGCAACGCCTCCAAAGCGTAACGAGCCGACTCCTCGACGGCATGAGCCATCAAGCCGGTATCCGCGCCGCCCTCGTAACGAGTCCGCACCCAGGCAGGAACCGTCCGCTTGAAACCGAGCTTCTTATAGAGCTTCTTCCGTCGCGAGTCACACTTGCGAAGGTCCAGGTCGTACAGGGGGACCTGGAACTCGTCCTCGATGTCCAAGCCAGCCTCGACGAGATGTTCGAGGTCAGCATTGAAGAAGTGGCCGACGACTCGCTTCTTGCGAAACTTGCCGCGCTTGCCTTTGATGAACTCGCGCAGCCTGTCGATCGCCTGGTCGAGGGCCGGCTCCCCGTCCGAGTCGAAGAACGCCAGCTTACCGCCCTGACTGCGCAGCTTAACACAGATGCAGTGCTTGGGCCTCCAGGACAACTGGATCGTGCGGAGATAAGCGTTCTTATTCACCGCATGCTCGCCGTGCCATTCGGCGTCCATGGCGATCACGCTGTCCTTCTTCTTCGGATCTCCCTCAATCTCGGCAAGGTACTGCTCCAGTTCGTCCAGGTCGGTGATGACGTCGTGAAGGACGCCCTTCTCCTCCTTGTCGAAGCGGATGCCCTGCTGAAGAAGGTTGAACCTGGACAGGCCGCGTTCGAGCTGCCGCTCCAAAGACTGCTCGCGGGCGACCTGGGCCGGATGAATGACGGTCATCACCAAGGCGGTGTGGGTTTCCTCGTCACCCGGCTTGATGCCCACGTTGTACTTCAGCTCCATCACCCGGCCGTCCATGTAGCCGACGCCGAAGCGGGACCCCAGGAGGGCCTTCGAGGCGTCGGCACCCAGGCACAGGATGTACTTGGGCCGGACAATCCGCAGCTCCTGATGAAGCAGGGGCATGCAGTCCTTCAGCCAGGCAGCTCGCACGTTGGTGGTGCCGTCCGGCGGCCGGTACTTCAACAGGTTGGTGGTGTACCAGCGCGGCGAACCCTTCACCCGCAACAGACTCAGCAGGCGAATCAGAACCTCGCCCGAAGGGCCGATGAAATTCCGTAGCTGATCCTCCTCCTCGCGTCCCGGCATCTTGCCCACGACCATGACGTCGGCCTTGTGGGGCCCATCCGTGCCGGTGGCGTCGATGTCCGGGGACAGCATGCTGTCCTTGTACTGCTGGATGTGCTGACCCCAAATGTGGCCAGGAACGAAGGTCACATCCTTCGTCCGTCCGCCTCGCAGCTCGATGGGGATGGAGAATCCCGGCTTGCGGAGAGCCTTCAGGTAGAGCCGTTCCAGCACCCCGCCGATCGCGTAACGAGTTTCGGTCCGCTTCCCCGACTTCTTCGTGGGGTCGTCGACCTTGATCTTCTCTTCCTTCGTCTCCTCGTCACCCAACGACTGGGCATGACGGACGAAGTTCGGGCCCGGAAGCGGCATCCCTGGAGCATCCAACGGATACATCCCACGATGCCGCACCTCTCGTAACCATTCGCCTTTGGCAATCACCTCGCGGGCTTCCCGGCGGGACACGCCCTTGCCGTCTCGCTTGCGGAGCTTGCCGATGCGTCGTGTAGTTTTCATACCAATTCCCAGGAGACGCGAACGCCTTGCTTCTTGGCTTCCTGCTCGACGTAGTCCCGCATGAACCAACGATCGAGGCTACCGGGGTCGCGGCCTTTCGGCAGTTTGACCGCGGCGAAGCCCTCGGCAAAGGCGTCTTCCAACTCACGAATCAGCTTCTGGGTCTTCTCCTTCTCATACTCTTCGGGGTCCCACAGGAGGACGAACGACCGATCCTTGAAGACCGAGGTGATCTTCTGCTTCTGGAAGTGGGTCATGCCCGCACCCAGAGTGCAGCAGGACATGGGGCCGAACGACCAGACATCGGTTGGACCTTCCACGCCGACCCCCGTGTGGTAGCGACGGGCGTTGGCGATGTTGTAGACCACCATCCGCCGGGGAGTTCCCGGCATGGTGTAATACTTCGGAGGCGCACCATCCTTGTCCCAGCGAACATCGTCCCGGGGAGCACGCGCCTGCCAGCCGATCATCCGCTTCTTGGAATAGACGGGAATGATCAGCCGCTGACGAGCCAGCCAACGAAACGAGTCGTGGCAGTAGTGGACATTGTAGAAGGGCCCGATCCGCCGAGGATCGAAATCCCGGGAGACAAGGTACTGGTAGGCCTTGTGACTCTGCTTCAAATGGTCCACACGAGTCACGGGACCTGGCCACTCGGCATATACCTCGTCCAGGTTGACCTCCTTGCCTTCGTGGATGCGAGCGTGATCCAGACCTCCACTGGTTCCTACCTCGGCAACCTCCTCGTACAACTCCAGGCGACGATCCGCCGTCCCGAGACACATCGTCTCGTTAAAGCAGATCGCCATCCAGAGATTGCGGTAGCCCCGCTCGTCCCGCTTGCCCCACATGTGGTTGATGTAGAGACGGAACCTGGTGTCGGAACAGAATGGGCAGCAGACGATATAGTATTCGCCCGGATGGACGAGGTCCTTCATCTCGTTGCCATGCAGGTCATGGCAGTATCGCGAGACTTGTTTCTCGTTCTGGTTGCCGACCTTCACCGTCCCGAACCGGCGGCGGAGCATGTTGTAAAGCGCAGGGTTGAGTGGTTTCATTCTTTGGGGGCCGTCCAAGCCTCACTGTGTCCAGTGCTCTTAGGCTTCTTCTTCTCGGTCGACGACTTGTGACTGGTGGTCACCGGGGTCGACTCTTCGGCCGTGCTCTGCAAGACCGACTTGGCCACGATCTTCTGATTCTTGAGAACCATGTCGTCGGCCACTACGATCCGGTGGATCTCACCGTACAGCCGGAGCACCTGCTGTTTCATGGCGCGGGTCCGACGATGCTTGGTCGAGTGGATCACGCAAATCCCGCCCGGGGTCAGCGCTCCGACGACGAAGCAGAAATCGAGGTTCTCCGCGAAGTTCTTGGCCTCCGCGGCCAGGGTGTAGTGCATGTCGGCGCCGGCCGTCTTCTCGTTGCCCTTCTTGTCGAGCTGGTGCATGATCCACACCGGGCAATCGTAGTAGTCGGCGATGAGCGTCTTGGCACGCAACGGAGCGCCACCGATAAGGTGACGAAGGTGGTTCTCGTCCTTGTCGCTCGTGACGAGATGCCGCTTGGCCATCACGCCGGCGTAGTCGATCACCACCGCGTCGATGGTGGCGTTGTCCACCTTCCGCTTCCGCAGCTCCCACTTGATCCGGCGGGCGATCTCCTCGACGTAGCCGGAGCCGACGCCGCGGTTTCCCTCACCGTGGCCCGTCATGTCGAGCACAATCAAGTGCTCGTTGATCATGGCCATGGTCGTCTTGGCCCGCTCCTGCTCGCCCCGTACTTTGCGCCCGGCCTTGATGGCCTTCTTGTAGCGCCGCTTCTCGTACGGCTTGAGATGGTCGCTGTCGGACAGCGTGGCCAACCCGCCGGGACCCATATCCTCCAGGGACTTGCGGGGGATCTTGGCGTCGAACATCAGGACGCGATTACGGACCTCCTGCATCCGAGCTTCGTAGGTCACGAGGACGCTGAAACCGTGGCTGCCGTCCCAGTCCGGGGACTGCTTCCGCTCGGCCGCCTGCTTCGCTTTGCTGACGGCGTAGTTGACGGCGATGGTGGTCTTGCAGGCCCCGTAAGGACCCATCAAACCATAGACCTCGCCGTCCACGTCCCCGCCGTTGAGGAAGTGGTCGAGGAACGGCAGTCCGGTGGGACGCTTCTGCACGCCCCCGCCGGCGTCCCAGCCGTCAGGAAAGACGGTGGCCTGGCTCGTCGTGCCGATCGCGTCGATCACGTCGCTCCGCTCGCGAGTCTCCTCCAGGTAGGTCCCCAGCTCGACGACGACCTGGCCGGCGGACTTGACCTCCTCGCGAATCGCATGGGCCAGACGCTCCTGAAGAAACCGCCGGAGAGTCTTCAACCCCCAGGTGGTCTTCAGCTTGTCATCCTCGGCCCAATACTCGTCGTCGAACGCGAGATCGACAACGGCGTTGAGGCTTTCCACCTCCTCGTCGGTGAGGAGATCGGGATTGTCTTCGAGAGCGGAGTCGATCTCCGCAAACATCAACTCGCGGGACGGGAGCTGGTCGTACTCCTCGTAGAACTGCAAGACGACCCGCCACGCCAGAGCATAATGGGCGTCGGCGGCAGAGAAGTGCTCCGTCTTCAGCGTGTCCTTCGCCTCCTCGAAGACCTCGGGGCGGCGGAGCAGGAGCACCATCAGAACTTCCTTGTCTCTCGCCGAAACGATGCTCCGTTTCTTGGACGCGGCGGAGACAGAATGGGTTTTCTTGCCAGGAGTGGCCATGGCTTCTTCCTCTTGTCACGGTTTTGCTGCACACCACACGTCGCGGTTGGCGACCACGACGTCATACGATCAGATCATCATACGCTTTCTGGGCCAACCTTTTGAAGTCCAAAGGGATGAAATTTCCCCAGACCACGTCGTATTCCTCCCTGGCCCGCACGTATTGAAGGGCCGCAGCGTCCAGAAACTCCTTCTTGGCCCTCGCCGAAAAGTCCTTCCGCCTGAGGCTCCTGGCCAGGCAGTAGCGGAACAGGGGAGTCAATTCCAAGGCTTCGTCGTCCAGCACGAGGCTGAAAGCCGAGAGCATGGTCTCCCCGCCGAACTGCTGAAGATGGGTAAGTTCCGTCCGCGCCGTCGTCTGCTGACATCGCAGCGAAGCCGTCAGGTCCTGACGGAGCCGGCGGCGGGATAGCCGGTACAGCTCCATATAACGATCGGAGAGGAGTTGGGCCGGAGTCGGCGGATTCGTCTCCTTGCCGACGAGCATGAAGAAGACCCTCTGGACATAATCCACCGGGTCGATCTCCTTAGCCCACAGCCCCTTCGCGATTTTCTGCCAGACGTTGTCCAGCTCCGTGTCTTCTACGGCCTCGTCAAGCATGTCGTGAACATGGGCCCCACGGGACAGGAGCTTACCACCATCAAGCCGTCTGCCGGGCTTGTAGGCTTCTTGTTTGCCCGAACGCTGTGAGTCGAAGAACTGCCGCTCCAGAATGTAGGCACTCTTGAGCCGCCTCGCCTCGCCGACGATCGGGGATTCTCGCGGCCGGGGCTTGCGCCTCGATTGCCGCGACGGTCGATTCTCGTCACCGGGTCTCTTCTTCATTAGTCTGCAAACTCGAAACCAAGCTGCTTCTCCACCGTGCCCTTCCTGGCCTTGGTGGGGAAATGTTGTGTCCAACCGTGCTCCGCGTAGGATTTCTCGCGGCTCCGTGCCTTGCGTCGGAAGCCGGTGTTGAACTGATCCATGTAGTCGTGCACGATCCCTACATCCTTGTCGGGCCCAATTCGCGAAACGCGACCTGGGATCTGGGTGTCGTTGACCGGGGAACCGCCGCCGTCGCCCCGGATAAGGACCTGAAGATGTTTGAAGTCCACCCCCACGTTCCATATCGTGGTCACGATGGCCTTCTTCAGCTCTCCCGCCTCGAACGCCTTGGTGAGGGCGATCTTCCGATCCAGGGTCATCAGCGGCTCGCGGGGAGGCAGGTACCCGGCCCGGATGAACTTGTGGCGTTTCTGGGCCGCCAGGCCGTCCTCCATGTAAACGAGGGTGAACTTGGGCAGCCGCTTCTTCAGGTGGACGGCGTGCTCGATGGTCTCCACGCAGATGAGCGTCTGCACGTCGTCGTCGTAGAGATTGGCATCCTCGGCGATGAGGTCGTTGCGGAAGTCGTTGGTCCAGATGGCTCGACGCTTTCGCTTGGTAAAGTCCTCTTCGCCCTCACAGATGTCGTAGTCCATCACCACAGGCCGCCAGTGGACCTCGATGGGAACCACGGAGCGTGCTGCCTGGGCCTGTTGGTAGCTGACCTTCATCAGGATCGGCCCGAAGATCCCCTCCACACGAAGGTCCTTGTTGTCCAGCCGCTTGTTGAGGGTGGCCGACAGGCCATAGTTGCGTGACCTGGTCCACTTCCCCAGGCGATAGGCGGCGTCGTCCGAGGCGAGTTGGTGGGCTTCATCGCCGAAGAGGATGTCCGCGTCGTGCGGCGAGTGGTGGCTGCTGTCGATCGAGTAGCACATCACCCGCCGGTCCTTGAGCTTCTTGCCGCCGCCCACGATGCCCACGTCGGGCAGCATGGTGGCCAGCTCGGGGTAGATCCGGTCGCGGATTACGGCCACGGCCTTGGACACGATGTCGATGCGTGCCTTGGGCAGCAGCAGGCCGACCAGGCCGATCATGTAGCTCTTGCCGAACCCCGTGGCGCAATCGAAACAACCGCAACGGTTGGCGAGGAGCTTACGGAGGAACTCGGGCTGATCCTCTCGCAGCTCAATGTCGAACATCCTCAGCCGGTCCCATTGTGGCTCGAAGATGGAAGGATCGGGCGGCGGTTGGAGATCCCGCATCACCACGCGGTAGCCGCGCTTGACCAGAGCATCACGGATGCGTTTCCAGAAGCCAAAGCCACAAGCCAAGCGATCGCGATGGTCCTGCCCGAAACACTCCCAATCGGTGAAACGAATGACGGGCTCATCATTTTCTAGCGCTCTTTTTCGCTCCCAACCGACCAGAAGCTCCTTCTCCTGGAAGGTCAAAAGCGGCGCCAGGGTGTCATAAACCCTTGGCGTAGTTGGGTCTACGACGAGACGATTCCCACTTTTCAGCAGGGTGATCTTGGGTCTAGGCATACCGCGCCCCTCCCACATGTTGGGTTTACAAGGCAGCGGACCCACCGTATATTGTAGGTAGATGGCGTCTTCCGTCACCATGCACACCACGGAAACAGCCCACTGCTCAAGGGCCCGGTAGACGAAGCTGGCACCTCCGCCTACCGGGCCCGCTCTTTGCGCCGCGACCACCGCGGCCTCGGCGTCATCGGCGGACGCAATGGTTCCAGGGGGTCCGCCTCTTGGAACTGTAGTTCATCGAGAACCTCCTCGACGGCCGGCTCCGGCTCGATTATCGGCTCCTGCGTGTCATAGTCGTCCTCCTCTGCCGGCGCATAGCGCGGGCGTATCTTGACTACCTCGAACTTGCCGAACTCCCCAGGCTTCCAGGGCGAGAGTCCCTTGTACTGGCCGGCCTTTTGCATGAGCTGCCAGAAGTCCTGCTCACTGATGGCCATGGGGACGACACAGTTGATGAGGATCGTCTGCTCCGGGAAGAAAGCCTCGTGCAACGAGTATCGCAGCCGCCTGGAGTTGCCTGAACGATAGTAGACGGCATGCCACTTGTCCTTACGCAGACTACCTTCGATGTGGATGTCCCACTGGATCTTGTCGACCTCGTCCTGGTGACGGCCGAGAAGCTGAGCGGCCAACCGCATGTTGGCACGATGCCAGCTAGAGAGGAACACGATCTGACCAGAAGGCGAACGACTGAACCTGAACCGGCCCGAGCCGTCCCGGAGCTTCTGGTTTCCCAGACAATGTTGGAGAAACCGGATCTTGACCGTCAACTCACGCATGGCATCCGTTCCACTCAGCCCGTCGCTTCCGTCACGGCAGGCACATCACATGTTGCTGATAAGCCTCGTACTCCGGTACCCGCTTGAAGAACACCACCGGGTCAAACTCGCCTGCGTCCAGCCCGTGCAGCCATACCAGGCGAAGGAAGACGGTGAACTTCTCGGTCGCTTTGAGCAACCCTTTAGGTCCACCACCGGCATGGTCGAAGATCCTCCACAAAAAGTTCCCAGGGTGGGAACGATCCTCCGGGCACGAATCGCCACGATAACTGTTTGTCCAAGCGTCCACCAGCATCGTGGCCCGCCGGATGCGGCTGCACTCGGCACAACGGGTGCACGGCAGGCCGGTCCACAGGGATTCGATGCTGCAAGGAGCCAGACCCAGGTAACTGAACAATCGGGACACCCGGTGAGGGCGCCCAGGATGATTATACCACCGAGGGTCCAGGATCTCACAGACCAGCTTGATAGCCGACTCCACGGAGCAAGTAGGCAGGAAGCTGATGGCCGGATAGGCCGGGTGGGAACGGAATGTCGCTCGCACCAGATCCGTCGCCTCCGCGTCGACGAAGGCAAGCCTGGACGCCAGCAAATACTGCCTGTAGTCCTCGACCGTCAGGTGATGCCAGCAGCCAGCCTGTGTACCCAGCGTACCCGGCTGCCACAGCCGTTGCAGAACGAAATGCGGGTCGTCGAGACGCTCCCTTCGGTAACAAATGGCGGGGCTGCCCAGGAGAAGTAGGACTCCTGGCCTGAGCACGCCCCGCTCGCGCTGCTCGTGGGCTTCCACGATCAGATCCGCATTGCCGTGACAACCGAGCAGCCGCACTGCCTTGGCGTTGAGGAAGACCTCCCGGCGAACGAACCGGGCGGGCGTATCCCCGCTGTCCTCCGCCAAACGAGACGAGGACCCCCACCAGACGGTCTTTCCCGCTACATGCAGCCTCAATACCTCAGACATCACGGGAAACCTCGATGACCTGGTCGAAGGCACTGCGCAACGGTTGCGCATGCGTGACGATGGCAAGCTGCCGCTTGCCCCGGACCTCGGCTGCCAGACGACCCAACACCTCGCCGAAGGCGTCGACGTTGGCCTCGTCCATGTTGGCGGTGGGCTCGTCGAGGAACATCATGCCGATGTCCGCCCCAAACAGGTCGGCCACCGCACACCGCATGGCCACGGCGAAGACGCCCTTCTGGCCGCCAGAGAGAGCTTCGGCTGGCCCCGGAGGATGACCAGGCTGGTGGATCAGGAAGCCAAGATCCTCACCGGCCTCGGCCCAGAACGGGTCGTTGAACCAGTGGAGCACCTCGTTGATGCCCTCCTCCAGAAAGACCAGGTTGCCCTGGGCCACAAGCTGCGGGAGCTTCGACCAGTGAAAGGCGTCCTTGGCGGCATCGACGACCTTCAAAGCCCGGCGGACCTTCTTGCGACGGTCCAGTTGGGCTCGCAGGGCATCGGCCTCCTTGGTGATCCTGCGGATCTCCTTGTGGGCCGACTCCGACAGGGCGTCGAGACGCTCGATCTGAAGCTCGGCTGCGCGATGCTCGTCGAGACGCCGCTTGGCCTTGTCGTACTTCTGATCGGCAACCTCGTTATCCTTCAGCCCTTTCTCGATCTCGGCACAGCGCTTGACGGACTCGCTGTGCTTGGTGACGTACCTGGTGGCATTATCCTTGGCCGTGTTGTACGCCTCCTCGGCCTCATCTTCGGTCTCGACGGCTTCGTCGTACGAGGAGACTGCGTCCTCCAATTCAGACTTGTCTGAATCCGGCTCCTCCAGCTCGCCGAAGGCTTTCAGCTCCTCCCCGTTGGCCTTCAGCCGGGCGTCGAAGTCGGCCTTCCACTCCTTCCACTCCTGGAGCTTCTCCTCGTACTCCTCGACCGCCTCGATCTTGGGTTTGAGAGCCTTGAGCTGCGCCTTGGCTCGCTTCTGCTCCTCCCTCATCCTGAGGACGAACTTCTCGTCGATCTCCTGGTGGCAGGTCGGGCACTTGCCTTCCCCACTCTCCTCGTAGGTGGCGATGACCTCGTCGGCCATGTCCAGCTTCTGCTGCGTCTCGGCCCGCAGGTTACGCATCAGCAGCTTGCCCCTGGTGGTGGCGTCGTTGGCGTTCTCGGGCTTCGGCTCCGGATTTTTCATCGGCTCTTCGAGGAGACTCTCGGCCTCCGCGTTGAGCTTGTCCTTCCGCTTCCGCCGCTTCTCATAGGTGGTCCAGGACTTCAGCGCCGCCCTGGCCTCCTCGGCGGAAGATTTCAGCTTGGCGACCCCCTTGCGAGCATCCTCCAAAGCAATTTCCGCAGCATCGAGGGCTTCGTTGCCCTTGTCCCGACGATCCTTGCGCTGGTCGCGGGTCTCCTCGGCCGCCTCCAATTCCTCGGAAAGCTGAACGTACCGCTCCCGCTTCTTGACGATCGTGTCGGCCGAGGATTTGCTCCTCTCGTTGAGAAGGAGCTTCTCCTGGGCCTCCCGGGCCTCATCATACCCGTGGATCTCTTGCTCCTTACGAACCAGCTCCGTAGCCAGCTCGTCGGAGTTGTCCAGGAACTCCCCGTCGTCGCGATAGCGCTCGCCGAGGGCATCGAGGACGCTGTGGATCGTGTTGGACTGCCCGGTCCGGCAGAGATGCTTGTAGGCCTCCGCGCGGACGGCCGGGGTGTGTTCGAGAAACGCGAACAGCTCTCCCTGGTCGACGAAGACGTAGGTGTCGATCAGCTTGGCGTCCACGCCGAGATCTTGCTCCAGGCGGGCCTGGATCTCGGGGACCTTGGTGATGGTCTGCTCCCCGGGGATGGAGAGCTTCGCCTTGTTGGGCCGTAGATTGCGGCGCAGGGTGAAAGGCTGGCCGTCGTGCTCGCACTCGATCTCGACGAAAGATTCTTCGTCGAGTTCGGCCAGGTCGTGAATCTGGTCGGCCTTCACGCCCACGAAACGGGACCAGTCGTTGGTCATCGCTGCGTAGATCGAGTTGACCAGGGTAGTCTTCCCCTGCCCGTTGCGGCCGATGATCCCGATCAGACCCTGCACGAGTTCCGTCTCGTAGTGGGCAAAAGGTCCGATGTTGTGAAGCGTCACGTAGTTAGTCCACATCTGGTTTCTGTTCTCCTTCCAGCTCCTCGGCGGTTTGTTCGGCCGCGTGGATAATCACCTGGCGAACGCCTTCGTAGCCGCCAGCTTCAAGGAGGAAACGAACCTGCTCCTCGAAGCCGCCGTTGTTGACGGCTGCCGCCTCGTTGCCCTTGGCGTCGTGGACGATCTCGTCGAGCGCTTCCTCGTCGATCCCGTAGAAGGCGATCAACTGGGTCAGCATGCCGACCAGAGCCGTCTGCTTCCAGCCCTCGTAGGAGGGCAAGGTGGCGATCGGGTACAAGGGGTCCTTGGCCGCTGCCAACACGTACTGGCGGTAGGCCTCCAACAGCGTCGGCGATGGGAGGACCTTATCCTGGGCCAGCATGGGCATGTCGAGAACCAGCGACATTCTCTCGGGGATGGCCTCCAGTCTCACGCTGCCCTGCTCGACCTTCTCCGCGGCAGCCTCTCGGGCCCCAGTGGAGTCATCGGCCATAACCAAAGCGGTCCCCTTCAACAGGACCTGCCTGCGTACGGGGACCGCAAAAAGCTGCTTGCTCATTTTACACCGTGACAATGACGTCCCAGTTGGCCACCGGAGGCGGCACCAGCTTCGTGTGCGGCTTGGGTTTGCACTTACTGGAACTGTAGGAATCGACGGTCGGGGGCGTGTCGAGCGGTACGACGCAGAGATCCTCCGTCGAGTGAAGTCGCCGCCCGGGCTTGATCTTCAACGCGGTGGAGTTGCGCCCCGACTCTTGCTTGTACTGGTTGACGGCCTGGACCAGGTTCACCAGCAGATAGTGGGTCGGATGCTTGTTGTTGGCCGTCCAAGCAAATCGCAGGTTCAGATCGCGAAGCAGACCCTCGCCCCGGGGGTCAGTCTCGAACGTCCGCAGCCGGAACCACGCCCCCTTCTTGGAGCGATGGATGGCGGCCTTGACGATCGCGTCCGCCCAGTCCCGGGTGGGCAGCGTGTCGAGGAACTCCCACACCAGATAGTAGTCGGCCTCGGGCAAGGCCGTGACGGCGCCCGACGCTAACACGTCGAACTGTTGAAACTGGTAGCCGCGGCCCACCAGGTCCTGCTCGTAGCCGGCCTGGGCGTCAAGGCCCAGGCACTCACCGGGCTGGATGACCCGGATCATCGGGTCGTCCAGGAAGTGGTTGGCCCCGAGCTTGACGAACTCGCCGAGATGATTCCCCAGGCCGCAGCCCAGATCAACCACTCTCGGCTGAACCTCCTTCTCCTTCTCCTGCGTCGTCATCTCCGATTTGCTCCTGCATCCACCGCATGGCTGCGGCATTGATGTCGTCTCGGGAGTCACCCGCTGCCAGGCACGTCTCGCAGAGCGCGAAGACCTCGGGGTCCTCCTCCTTGTCGATTAGTTCAGGCAGCGCTGACTGCAAGGTGATTGCCTTGTTGTCATCAGCACTGGCCTCCTTCATCCGGCGGGCCTTCTCGGCCAGCGCGGACTCTTCCTTGGGTCTGGGAATGGATTTCCAGAACAGGTAGACGCGGTTGTCTACCAGCTTGGTCAGGCGGCGGACGACGTCGTCCACCTTGTGCGTGTAGACGATCCGCCACCACGCCTTGCCAACCCGGGGCGGCATGCCGTTGCCGTGCGCCTCCTGGTAGCAAGTCTCGATCTCCTCGTCGAGGTTGGTCACCAGATCGTCGAAGTCGTCGTTGATCGCCAGCCGGAACTCGCGGAACGGCCGGCACGACAGCGGCTCCTTGCGGAACTTGCCGTCCGACTGGAGCACGAAGAAGAACTTCTCCTGCGGATGGTCGAAGGCGGTCAGCCAGGTCGAGCCCGGACTGATAACCTTCATCTTCTGGCCATCCTTGTTGCGATGGATCTCCTCCTTCGTCTCGTGGAGGTCCCCGGTGATGAGCCGGCGAGCGTGCGGGATGTCGGCAAACTCGCCCTGCGGGTTGGTGACGTCTCCCATCCAGTTGGCCCACACCTGGTGCGCCACAAGGATGTCAGCATCCTCGGGTATCTTCTCCAGCTTCTCCTGGAGCTTGCCGGTGGGCTGGTAGTCGAGGCCCCAGACGTTGAACCTGCCGATCTTCACCCCATGCTGGTCCAGATGGACCGCCGTCTCGCCGAGCTGGCACCAAGGGGTCTCGTCGATCTCGTGCTGCCCCTGGACGTAGCCGAACTTGACGCCAGCCTGGGACAGCTTGCCAAGCTCGTGCTCCAAGAACACGGCTGGCTCGGGTTCGTTCTTGCGGGTGTCGAGGATGTCCCCGGCACAGATCACCCAAGGCACTCCACGCTTGACGGCGTAGTCGATGATCTGATCGAAGCCCCACTGGGAGTCACCCTCGATGGGCTTCCCCTTGCGTCCCTGTGTCCGCAGGTGAGTGTCGGCCGTGACGACGGCCAGGTCGTGTACTTTCGCTTTGGCCATATCTCAAAACCGCTTTTGAGGTTACTCGGGGGGCTTCTGCTGCTTCATCTTGCCGCGGCGGAAATCGAACTCGAAGCAGCCAAGCCATCCCTTCTTGATCTCGAAGGTGAACCGATAGTATTGCCCTTGCTTGCGCTTCCCGCAAGAAGAGCTGGACGGGTTCTCGTCGGTGAACAGCCTACGCCGGCCGCCACCCATCTCCGAGCCGTCTCCACGGGTGGGTACGAACTCCACGGCCTCGTCGCTAATCCCGTGGGCCCGCAGCTCTGCGTAGACCATCGCGCGGGCAAGCGGTACCACGGCCCGCGTGTCCTCGGGCTTGCAGTGGAAGCGGACGATGCAGACGGGGATGTCGGCAAAGCCGATCCTGGTGACCGTGACTCCTTCGTCGAAGGAGAATGGCGCCGTGGTTCCGAGCGTGATCCCCGGCGTATTGTGCAGCAGCCTGGCGATCTTCTCTTCGTACGGATTGAGGGTTGACTGTGGCACAGAAGTGCTCCTCGGTTACAATGGCGGTAGATTTGCCATCTTGATCCACGGAAGGAGGGAACGGATGCCCAGAGACATCATCACCCCCACCCCTGAAGTCTGCGACCGCTACACAATCGCCAAGCTGAAGCTAGAGCGGGTGGGTGCCAAAATGGCGCCCGAGCTTCGCGAGGAGTTCGAGCGGCAGGTAGCGTATTATCGGGAAGGGATCGACTGGAACGACAAGCATCTTGCCGAACTGGTCGATCAGCTCTACGAACTCAATGCCCTCCAGTGGAACACGGAAGGCGAACTCCGCGCCGGACTGCTGGACGACGTCGACATGGCCATCATCGGCCGTCTCGCCATCCAGGTCCGCGACATCAACTGCCGCCGGACCAGGCTGAAGAACATCATCCAGCAGCACACCGGCAGCGGGTTCTCAGACATCAAAATGAACTACGGCGTCAACGGCACTCAGGCCGGCGACTGATCCGCCTCCTTCGACGCCTCCTTGAAATGGGCCTTGGCGTTGGCGGAAATCCAGATCGCTGCCTCCCCAATCTCGACCTTCTGGCCGTGCGGTCCACAGCGGTTCTTGCTGACCTCGAAGGTCTTCGGGTCTCTGAGGACTAGCTCAAGCAGCGCAAGATAACGGACCTGAGCCTCGACTCCCTTGAGCGCCGTCTGCGGGACAAGGAGCAACACCAACGGCGAACGCTCCACTTCCGTCTTCTCGGGTTCCTCCTTCAAGACCTCGATCACCACCTCGCCGTGCTGCTGGATATGCGATGCCGGATCGGAGGCCTCCACCTGCTTGCCCCACGGGGCCTTGGTCCAGGCGGACCAGCGGGCCTTCAAGTCCGTGAGGATCAACGGGGCGCTGTTGCCGCTGGCGGTGACCACGACTTCATGGCCCGGATCGGGACAGCCGGCCAAGGTGCGGACGAACAGTGCATAGACCTGGACCCCATTAGCGGGCAGATCCACCTCGTAGATGGGTCGGCGATCGTCAACCCGTTTGAACAACTCGTCACCTACAAGTTGGTACTTCATGTCTTCTCCTATAGTACCCACAGCGCTCGGCGCAGCAGGTAGAAAAAGATGATCCAGATGGCAACAGCCAGGCCCCAACCCGGCACCCAGTTGCCTCTAGTAGGATGTCTCCAGTTCACTAGAAAGCTCCCTGGTTGGCAGCCTCGATGAGGCCTTCGATGAAACTCTCGTGAGCCTGCTCGTGATCGCCATCGGCGTCGTCGAGCATCTCCTCCCATTCCTCCGCGGTCGGCTGCCAGAGATCCACGCAACAGGGGACGGTCTCGCCGTCCCAGTGGTCGTCCAGCGCATCCTCGACGAGTTTGCCGAACCGGTAGGCGTGTATGTGGCTCGACGGCGGCGTGTCACCATCGGATTGAAGTAGGAGCTGGTCTATTCGATCCCGCTCCATCTCGTACTGATAGTCAGCCGCGTCGTACAACGCATCGGTGAGAAACTCCGCCTCGTTGGGCGGGTCCGGGACAGTGCCAGGGATACTGCGGAGGAAGTGCATCTCGAAGCTGGGCGTCAGCTCGCAACAATGCACATGCCTCCGCTCGTCGAAGACGTAGACGGCAAGGATGACGCCGCCACAGGCCTCTACCAGGTCGGAGTCACCCCACAACAGGGTCTCGTCCTGGATGTACAGCATCCCTCTCGGGATGATCAGATCCGGCTTTGGAGCTGTTGCCACTGTCACTCGTTACCCTCCGAAAAGCGCCGACGTCCACCTGGAACTCGGCAACCGTCGTGATCCCGAAACCGACGTTCATCCAGTCGTCGGGACCGCCCACTTCCTCCTGGAGGAAGCGCTTCAACTCGCGTTTGAACCCCTCAACGGAAAACGCAGGACCGCAAGTGTCCATGCCGGTGCGATCGACACACCAGAGTTTGTCCATGAACTCCCAGCCAGGCGGATCATCCCCGCTGCCCAGATGGGGGAACGGGAACGGCGGCATCGCTTCGATCCACTCCAAGTTCAGGATCACGAATGGCCGCTTGCCCTGCTTGAGGGCTTTCTCGGTCTGAAGATTGTTCATCGCGACGATGGTTGATAAGCCGTACATCCTGACCTTTCAGAATGGACTGCCCGATCGCCAGGTCAACTAGAAGGTCCTCGATGTGGCCGAGGCGGCGCCGGGGAGGAAGCCCCTCTAGGTGGTCGTTGACTCTTCTCAGCAAGCCGCTCAAGAGCGTCCTCTGCGAAGGGTTCAGCGTCAAAGGCGTCATCCGGTTCGGCGACTGTGTCATCGAGTCCCTCTCGACAAGCCGGGCAGTAGAGTTCGTTGTCTTGCTCCCATCTCCAGGCGTCTCGGGTCTTGCCTGACTTCTTACAGCCGTGGCAGTCGTAGACGGGGGAGCACTCTTCTTGGGCCACATCTACAAGCGTGACCTGACCAATGTGTGTGCCGGTTTCCGCGAGAATCCCACGCTCCATGAGGAGCTTGACCAGAGGAGTCTCCGGCAGCACGAAAAACTGAAGGGGACCGGCCGACGCCCGCCGGGCAGGCGTCGACATCAACAGCGAGATCGCAGAACCGCGAACTCGCTTCTTGTCCTTATCGAGGACGTACAAACTGAACCCGACCTCCTCGACAATCGCCAGGTTCCAGATCTCCGCGCCGGTATCTGTTACCACCGGAGGGAAGATGGGAATGAATCTTGTCATGGTACTTTCTGGTCCCGGAACTCTTCGCCCAGGTCCTTGAGGAATCACTTACGCTTGACCGTTTTCTTCTTTTTTGCCCGCGGCTCGGGGCTTCGGCTGTTGGGGCCGAGGGGGCCATAATATCTATCCCAGCGTACAGGGTCCTTGGCATGCAAGGCGCACGACTGTTCGGCCGGCCCCCGTTTTCGGTGCCGGCTGAGAATTGTGGCGAAGTCGCCAAAGAAGGCATACCATGCGGTTGGCAATCCATACTTGGAGCGAGACTCTCGAACGAAGTAGCGACCGCAGACCGTACTCCAGGTGCGATGGTGAGTCGCTAGCGACTCACCCTTCTTAGGCGTCTTGTACCATGTCAAGCCGCCGATTTCAACCGTCCGCCGCTTCCGTTTTTTCTTCGGCTCCGGCGGCGATTCAGGCTCCTCTTGGGTTGCACTCGATTTATCGTCAATGGCCTCGGAGGGCATCTCCTCGAAATAGAGTGCAAGTTCGTCATCATCCATCAGGCTGTGCCTGCGCGCAGAAGGACACGCCGCCGCGAAGACGTCGTGTCCTTCGTTGTATTACCGCTACAACAGCAGCCGCTAGTGCTGGCCGAACAGGCCCCACCACTCCTTGCCGGCTACGCCGCTGAAGCCGGAGAGGCCGTAGACTTCCGTCTGGCCGCTCTGGAGGTCGCGTTCCAGGTCCTGGCGTAGAATCCAGGCACCACCCAGAGGCTCCCCATTGTCGGGCCCGGCGTGACGCTCTTTGCCCCAGGAGTTGAGGCAGAAAGCGGCCTCGAAGGGCTCGTCCATCCAGGCCAACAAGCAGACCTGGTGGCCGCCCATTCCGCGACCCTTCCGCATCACGCGGTAGCCCTTGTACTCGACCGCCGAATCCCCGTAGTCCCACATGATGGCGTAGGTGCAGGGATTGTAGTTGATCAGACCTGTTCGCATCTGATCGGTCGAGGTAAGCCTGGACGCCTGCTTGACGAGGTTGTCGCGGGCGATCCCCTTGAACTGGTCGGGAGGACCACGACGACCCCAGGAGTCGGCCAGGTTGCCGCTGTACCGCGGACACCCTTCGTCGTCGACGAAGAGCATGCCGTACTTCATCATGGCCGTGGCAGCCCAAGCCCCGGTGGAGCCGGCCTGCCTGCCGAGCTGGCCGTTGCCGCAGTCAGGAGCACAACGGGAGATACCGTAGACGAACGGCGGGAAGATCCGATGGAACTCCTCCTCGTCCTTCAAGACGGCGATCTCATAGCAGTTGAGGTACTCCGTGGCCTGGGACGCGCCCATGCTCACGCAGTCACCCGTCTCCTGGAACCAAGTCTCCAGGTGCTTCCCGTCGTTGACTCGTTTGGCAGCCTCCCAGATGGGAGGTCCGGGCTCGGTGAGCCCCCCGTCACACATGAAGGTGACGAAGTTGTCGGAGAGCCGAGCAAACTCGTCCTCGGCGATCTCGTGTGCCCACCCGCAGAGATTCTGGATCTGTGCGTCGTCCATGACTCAGCGCACCTCCTTGAGACCGCGGGCGATCGAGACGATAATCGCCGCCCACGAGGCGGTGTCCTTCAAACGACCCGATTCCTCCGCCTTCCGAAGCTGCGCGTCCATGGCGGTCGAGAACTTGTACCACTTCGGCTGCTCTTCGAGAGGGATCGCCTCCGAGGAGAGGCGGGCCAACAGTACGCGGGCGTCCTTCAGCGAGTAGTTGCTGTTGGACTTGACGGTTTCCGCTGCCTTGTCCAGTGCCGCCGCGAGCGCACGTGCTGCGTTCTGTCGGGGGCCGCCGGCCGGCATGTCTACCGTCGACTCAGCCGTAGACTTGGCCCAGTTAGCCCAATCATCCCCTGGTTGGGGTTCGGGCTGGGGGTCGTCGGGCTTCGGGTCCGGTGTTGGACCAGGACCTGGACCCGGACCAGGACCAGGAGGCGGCTGCGGGGTATCACCCTCCGCGTTGATCAGCGTGTGGGTGATCTGTTTGATTCCCTCGGCGTCCGAGACGGCGAGGACGAAGACGTACGTGCCCTCCCTCCGCATAGCGAAGACGCACTTCCTGCCTTCATCGAACACAAAACAGTGGTGCTTAGCGTCCGTGGGAATCACGGACCAGGCGAAATGGGTGCCGGTCGATTTGCCGGCGTCGAGGATGGTCAGATCGCCCGGACTGACCTTTTCGGGGCCCTCGATGACCGCCTGAGGCTCCGCCAACAAGGTTGCTGGCAACAAAGCTGCTGCAATGAGAGCTAGGCAGACGGTGAGGGCTCGGGATGAAGAAGCCTGCATCGGGAGCGCTCCGTTGCGAGGTTAGCAGGCCGCTTGGAAGGCCACAGAGGCCTCCCTGCGTCCACCTGCGTAGCTACGGAGGTATATCCTGACTTGCCGGGGTAAGAGAAGCAACCCCAATCAGTCGCCTTCTCGAAGACGGGTCCAGTTCTCGTAACAGACAGGGCACGTCAGCAGATCGTGCTCGTCTTCCCCATCCCAACCCCCGCAAGCCCACTCCGGGGGATGCTCCTTGGAGACCTCGTTGACGCGGTTGCTGGGGTTGGCCCGACAGGCCTCGTCGAACATCTCATCCAGCTCGATCCGGATAAAGGACAGATTCTCGCAGCCGTCGCTCTCCGTCCAGGCGAGCTGCTCCTTGGAGTAGCTCTCGAAGTATTCCGGATCGGTGTCCTCCCGCTTGACCGTGCAGAAGGTTAAGACGTTAATCACGACCGGGTGGCCGTCCATCGACTCCCCCTTGCACACGGAGACGTGGTGGGGCTTGCCGAAGATCTCCTTGCCGTCGTCCAGGAGGCGATAGGCGACCAGATAGCGACTGGGGGTCTCGTTGTGGCTGTCGAACAGCTCCAGGCGGAAGCCGGCCTTCTCCCAGATGCGGATACGGGTGCCGTAGCCAGGCACGTCGATCTCCAGCTCCTCCCAGTCGGGAAGGAACCGCGGGGCGATGCACTCGTCGTACCACTTCTTGGCCGCCTCCTCGGCAGTGATCCCGCGGCCGTGGTTGAAAATGGCGATCGTGTGCATCGCCTGGATCATCGTCGGCCACTTGAAGAAGAAGTCGGCCGGCGGCATGTTGGGCTCGATCAACTCGTGAACGGCCTTGCGAAACTCCTCGTCGAACTCACGTGGGGTCACAGTCCTTCTTCTCCTCGAATATGCCCAGGAAGGTTGCGATCACCTTCCAGCCCAACTCGCTCAGACGGTCCCGGATGCACTTCTCGAAGGAGTTTAGAAACTCCTCCGCCCTCTCCCTCGACCAGTCGGGACGTAGGGTTAGGACGTCGTCCACCACCCAGGACAACTCAGCGAACTTGGTGTCGTCCGTGGTAGTATCCCGGGCGGCGTTCTGCAAAGCCTGCGACCAGCCCACGAACTCCCCAGCGATCGAAGCCACGTAGGCGTCGTTCTTCTCGTCGTCGGGGCAACTGTCCAGGGCATCGGTGACACACTCGTGAATGGCGCGGGCTTCGCTTTGGCAGCTCTTGTCCATGCTGCGCAGCAGCTCTTCCACTCGCTCGGAGATCATGATCCCTCCGGTTTGCCGATGAGGGCCCGAATGAGAGCCACGGCGTCGTCGCCCCACTGCCTGGCAACGGCCTGGGCTGTGGACTCCGTCTTACCGGGCTTGACGATCTTGTCGTCGAACTTGATCACGTCAAAGCCTGTCAGCATGTCGAAGTAGGGCTTCAGCCGGCGGCCGAACACCCGTTGGAACTCGCGAGCATGCTTCTCGTAGCGTTCCTTGTTACGCAACGCAAACTCAGGTAGAGTCGCCACCTGGTTCCTCCGTTTCAGGGCAGTGGTAGCACCGCGCCTTGCGTTTGGGTTCTTTGCTCCGCTTGCAGTGGACCTCGTGGCCACACTCCAAGGTGAGCATCACGGAGCCGCCGCCTCGCGGCGTCGAGGGATGCGCGTAGTATTCACGGCCCGTGATCCTCCGCAGGGGACGCCGCTCGGGCATCCTTATGGTTTCCAGCTCGGACCAATGCTTGGCCAAGATTTCCTCCTTCAGGTCAACTCCCCGAGACCCTTCGGGGGCACCCGGGAATCTGTTTGGACGGCCTTGATGCTCTTGACCGCTCGCTGTCCTCGGCAGACGGAGCAGATGCCGGGCTCTATGAGGCGATCCGACTCGACCACGGACTCGCGGCCACCGCATCTGGGGCAGTAGGTTGTGATCCTAAGCAAGACCAAGCTCCTTTCGGATGTCGGTTCTCGCGTTCAACAGCCGCTGGTAAGCCAGCAACTCGCGCTTCTCGTTCTCCTCCTTTTCGGGGTCGATCTCGAAATACTCGTGGAGGAGCTTGTCGACGTGGAGGTCGGCGACCTCGGCGTCGTTGTGCATCTCGATCAGCCAGTCAAGAAACTCGCCGATCTTCTGTGAATCCACCCGAACAGCCTGGACCCGCTCAAGGGTCGGGACTTTGGGAGGCAAGAGTACGTCAGCCATCGGCCTGGTTTTCTTCTTGTAGCGGTTTCAGCGGAGGGATCGTCGTCCCGTCCGGGTTCCTCATCTGGTAGAGGAACAGGGCCTTGTGCGTCGGGTCGCGGATCTTGTCGATGATCCAGCTCCCATGCTTGGCCTTCCGCAGGTGGCGGAGCTGCGCGGAGATGCTTGCCTCCGGAGCATTGCCACCGATTCGATGGGCGATCCCGGTGAGCGTGTGCTGCTCACCGTCCGCCATGACGTTGAAGATCTTCCCGAGCTGAGTCCTCAAGCGATCGTCGTCCAAGGCCGGGTTGTAGTCCGAACCGTCGAACGGGTTGGGACTCTCGGGACGACCCTGGTCCGCGTGTGCCAGCTCCAAGGCCTCGTCGACTTTCTTACGGACATCGGGCCAGTCGTCCGCGCTCTCCTCGTCGCAAAACGCCTTCACGGCCTCCAAGGCCGTCGTCATTGCCGCTGTGGTTGCGGCTCGGTAACGTGGCATCAGCACCTCCCGTCTTCCCAGTGTCGGTAAGCACCCTCCATCCCGGGACCCATCGCCCATCGCGTTGCTCTCGCTGCCGACAGCGAGGATACGCGATACCCCAAATGGGAGTGATCGGCCAGGTCCTCTTCAGAGAGATAGTCGATATGATTAGGGTTCGCCGCCGGCCGCGGAAAGGGGCACGCTCCGTTGCCGAAGGCGATGATGTGGAACTTGAGACGGTGAAGCAGATGGGAGATTTCCTCGGCACGGTTCTTGGCAAATCCGCGCCTCGGAGGCCCCGAGAGATAGAGGAGCGACCGAAAGTGTGGATACTGAATCAGCCGCTCGGCCGCCGGCACGGACAGGCTGACGTCAAAACGCTGGGCGGCCAACTCGATGAGGTTCTCCACAACGGTGAGCACCTCAACGACCGGCTGCTGTTGCAACAAGCCTATGATCTTTTGGGACATCGTTTCTTCCTCCCTCCCTGACGACGGCTTCTCCTCCCTTCCTCCTGGAGGAGTTTGGGGTCCGGAGCCGGCAAAATCGCGTCCACGCCAGCCAGGTCGGCCAGCACGTGCAGGATCTTCTCGGGCGACAAGAAGTCGGTGAGTATCTCCCGCAGTGTCGCGATTCTGTCGTTGAACTCCTGGAGCCCCTTCGTGTTCACCGGAGTAGCAGGGATGCACGCCTCGATGCGGCCTCCCTCGTCTCTGAACTCTCCCGGCCAGGGATCAATTCTCCAGCCCCGGTGTGCATACTCTTTGAGCAGCTCCTTGCCGTCCCAGGTCGTCCCCTTCTCGATGTCCCGGTATTCCAGGCAGAAGCCCGTCCCCAGGCCACGGTACGGCGTCTCCAGCCGCACGGTGACCAGGTAGTAGGACTCCCACTCGATATTGTACCTCTTGTCCAACTGGGCCCAAATGGCTCTTCTGAGGATCTCCGCGTCGGAGCCCTCGAAGTGCTCGATACCCAGCTCCGGCTCATGCACGTGGAAGCTCACCGAGAGAGTCTCGAAGGGTGGCAAGTTACGGTCGTGACCGTCATACTTGTCGTCCCGCGAGTTCTTGATGAGCCGCAGCCGCACGCACACCTTCTTCTTGTCGTCGTTCTCCGGCGCATAGTACCAGCGATCGACGACCTTGCCGTCGTACTTACTCATTGGCAGTTGTTCCTAGTCTCCACTGCCGTTCGATCCCCCGATCAGGTTGTGGAGAGTTTCCAAGGCCTTGACGGCCTCTCGCGCCTCTTTGTCCTGCTCATTCGCCTCCTCCAGCTCCAGCTCCTCCGTGTCGAGGGTGGCCAGTTTCTCTTTGGCGGCGACGAGCCTTCCCTTCAGCTCCTGAACCATCTCCTGGTAGGTGGTTCGACGCTGCTGGATCTCACGGATCTGTTGCTTCCGCTTGTCGAGGCGGCCGGCCAGGGCCTCCAGCTTGGAGATGCGACTGACCAACTGCCGGCCCAAAGAACTAGCCCCCTCGGAGTCGACTTCCTCCACGATGCCGGCGCCGAAGCGCTGCTCGGCAGTCGGCGTGGGCTTGGTCTTCGCGGTGGGCTGCGGGGCCTCAGGGGTGAGCGCCTTCTTGAGGGCGGCGCCGAGCGGCTGGGTGAGAGGCGTGTCGGGCGGCTTCAGATAGGCCCGCATCGACTTGAAGACCGCCTCGATCTTGCGCGGGGGAGTGACGAGGCCATACTCCCAGGTGCCGTCGTTGCCGCTATCCGGCGGCTTGACCGTCAGATGGAGAATGTTCCTCTCGTAGCGGCCTACCCGTATCGCCGGATCGGGCTTGCCCATCCACCTCGTCTTTGCCAGCGGGACCAACGTGAAGGGGCCGGTGAAATTGAGGTTGGTTAAAGCCGTCTTCACGAGATCGAAGGCTTGGCCCCAGGCTTTTTGGTCCCCCCTCCTCACCACTGGCTTCTTCACCTCCAGCTTGAACTGTAGTTCCGCTTTGTCCGTCGTCGTTGACATGAAACTCCCCTCCAGAAATGGTGACAAGAAAACACGCAGGACAAGTGCCCTCGCCCGCGGTGGGCGGAATACGGGCACCGCACATCTCGCAGAAATCCTTCCCGGCGGCACGGACCAACTCGTTGTCGGCCAGCGAGCATCTCCACACGCAATTCCCATGCCGGGGATTGCCCTGGAAGACGCCGGGAAGGGTGAAGTCCACGCAGTTGAATTGGCCGCGTCCACTACCTCGGTGGACAGCGGGAACGTCGACCTGGGCCACCACACCTACCTGGCCCGGGTGGATGACGACTTTGGGGTTGCCGCCGTAGCCCGAGTAGTACGGCTCGGCATCGGCTTTCGAGGTGACTTTGTCACCCACGCGAAACTTACTCATAGGCTCCTACCATTATATGTTCGCGCCGGAGCCGCGATGTGCGGCTACCAGAAGTTGGCCGAGACGAAATCCTCGGCCTCGTCGTCGTTGAGCTGAAAGCCAAAATAACGACGACGGGGAGTAGTCGTCTCGATGATGCGGAACTGCTTCCGCCTCCGATGGACGACGTGTTGGGTGTCCACCAGCCAGGTGTGCTGGCGCCAGATGCCGTCGTCGCTCATGGCATAGCCGGTAACGAGCTTCAACCGCGGACGGTTGTTGTCGTACAGCTCCGCCGAGTTGGCGTGGCATTGGCAGGCCCTTCCCCGCATCATCCGCAAGCTCCATCCGGCTTGAATGTAGCCGCGAGTGATGATGGCGTCGAGATCCGACTCGATAGTGGGCAGTATGGCGAACTCCCCGCCGTGGCTAAGAAGGAGCTTCAGCAGGGGTTTCAGCTCGGGGTGCTCCCGCAAGACGTTGCGGGTTCTCCGCACCAGAAACCTCCGCTGCTCCGGGTCAATCCGTCTCCGGCTCTGGCGGCGTGTGGCCGTCGCTGGCATCGTCGCTGTCTCCGTAGAAGAGTTCGTCGAGGTTGACTTGATCGTCGTCCGGCGGATTGTCGTCGTCGCCGCCGATGCCGATTACCCCCTGGAACTGCGAAGGCAGTCCTAGCTTCTGGACAATATCCTTGGTGCGCTTCTGCATCTCCTTACGGAATTGCATTTGCCGCATTTCACGGACCTCTGGCGGCACGAAGGCGTGGTCGATGATTCCGATGCCGATCTGAAAGGAGCGGAGCCGCCAGATGACGGCCGACTGGCAGTCCCAACTCTCCTCGTGGGTCCGCAGCATGGCGTCCCAGTATTCTCGGAGCTGCCGCATCCCGAACCACGCTTGGTACATGTCCACCAAGGCGACCGACAGGTAGTGCCGCTCGTCGGGGATTGGTGGCAGGTCGTCGGGAAAGAGCTTCTGGTCGTGCTGGGCCATCATCAGCTCGTCGGCCCATGGCTGATAGTGTTCAAGCCATTCCTTCAGCTCGCGGAAGTAGTCCAACATCCGCGGGACGGTGGCGATGTCCCGTGGAAACGGTGGCGATTGTACGTCGTAGACGTCGAACGACATAGTCAGTCCTTGTGCTCCGGGTGCCACTTCTCGACACCCTCGGTCCAGTTCTCGATGGCCTTCTCCTGCCTCGGCGTGACCCGCTGGTTCTGCAAGATCGTCTTGCGAACTTCGGAGGCCCGCTCGTAGACGTCGGCCAGAAAATCTTCACCCCGCTCGTAGACGTCGGAGTAGCTGTCCTCCAGATCGTCGATCAGTGAAAGAAGGCGGTCGATGTCCTCGATCGCTCCGCTCCATGGCTGATCGTCGTCAAAGGAGTCGTCTTCAAAGTCGTTGCTCATCTCAAAACCGCTTTTGAGGTTAGAGGGGTTTGCGGAGGAGGCCGGAGAAGGCCACGGTCCGCGTGTGCTGCGTCTCTTCCAAGATGCCGCAGACTTCCTTGCTGTCGGCCAGCAACAACGCTCCAGGGTACCTGGTAGCCCCGGCCACGATCGAGACCAATAGCTTGGGTTGAGGGCTACGATAGGAGCGCAGGCGGGTATCCTCCAGCCTGGGAAGGGCGCGACGACCGCGGGCAACCAGAACGCCGCCACGAGAGAAGTAGACGTCGTGGTCGTAGGGCTCGATCTTGTGCAGCAGAAAGGAGCCGCAATGCGGGATCTGCTCCAGCTCGGTATGCCGCTCCCCGGCCTCCGCCCTGATCCTGGCCACCAGGTCCTTGGGAGAAGGCGCCGGTTCGGCGCCGAACTTGCTATACCGTATCCGGTATTGAAAGGTGATCACATAGGGGATGTCCCCGTCCGCCCGGATCTGCTCCATGGCGGCAATGGTCCTCAGGTAGACCTGGGCCGTGAACATCCGCCCCCAACAGAACGGGCAGATACGAGGGCGCCCACAGGGCCGCAGTCGCTTCCCCTTCGGGTACGTGACGCCGAAGTAGGGACAGTTCTTCATGTAGGACAGGCGTGGACCATTCGCAATTAGCGGCGGCCAGCCGACCTCCATCAGACCGTCGAGCTGCTGGACCCAGAGATGCTTGACCTGGCGGCACATCGCCAGGATGCCCTCCGGGGAGCCACGAAACGACTTGCGACCCGTGAGGGCGCCCAGCACTGCCGCATACATGCAACGCTGGTAGTGAGCGTAGCCGACTTCCAGCTTTTCGCTACCCGGCATTGTCCTCCTCGTCACAAGCACAGTCGGGGTCTCCGGGACACTCCACGGCCGCGTCGGTCTCCTCGCAGACGCAGTCCGGGTCGCGAGGACAAGTCGCCACGCGGATGGTGTGGCTGTCGGACTCCAGGTCCTCGTTGGCCTGCTTGGCCAGCATGGCCAGCGTCTCCGTGGTGTAGGCGACGACGTCCTTGTCTCGGTTCTGCCTGCGCTCCCACCACTCCCGGAGCTTCTCCACGATGACGTGCACGACCACGCCGATGAAGATGTGCACCAGGATGTAACCGAGCAGCCCGAACCCGTAGACGGCGGTGTACCTGGTCTTGATGGCCTTGACCAGCTCCTGCTCACTGTCGGGGTTGGGGTTCTCGTTCAGCTCGATTACGGCACAGTTGATCAGCCGACGACTGGCCTTGGGGCGCCTCGTCAGCCGGGAGTCGGAGGCAATCACCTCCTCCTGAAGCCGGCCCAACATGGTCTGGCTTCTCGTGACGTTACTCATAGCACTTCTCCTGGGGTGAAGATGGTCATACCGGTATCGTGAAAACTTTACCGGTTGACCACCGGTCAACACGCTAAATGTTTACCGCTTTAACCCCTATCGGGGTTACTAAGAGGACCCCTCCGAGCACTCGGGGCCCTCAAGGGGTTTGACCAATATCGAAGACAAGTCAGATGTGGGAACGTCGGCGGCGATTGGGTGGTCACCGTTTCTTCTTCTTTCGTCTTCGTCGTGGCGGGCGATTCCAGTTGGGATGGGGAACGCCCATCTTGTCGAGTCGTTGCTTGCAGTCCAGGATCGTACGATCACCTACGTTGGCGATCGTCACCAGGTCCACGCGCTCCATACTGGCGAGCTGTCCGACGTTGAAGCAGCCTCGTTCCTCCAGGGCGTTGACGGTTCGCACAGGGAGACCGACATCGGCGAGTGACGTCTCCTTGATGGATTCTAGCTCCTCTGCCCGACGCTCTTCGTCGGACATGAACTTGTTGAAGTCCGGGTCCGGTGGTCGTCGACGACGACGGTTCTGGGGACCGAATTGTTTCACCAGATACCTCGTAAGTCTCCGCCGTTGTACTGCTCTTCACTCCTCGGCGTGGCGGGGTTGAGATTGCCGTAGCCATAACGCGGAACATGTTCGGTGGGACCGGTGTGGAATCTGGCCTTGAAGCACGCCTCGCACAGCACCAGCTCGGTGCCGTCGTGGTCGTCGATCTCGATCATCTCCCGGGGTTGGCCGATCTCCTTGCTCTCTCCGCAGTCACTGCACGGTTCTCCCTGCCGAGGGTGGAACGGTAGCCGTCCTTGATCGAACAGCTTCGTGAGCCGGTTGTTCCGCCTGCGGCGGATCAACAGCTCTGTGAGCGAGATTCCATTCTCACCCATCGAGCGACCTCCTATGTCGGATGCCCCTTCTCGTCGAACTCTTTCCAAAGGCCACACGGTTTCGGTTCACAGGCGCCGGCGTAACCTTTGGCCGACTGGTAGGGCTGTACAGGGCCCGTGAACTCTTCGTACGCAATTTGACAGATCTGGACGCCGGCGTAAATGCGAACTGCCTCGACGACGCTCAGTTCGAGTGTCCAGCAGCCGCAGAATCCCACGTCCCCGAAGCCTGCCGTCGAGTGGATGTTGATCCCCAGCCGGCCCACCGAGGAGCGGCCCTCGATGCACGGGACCAGTGTGTGGGTCTCGGTGTACTCAAATGTAGCACCGAGATAGAGCCGTCCGGGGACGAGGACGATGCCTTTTTCGGGGATCTTCAGCGTCCGCGTCTTGTTCTCCTTGGCCATGTCCAGCACGTCTCTCCACTTGGCCAGCTCCAACGGCAGCGGCCGGCGTATTGAATGGCCGATGCCTCCCCGCAGGGAAGAGAACATGCGGGCCCGCTGGATAGCTTTGGTTTCGTCCCGCCGCGAGACGCGGGCGCTGGCGGCATGTTCACGGCGGACCGGGTCCAGATCGGTTCGCCAGACGGGGGATGGTTTCAATCCACAACCGCCACGGCCGCAGGCACGGCGGAGTTGATAGTCCTCGACGGCCGGCATGGTGTCGTAGACCACCAGCGTGTCGGCCAGCCGCAGATTGTAGCTGTTGGGGTTGAGCTGCGCTGGCTCGAACGGGTCGATGATGAGTTCATCTTTCTCCACCAGCTCGCGGATCTTCATTCCTGATAGCTTCATCCTTCGCTGTCTCCTCCCTCCTGGTTATCTTTGCGCACGGTTTCCGGCACAACTTGCCTTTCGAGGACGCCCTCCATCCTGACTTCTTCCTCGGAGACCGTGTCTCCTTCCTCGAATCGTTCGTAGGCCTCTTCCAGTCGGCTGGCCTCGACACGGTAGCGGCAGCGCACGGAACGTACCTCGATAACCTCTGCTTCGTAGATCATGCTTTCTCCTTGGGCGAATAGACTTTGCCTTTGCGCAACAGACGCAGGAACCTTCTAATCGCCTCGTCACGTCCCTTGGCACCCTTCAGCTCCAACTCGTGTCCGGCTAGGCTGAACAGGGTGAAGGTTGAATGTCGGACCTGGGTTCCCTGGCGTACGATGCCGACGCCAAGCGTCTCGCAATACACCATGGCGTAGTCCATGGGACTGGTCCCAGTGACGTTGCCGGCGTGGTCGAGAACCCGGGTCAGCGCCGCCTTGCCCACCCGCTTGATAGGCTCCCCGTGGCTGTCGGTGCAGTCCGGGGGCTTGTAGCGGGGAGGCTTCGGCGGCTCCTCGCCGAAGTATTCTTGCAGGTCGTTCATCTAGCCACAACCACCCTCTTGGTGGTGGGAACCATGATCTCCTGCTCCTCGACTTTGTGCTCAGTACAGAAGTCGATAAACCGCTTGATGCAGCAATCGACGGTGTCGTCGAAGTCCCACACCAAGTTGAGCCGGTCGCGGAGGGCGTCGAAGTCCCAATCCTCGAAGTCCTCGCGGTGGTCGGTGCCCCGGCCGGGCCAGCACATTCGCTGGACGAAGGGGTAGTCGATCAGCCCTTCCTCCCCGCAGCGACCGCAGACGTCGGCGTCCTTCTTGTAGTTGCCCTGGCCGCAGGAGATGCAGTACCGCTTGTAGCACTTGCCCGGCTCCTGGAAGCCGCCCTGGTAGAGCACCAGGTAGCCGCCGGAGCGGCCGTTGGTGCCGATCTGCCAGCGGTGGCCGTAGCTGCAATCGAACTCCCAGATCGTCTGGCGGATGCCGGAGGCCTCCCACCAGTCGCTGTCCGCTCCGACGACGTCGAAGGCGATTGACTCGGTCTCCTTGTCGGGGAACTCTACGTGGGTGACCTTGATGCAGCGGGCGTAGCTCGTGGAGTCGTTCCACGAGTTCATCGTGTTGTAACGTGGGTGCCCTTCGAGGAACTCGCGAATGTCCTTCTTCGAGCGAGGCTTCTTCTTCGGGCGGGTCCAGTGTTGGTTGGCCCAAACCATGTTGATCTCCTAGCCAGGACCGTCAGGGAGACAGCCAAGTTCGGTAAACTCCTTGACGGTGCCTTTGAAGATTAGCGTGCAGCCCTTGAGGGCGCAGGCGTTGGTTGGAAGCCTCCAGACGTCGATCGCGGCTCGCGGTAGGAAGACTTCGTTCATCACTTTCAGCAGCGACTCGTAGTCGGTGCCGATGATGTCCGGGAGCGCCCAGCGATTGGGCATCTCGAAACCGGTCGAGTAGACCAGGTAGCTGTAGTTCATTTGAAGCATGGCCCGCGGGCCACGAGGTAGAGATGGTAGCAGGTCCCGATGGTGACCTGCGTGATGCGGGTGTTCATGAACGCCGGGACAACGGTCATCGACCCTTGCCGCCGGGCCCGCATCTGGTCGAGCCGGCCCTGGCCAAACTCCAGATTGCCGCCCTGGTACTCGGTGTCCTCCGCCAGAGGCACGAAAGCAGTCACCTTGTTCTGGGTCATGTCGGAGAGCCAGTTGATGCTGTGGTGCCATCCGTAGACGCCCTTGTCGCGGGCATCGTACTCGTGCAGCTCAACCGGCGCCATGAGCCGGATGTCGAATCCGAACAAGTCGTAATTCGCCCTCCAGAGCGCGTCTTTCAGCCGGAAGTAGATGGCCGACAGCTCATCCTGAATGGGATGGAGGATGCGAACCGTGCTTCGTCGCACCTGGCGATCTACCCGCTTGGCTAAGTAGCCGATTTCTCCGGGGCGGCCTTCCTTCTGGAGGAAGGCGTTGAGAAGAGTTTGACACTGACCGGGGTCCAGGACGTTGGGAATGGTCGTCAGCCAGTCCCTCATCGTCGTCTCCCCTTTCCGATGTAACGCATCGCGTAGTAGTCCTCGGGATCGTTGCTGTGCTGCGTCGTGCGAAAACAGTCGAACTTGCACGAGCGCATCAAGCACTGGCCGGCCATGTGCCGCTCGGGGACCTCGATGAGGATGATCCTCCGCCGCAGCTCCGGGAGCTGGTCAATGACATGCTCCACCAGCCGCCGGCCTAATCCTCGCCGCCACGCCGTAGGCTCGACAAGCAGGTGTCGAATCTGAACGATGTGGTGATGAACCGTGTAGAAGACGCCCCCCAGGATCTTCTTCTTTGCCAGAAGGACCTTGGGGTAGCAGCTCGGGATCTCGGCGAAGTCCAGCACCTCGTCGAGCGTCCACGCATCGACGGGTCGGAAGACCGTCTGTGAGATCTCCGCCACGCGCCAGGCCTCGCCTTCGCGCATCCAGCGGATGCGTGTTTTCTTCACCGTTCCGAGCATTAGGGTTCCGTGTGGATGGCCGGGTTGAAGTCGTAAACCGTGAACCTCACCCGACCTTGTTCGTCCAGCTCTACAAGCTGCTGGACGTTATTCTCTTTGACCAGTATCCTGGCCGCTTTGCTGAGCGCGTCGACGTAGCGGTTCAACTCGATGTCGTCCCGCTCGTTCCAGTGCCAGTGTAGCATGATGCCCTGGCGTTGGAAGTCCTCGAACACCCGCCACAGCGCTCCGTTGCGACGGGGCATCAGGTCCTCGCTCTCACCTCGCTCCCGACAGTACATGGAGTCGGTGATGATGTGAACCTGGCGGATGCGTCGGGTCTTACCGTGCTTCCGTCGTTTTTCTTCCTCCGCGACGTACCAGTTCAGGGGCTGAAGATACGCCATCATTTCTGCGAAGTTGACCGTGCCTTTGTTCATCATCCCCCACCACACATCGCGTTCGAGTGTGAGGCGGTCGATGGACACGGTGGCCCAGCCGCACTGGCAATTCCAGTTGGAGCCGGACCCGTCTCCGATTAACAGCCAGTCCCAATCCTCGACTCCGAGGCGGTCTAGCATATTCTCCAGCAGCTCCCGCTCATTGATGTCGAGCGGGAGGTGAGGTTGGAACTCAGGCCTCGTCGCCGGCTTCTTCGTCAGCCGGTTCTTCGTCTTCCTCGGCGCCTTCCCGTTTCTTGACGGCGTGCTTCTTTGCTTGTTCATCGAGGGCTCCGATCTGCTTGAGCTTGTCAGCGATCTCTTGAGAGAGGTGAGAATGAAGCTCCACCAGGCGGTCGAGCACGCAACCGGACAGGTAGAGGCAAGCATGGCCGCTGCCCACGATGGCGTCTACGTCGACGATCGGGCCCTCGCGGCCGATCCAGATGCCTCTGTTGACACCGTCTGTGTGGTTCAGCTTTCCGCGGTAGTCGATGAATACGCCGATGCTGCGGACGATGCCGGCATGCTTGTCCAGGACGCCCTGGATGGCCGGTTTCAACTCGTCGACGATCTGCTGATCGAACATGGGTGGCGGCACGTCGCCGGGAGGCTGGCCGACTTTCTTCTTCTTGACCACGTTGGTTCCTTCTCAAAAGCGGTTTTGAGGTTAGTCCTATCCCGAATCCTCGTTTTGACTGACGTCATCCGGGATGTCCAGCTCGTTGAACTTGGGAGTTCGACAGAAGCTGTGTGTCAGATCGTTACCCAGGTTGGCCAGGCGAGCAACAGCGAAAGCGTACACTAGCAACCGCAGCAGTGGGACGTGGAGCGAGACGCAGGTGGCGAAGGCCACCCAGGGGGCCAGACAGAAGGCGCACATCAAAAGCTCGTGCAACCAGCCGTGAAGCCCTCCCTCCCAGAGTTCGACCCTGGCCCTCCAGGACGCGAAGAGGCTGGAGTGCCGCCAGATCTCGATGATCTCCCAAACTGCCAACGAGGCGACGATCAGGTGGATAATGCTCATGTGATTCCGTGTATTTGGTCGCTCGGCGCGTGGCTATCTGCCTATGGCCTTAACGGCCATCGCGCCCACAATGAGGGCACCTGCCAACCCGAGCCAGGGCAGCAAGTATCCGGTCACCGCTGTAAAGATCACCGTGACGACGGTGGCCCCGACAGCGATCGCAACAACGCCGGCTATGCCGGGGTCTGTTGAGCGACTCATCCGATGGGTTCGTCCCTGGGTTCGTGAGGAGTCCAGGGGAAGAAAGCCACCCGGTCTGGCGGCGGCGTGCCATCGGCAAGCTCGCTCTTCTGGGTCGTGCTGCCGGTCGGATACCGCTGAACCAAGGCCTTGCAGGGGCCGAAACGCGGTCCAGGACCGGTATTCCGGCGGACTCCTTTCCGAGTCAGAAACAGCAGCGGACTTCGCGAGATCCCTTCCATTGGAACATCCTCACGGGTACACTAATTGCAGTCCTGCCTTCGTTTGCGACGGCGCTGAAGCCAGCATACCACAAACGTAGGCCCAAAACAAAGGTCGAAGAAAGCGGACACGGAGGTCCTTTCGATGGATCAAGATCCCAATGAAGTTGGGATCGACTTGACGGCGGTCAGCAAGGTCCTCGCGGGCCGGAAGACGCTTCGCCAGCGTAAGGCTGAAGCAATCTCGGAAGCCGTCGACCTCGACTCCATCCTCCAGGTGAATCCGCTCTTGTCGGACCTGGAGCTTACGGGGTTCGAGGACGATCTCACGAGGCGACTGCTAGTCGCTTCTCATCTGATGAACAAGTCGGGGCGGACAACGCTCAAGCCGCTCTTGCCCCTCTTGCTGTCACTCAAGGGGAAGCCGTATCATCTCACGAACCACTTCCCCTTCGAGCCTTTCTTCCGCACTCGCACGGCCGTCTCCACGCTGCTGAAAACGGGGCGGCAGGTCTCCAAATCGACCTCCCTGGCCGCACAAGGTGTGGTGTTCTCGAACTGCATCCCGTACTTCAGCACGCTGTACGTGACGCCTCTGTTCGAGATGATCAGACGGTTCTCCCAGAACTACGTCCGACCTTTCATCGAGACAACTCCTTTCAGCCCGGTCCTCTGCGACCAGGCGTCGATGAAGAACGTCCTCCAGCGGAGCTTCCGCAACCGCTCCCAGATGATCTTCAGCTTCGCCTTCCTGGACGCCGAGCGTACCCGCGGTATCTCGGCTGACAAGAACGTGATCGACGAGGTCCAGGACATGGACAAGGACTTCCTGCCGATCATCCACGAGACGATGTCCGGCTCGGAGGACTGGGGTATTAAGCAATATGCTGGGACCCCCAAGACCCTCGAAAATACTATAGAGGTGCTCTGGGGTGATTCCTCCCAGGCCGAATGGTTCATCCGTTGCCAGCACGCCGGATGTCGCCACTGGAACATCCCTTCGCTGGAGTTCGACCTGGTCGACATGATCGGGCCGTGGCACTCCAGCATCTCCGAGCAGAATCCCGGCGTCGTTTGCGCCAAATGCCGCAAGCCGCTCAACCCTCGTAAGGGCCGCTGGCGTCACCGTTTCCCCGAGCGGCGATGGTCGTTCGCGGGCTACCATGTCCCGCAGATCATCATGCCCATGCACTATGCCAATCCCGAGAAGTGGGAGATCCTTCTCGGCAAGATGGCGGGCAAGGGCAACACGCCGATCCACGTCTTCTTCAACGAGGTCTGCGGGGAGTCGTACGACTCCGGTGCCCGCATGGTCACCGTCAGCGACCTGAAACAAGCAGCCTGCCTGCCGTGGCGACGGGACTTCGATGAGGCCAAGAAGCAGATCGGGGAGTACATGTACCGCATCGTGGCCGTCGACTGGGGTGGCGGTGGCGGTGTGAAATCCGGCGTGAAGAAGCACAGCTCCGAGAAGCTGTACCAGTCCTACACCTCGATCGCCGTGATGGGCGTGCTGCCCAGCGGCAAGATCGACGTCCTCTGGGGCCACCGCTCGTTGCACCCGCACGAGCACGTCTTCGAGGCGAAGATGATCATGGGCGTCATGCACCACTTCAAATGCAGCCACGTCGTCCATGACTACACCGGCGCCGGCTCCCGCCACGAGACGATCATGGTCCAGGCCGGCTTCCCCTTCAGTCGCTTGATCCCCGTAGCCTACACCGGCCCGGCCCGCGGCGACATCTTCACGCCCAAAGCGGCTACGGAGCTTCATCCGCGGGATCACTTCCAGTGCGACAAGTCCCGGTCCTTGGGCTACACCTGCGACATGATCAAGCATGGCCAGCTCCGCTTCTTCCAGTACGACCACCAGAGCAACGATGATGCCGGCCTGCTGTGGGACTTCCTGGCCCTGGTCGAGGAGAAGAGCGACATGGGAGGCGGGAAGGACAGCTTCAAGATCGTCCGCGATCCCAGCATGCCCGACGACTTTGCTCAGGCGGTGAACATCGGTGCCATGGCCCTCTGTCACATGATCAACAAGTGGCCGGATCTCACGGAGTTCACCGGGGCGAAGATCTCCAACGAGGCCCTCCAGGCCACCTTCCCCACGAAGGTCAAGGACTGGGACGATATTGGATAGGCTCGCCCGCAAGTGCCCGGCAGCGCTTGCGGTAAATCGGATGAACCTCGGATGGGCCTCGGATGAACCTCGGATGAGAGCCCAACGTAAGATACGATCTTACGTTACTCCCGCACGACGAGGGGGTCGGGCAGGCCGTCCAGAACGGGCGGCAGCCAGCCTCGTTGATGGCTCATCTGAATCAGAGCCTCCTGATGAATCTGCCGGAGACCCAAGGCCTCGACGGCTTCGAGGGGGGCGTCCGGATTTCCAGCGCGCAAATGCCTAGTGCTGGCCTTCAACGCCTTCACGGGGACCTTCCGGCTCCGCAGCCAGGCCATCATGCTGGCGTGGACGCTGTGCCAGGGGGTCTCCTTCTCCGGGATCTCCCAGTCTCGCCGGCTCAGCCAGCGAAGATAGTCGGGCAGGATCATCTCCACCGGCATCGAGGCCAGCCGGCCCAGGTCGAGCCCCGGGGGTCGGTAGACGGAGATGATGTCCCCGCCGGCCCACCTGACGATGGGCGCCCCCGCTGCGGTGGTGATCGCAAAGACTCCCTGGTGGTCGGTCTCCAGCAGCCACCTCTGCAAAGTGCCTATTCTCGACATCTTCACAAATACGGGCCACTGATGGGGCCATTTGAGCTGAAACTTGCGCGGAGCCTCGGCCGCGTGGCGGAGGATCGTCTCAGGAAGCCCCAGACGACGCAGGAGAGCCGCCATTGCGTTGAACGACCCGTCCACGCCCAGGACGACCTTGGGACCGGGACGCCCTGTAGGCCACGCTACGGCGGCCTCAGCGGCACATACGGCCACCCCCCATGCGAACTCGGCCTCGGGTCCGGTCTGGGCCAGCTTCTCGGCCATTTTCCTCCCGAACCGGGGGGTATGGGTATCTGGAGCTTGGATCGACCTCGCCATCAGCTTCGGGTCGCACTCGGAGAGCTTCCCGTTGGCAATTCGGTAGTGCCGCATCTGGAAGCCTTTGCCGTCCCAGCCGAGCTGCTCGTGGCCCCACTCGATCTGCGGCTCGTGGAAGGCCAGGGCGATCTCCTTCAGAAACTTGGCCCCCTTGCTCTTGGCGATCTGCTGCTGGCACTGCTCCAGGGCGAGCTGGGCAACCCGGGTGCTGAACTTCTCCTTCTCGTCGACGAGGAAGGGCACGCGAGTCTTACGGGTGAGCAGGTAACCCTCGTACTCGGTCGGGGCTTGCCGGTGAAGGATGACCCGTTCGATGCGCACAACACCATCCAGCAGCAGGCTGCCTTTGCTGGTGAACCAGCGATCGTTCCGCTCGACGATGGGCATGTCGCCTCGTACGACGGCCTCGCGGACGTGAAGCCGGGGCCGCTGACGAAGTGGGGAGGTGGACGGCAGACACGCCTGGACGGCCTTCAGCAACTCGGGGTCGATCTCCTGGAGCCGGCGGAAGAGGGTTAGCGTCTCGCTCTCCGCCGCCCGCCGGAGCCAGCTCCGCATCGCCTCACGCCACGGCTTGGCCTTCACCTGTAGCCGGCGAACCAGGTCGGTGATCGCCTGAGCGCGGAGGAAGTGGCCGACACGCTCGCGGCTGATCCGCTCGGGTCCAGCCACAATCAGGTCGGCGTCGAAGTGCCAACAATGCAGCAAGGTCTCCGGGGAGAGCTTCATGTCCCAGAAGATCAGCCGGCGGCCGTTCAGCGCCGACCAGGAGCCGCTGGTGCCGTTCTCCCCGGCCCGCCAGGCTACGATCGGCAGCGGCCGGAGCGAGCTGCTGAAGTTCCTGGCTTGCATCCCGCACATCAGCAGCGGGTCCTGGACGGCCACGGTGTAGGTGGTCGGGTACTCCAAGGCGGCCGGTAGGCCAGCAATGCCGCTGTCGATCTCGCTGCGCTGGGCCAGGTAGAACTTGCGGTCGGCGGGGCGGGCCTCGCGACCGATGAACAGCAATCCCGAGATGAGCCCCGGGGCGGCGAAGTAGGGGATCACCAGGACATCGTCCCAGCCTTTACCGGGGAACAGTTCGTGCTTGTGCTTGCTCCTGGGCTGCGTCTTGGTGGCATTACGGAAGGCCCGGTAGGCCCGGTTGGCTGAGCAGGAGCCGAAGAACGTCGCTGGTCCGGCGAGCTGCCGCTCCTGGCTGCCGATATTGCCCACCAGCATCAGCTTCTGCCGCAGGTAGCGAATCCGATCGGACTGCTCGAAGACCAGATGATGACGGCAGTGCTCCCAGAACTGGGCGAGCTTGGCCTGGCGGCGGACACGGAGACTGAACGACTCGGCCGGCTCCGGGGCGAGCAGCTTGGGTGGGACGTCGATCCCCTCGTAGCTCAGGCGAGTAAGGGCGTCGACGGGAGGGATCTCCCAGACGGCGGCGGCCAGGGAGAGCATGTCTCCCGAGCTTTTGCAATCAAAGCAGTAGTGCCACGCCCCGCGGGTTGTGGTATCCTGGTGGATACTCAGACGCTCGCCCGAGCAGAGTGGGCAGCGCGTCGTGAGGGGCAAGGCACGACCACGGACAGGAACCCCGAGCGCGTGCAGCACTTGATGCCACGCCACACGGATGTTCAGCTCTTTCAAGAGGGGAAACGACATGCCTTCACAATCCGTTGCTGTCCTCGATCCGCCCTCGGACGCCAACCGCGAAGAACTCGCACGCCTGGTGAAGGTGTACGACTTTCCGCCGTTCGTCAAGCGGGCCGACCTTCAAGCGACCATGCAGCCGGACCGTATCGCGGTGACCACCTACGCGGACCCGCGACACCGGCGCTATCCCTGCCACTCGGCAGCCGCAACCTGGTTGTCCGGGCTCTACTTCGAGGAGAAGAGAGCCGAGTACCATCCTAAGGATCAAGAGCGGATTTCGCAACGCCTGCGCCATTACGCAGACTACTTCGGGATCATGCCCCACTACGAGAGGATGGTCAAAGCAGCCGCCGAGATGCACAAGGAAGCCGATCTGCCGGATTCCTCCTACGCCTATGTGTGGGTCGACGGCGACGGCAAAAAGGAGCGGCATCTGCCTCTCCGCTCGGCCATGGAGGTCAAGGCAGCCGCGGAGTGGCTCCACAAGTACCAGGATCGCCTGCCCTACCACGACCGCAACACCTGCGCGGTCAAGATCCTGGAGAAGGCTGCCGAGTTCGGCGCCGGCATCGAGTCCCGGTTGACCGACTACCTGGAGAAGCAGGCCGGCATGGGCGTCTGCGACCCGGTCGAGGTCTACACGATGATTATGCAGCGGGCCAAGCTGACGAAGTCCGCGGCTTATCGGGAGCAGATCGAGAAGCTGGCGGCCACGGTCAAGGACAAGCCCCGGGTGGCCTTCGCGCCGGAGCAGATGGTCAAGCTGGCCGTCACCATGGACACGGTCGACCGTGCCCTGAATCTCGACGGCCGCTACGGGAACATCATCAAGCGGCCCGAAGACGTGATCTTCAAGGCCACGTTCACGAAGCTCGCGGCGGATCGGGCAGAGCTGTGCGCCCTGACGACTGGCAACGTCTACTCCAAGGAGCAGCTTGCCAAAGTCTCGGCCGACGACTTGGAGGCACTCTTCGGGACGGACTTCTTGAATGAGGTCCGACTCGGAGGAGACATCGTCGACACTGAGAAGTTCGCTGAGGTTGCACACACCCTGCCGCGACCCGACGCGGAGTTGCTCGACAAGCTGATGGCCGAGACCGGCCTGACGCCGACAATGCAGAAAGCGGCCAGCGTCACGCACGGCCTCAGCAACGAGGAGCTGGAGCAGCTCGCGGCTGCTTACGAGACTCCGTCGTAACGACACTCGCCACGGAGGGCTGAAGGTGTCCGGTAATCCGCTTGGATTGCAGACCTACCGCGGTCTGCGCATTTCCCCCAATGCAATCGGGGGACAGAACGACTTCGACAACTTCAAGCTCCTTGCGGATCGCGTGGCCGCGCTGCAAGCAGGTGGCGGCGAGTTCGATCCCACTGATCTTGAAAACGCGATTGCTGCGTTGGAAGCCGAGCAGACCGTACAAGACGGCCGGCTGGATGGCATCGACGGGGACCAGACTACGCAGGATGACCGGCTGGACGCCCTGGAAGGTGCCCAGATCGGCCCGGACAACATCCGCTGGGACGACATGCTGATGTCGGGCTTGGCGTTCGAGAAGGGCACAGTCGCCCCGGACTTGATTGCCTTCGGTGCCGACGCTGAAGCCAAAGTCTACGGCTTCGCCCCCGACCGAACGGAGTTTATGTACTCCATCATCCAGTTTGCTCACCGGATGAAAGCCGGCTCGGAGGTCCGCCCTCACGTTCACTGGACTCCCACGGACGCCGGGGCCGGGGGCGTTGTCTGGGCGCTCCGCTACGCCTGGGCGAGTATCGGAGAGGCCTTCTCTTTCACCACAATCACGGCCGATCCCGACGCCGCGGGGGGAACGGCCTGGGAACATCAAGTAGCTGCCTTGCCCGCTATCGAGACGGGCAAAGCGGAAAGCTCCATCATGGTGCTCGTACTGCTGCGAGACCACGACGTTGAAGGGGACGACTACAATGCCGACGCCGCCTTTCTCCACTTCGATATTCACTACCAAGTGGAAAAGATGGGTACGGTCAACGAGTACCCTGCTGCCTAGTCCTCCTGGAAGTAGTTCGGGTAGTCCCGAATGAGCTTCTGGATTGCCTCGTCGACGTGGGTGCCCCGGGCAACAGCGGCCTGCCCGGGGATCTGGACCTCCGAGTCGTTGTCGTCACTGCTGACAATCCAGACCGGCTTGCCGAGGACTTCGACGGTCAGGCAGCCCTTGGGGACGAGAACCGGCTCCGGCTGCGCGTCAGTCTTGCAGGTGTTGGAGATGTTGGGCCTGGCCGAAGAAAAGCGACCCGTCTCTTTTGCCTGCCAGTAGCGTGGACCGAACTCAACCGCGCCCCGGTTAGCAGCTTTGCCTTGGCAATCCGGATCGGTGCCTTGCAGCGTAACGAACTGGCTGATCTTCTCCAGCACCTCGCTGACGGGACCATGGCCCTGCTCCACCGTGGCACCGTGCTGATCCCGCAGGTGGAAAGTGAGTTCCGGCTCGTACGAGTCCCCGACGTACTCCGCCATGCTCAGGTAAGCCTCGTGCTCCCGGCCGGCGATGAAGACCTGGGCGGCAATATGCCCGGGGTCATCATCCTCCCAGGCGCGATCGCCGAGGGGCTCGTACACCCAGGCGTGCCTTTTGCCCTCGTTGGTCATGAAGAAGGTGTGATCCTCTTCGGCATTGTCCACCTCCCAGTCGACGACGACCAGGTCGATGTCCACCGGGCACTCGTATGCCTGTACGATTCCACCTTCTAGGTTGATGACCATGCGGGGTTGAGTCTCCCCGTATGTGGCCACAACACGAGCCATGCTCTCCGTGGAAACGAGTGCGCAGACCACGTCTTGCTCGTTGATCAAGGCCCAGTATTTGACCGTAGGGTCCAGCCTTTTTACGTCGGAGGGGGCGTTGCTGATGGTGAAGGGCACTTGTGCCTCCTTTGTTCGCAGGGGAGACAGCGATTGACGCCGTCTTCACCCGCGACGAGTTGATAGTCTTGCCTGGGACAGGTCTCGCACTGTTGCAGGACAAGTTTGCGCTCCTTGAGCTTCTCCGCCTCGTAGGCGTTCTGGAGCCCGATGGGCTCGTACATGGCGACGATGGCATCCCCGTGCAACGGGGCACCGATCCGCGGCCCTATGAGAAATTGCGCGTACATGGTCTCATTCCCGATCGGGAATCTCAAAACCGCTTTTGAGGTTCTAAGTATCCTTCAACCCCGCCGTCTTGGCGATGCTTTCCCGATCGGGAAGATCATCATCCTCGCTGCGGAGCCGCTGGTGGATCTTGTGACGGAGCTTGTTGGCCCTGTCGATCAGGCTGTCCAGGTAGTCGATGGCCTCCTCCCCGGCCTCCTCGTCGTCGTCGAAGAGGAAACGCTGGGTGAGATCTTCGATACTGAGGACATCTGCTTTGAGGCCGCGGCTGTGCGTCCGCACGGCCATGCCTCCTTTTTTCTTAGCCATCGCGTTTTCCGAACTGCTCTTCGAGCTTGGTCACGATCTCGGGCGTGATCATCGTTCCAGCGTCACCAAGATCTCCCCTGGTGGCGAAGTATTCTGCCATATCTCCTTTGGAGGAGCCCTGCCAGTCCACGCCAGGCGTCAGCCGGTGACGTCGAATGAAGACGTGGATCTGGTGGCCCGTGGCATTGACCCGCATGAAGCGGTTGTAATCGGCGATTGCAGCGCGGCGAATAGCGCGTTCGTCGGGGGTCATAGATTTTCCTCGCGGAAACACCCACGCCGCTGTCGCAGGACAGTACGACCTCGGTACTCTCCTTCTTGTAGGATCTCATTCGCACGCTTCAGCAGCTCGTTGGTGACGAGCCGGAAAGCGGGATGAGGAATGATCAGGATAGGACCGCCCCACAAAGATGAGACGGCCTTCTCTGCTTGAACTCCACAGGCGACGATCACGCGGGGATCTCGTTCGAGGATCACCTGCAAGACATGCTTCCTGTCTGGAGGCATCCGCGAGCCGGGCTCGGGCCCGACCTTTGGCGTCGTGTTGTCGTAGTGGATCTCTTCGGAGATCCCGTCCGTGAGCACCCGCAGACGCTGACCGCTACGGCTGGCATGCAGGGCACGCAGCCATGACTCTCGCGGCCAGGTCCCACGACGGGCGTAGACGGGGCTCCAGGGATTCTGAAGAAAGATCACAATCATCGTGGCTTGTCAGTCTTCTGCAAGTTCCGGATTCTGCAACGGATCGCTCCGCCAGCACAGGCACTCTCCGCCTTTATGGTGCGGGCAGTCGGGGGCATGGCTACCACCGAACGGTAGCTTCTCATCCTCCTTCTTGTCGGCCACGAATTTTCCGCGATCTCGGGCTCGTTGCCGATCCAGCTCTCGTCTCCTGGCCTCACGATCGCAGATTGCAGCGTCGATGGCAATCCTCTCCTCAGGGACGGCGATGCCTTTCTCCTTCGCAGCCATAGCATGGGCGGAGCACAACGTCTCGGTGCGAGGATGTTTCAGCTTGCCGTTGCAACAGCGCAGATACATCGGCGTCGGGTCGTTCGGTTGCCAGTGTACGCACAGCTTGGCCGCCGCACAGCGCCCTTCATCGGGGATGCTACAGCGATTGTAGTTGATCCGGTTCTTGTCGGGCACGTCCTTCCAGAGGAGAACTGCCTTACGAGTGGACTCCCGAGGTGGTTTACCGCCACCAGCCGATACGGGAGCGACCCGGCTCCCGTATCGACCCAGCCAACGAGAGAAGGCCTCCTCCACGCCTCGGGAGATGGCTTCTAAGACCTCTGCCCTGGTTAGTTGAATCATGGTTCGGAACCCTCATCGTCCTCTTCGTTGTTGAACTCGATCGGCTCCATCTCCTGCTCTTCACACTGGGGAGTGAGCCCGCAGAACGGAGTGCCGATCTCGGCCAGCTCGTAGGCCCAGACGGACTTCACGTGCCGGCACTTGGGGCACCGCCAGAAGGTAAGAGCATCCTGGACCTCGTCCTCTCCAACGACGGCCAACCCGGCCTCCTTCAGCCGGCGGATGAAACGATCGGCATAGATGCCGGCCTCCGCTTCGTTGGTCACCTCGTCGGTGTGCCAAGCGACGAGAATTTCGCGGAGCTTCTGCTTGGGTGAGCTATGAATGTCTTCTTCGACGACAACGAAGTCCGACAGCTCGGGCGTACCATACTCGGCCAGCACGCCCACGGTCGACGTAGCCGTCTTCAGCAGCACGTCCATCGCAGCGGCGATGTCGCCGAGATTGGCAATCTTCTCGTCGTACACGACGTCGATGCTCAGTTGTCCGGTCTTCATGTAACCCTCGTGACCTTGTAGAGGATAGGAACGACCTTGCCGGTCGCGGGGTCCCTCTGTTTGGCGTCGGCGGTGGTACCCCGCCTGACACATCCGCCTTCGTCGCAGTCCAGGTCCTCGTAAGGCGTGCCGGACTCATGCACCGTCATGGTGAAGAAGGCGTTGTCCCCGGGGATCAGGTCTCCGAGGGGATCGGCGCCGGTGCCGACCACGCGGACGGCGAATCGTCGTTCGGACATGGGCATTTCCATGCGTTCCTCCATCAGCTCTGCGCTGAAATGGTTCTGGGCTCGGCGAAGAGCCTCGTCGAAGGTCTGGTCCGGTACGTCGTGCTTGGCGTCGGCCTGTCTGCACAAGTGCATCAGGTCGGCCAGGAGGTCACCCAGCACCGTCTCCAGACCGTCTTCTTCGACGGTTAATCCTGTCCGCGCCGCAAAGACCTGGAGGGCTTCCAGGCCCCAGTCGGCCCGCGTCTCGTTGGTGGGAGAGTTGGGGTCGCGCGCCAGGATTTCTGGTATCGCACTCACAGGCAAGAGATTGTCCTCAGGTTGGGGTCCAAGGCTTGGACGGCCTTGGCCAGTTTCACGGTGGCCTCGATTCGCGGGTCGTCTTCGTCCCACTGCTCGATCACCTTGTCGACGAACCCCAGGAAGATATGCAACTTCCGCTGCACCAGGCTGGGGTGGTCTAGGGCCATACAACCACCTAGCTGCCGCATGCGGCGAGCCGACGTGTCGTTGGCGAGATCGCGGACTTTGTCGTCGATCTCTTTGACTTCTGCGGTGATAGGGAGTTCCTTGTTTTCTGCCATCGGCTGGGGATCTCCACGTCTTTGTAGCACAGGAGGCATTTGCTGCACGTCCAGCGCTTTCGTTTCTCATCGCCGTGGTCGTACGGGCAGACGAAGTTGCCTGCCGCATGACGCATCACAGTCTTGGTCTTGTCCCGGAACACGAGGTCCACCTTGAACCTCGGCGGGTCGTCATCGTCGACCATCATGTAGGCCCGACGTACACGACCCACGCGAGGCGGGGCACCCGTCTCTCGATCGCAACTGAACCACATGAACACGTTGGGCAGCCGCGCCATCCGTCGAAGGATCGGTAGGATCTCTTCGAGCCTCCAGCTCCGCGTGTAGAACCCGAAGTCGGTCTTCGGGCACTTCGTCATGATCGACAGCCACGAGACCGCATACCACGGTTCGTGAAAGTCGCCCACGACATGCGGGCGGAAGTATTCGGCGCTGACGCGGCGGATCTCCGTGCTCATCCAGTCCACGAAGCCCTCTTGCTCTGCCAGAATGAGGTTACGCTTGTGAGCCTCCAAGGCCTTCGGCGAAGCCAGCCGGCCTTTCAACCCGTAGCAGAACATCTCACACAGTCCGGACTTACCTGGGCAGGTGATCCCCGCGGGGACCGACCACTGCCAAACCCGGAAACCGAGCTTGCGGTTTCCTAGATTGATCACGTTATCTCGGAATCTTCCTTGTGGGGACCGGCGTGAGACCGGGCCCCGTCTTGGTGATCTTGTTGAACTCCTCCTCACGCCGCTCCGCCATCACCGCCTGGTCCTGCTGTTTGAGCTGCTGCCTGGTCAGCCGGCGGTTGTGCCGCTGGAGGACCTGGGGCAGAGCCCGGAAGCAGTGGGAGATGAAGGTGGCCAGGAACTCTCCCGCGCTGTCGTGAAACAGCTCGTAGAATCCCTGGTCGTGATCGTGAGTTTCCAGGTCGGGGGTGCGATGGCAGCACTCGTGTAGGTAGAGATCGCCCACCTCGGCGAAGCCCTCCACGGTCAACGTCCGCTTCCCCAACCACTTGCGGTCGATAGCGACGTAGCTGCGGGCGTCGGTCCAGCCGGCGGCCTTCTCCGACAGCCCGATGACCACCTTGCGGTTGCAGGCCTTGTTGGGGTTGTCCCGCCGGTAGGTGAAATCGACGTCGTCGTCCGTCTCGTCGACCAGGCGGAGACGCTGCTGGCATCCGCTGATCAGCTCCACCCAGATTTTCTCGGCCGGGCGGCGCTTGTCCTCGGGGACCAGCTCGTAGGTCTCCTTGAACCCCTGGGCCAGGCTCTCGAAAGGTACCAGCTTCAGAGGCGGGAGGTTGTAGGGATAGATCAGCCGGGCCCAGTCCACCAGGGACTCCATGTCCTGGCACTCCATCCGGTCGAGTGTCTCCTGGGCCAGCACGAAAGCCAGGCCCTCGCGATGGATACGATCGCCGAGGCGGTCTCCCCGCTCGCAGACGGTCAGCTTGTGCCGGTGCTTGTGGCAGGAGAAGACATCGGCGAACTTGTAGTGCCGGCCGGTGACGGCGGTGAAGAGGTTCATCCCCTGCACCTCGTCCCAGGTGTACTCCCCGGCCTTGACGGCCCTCGACATGCTCTGCCGCTCGGAGTCGTCCCAGGACTTCTTCTTCTTGATGGTCCGGGTCCTGGCCCACTGGTTGACGACGGGCTCGACCTTCTTCCAGACGAGGCAGTCCCGCTGGATGTCGTTCCGCGCCATGTTCACCTTGAACCGCTGGCGGCTGACGACCTCCCCTCCCACGCCGAAATGGCTCTTGTAGAAGTCGCGGACGTGGGCGCCCATGTTGTAGACGCTCAGCTTGGCCGAGTCGTCCAGGGCGACGTAGGCCTCGTCGAGGACGTGGTCCCACTCGAACTCCTCGGGATCGTGGGAGATCAGCACCGGCTCCTCCTCCTCGACGGAGAGCCAGACCTCCAGCGGCATCATCCAGCGACACCAGAGCTTCAGCTCCCGGGCCGTCTCAGCCAGGGCGGTGGGAAGCAGGTGGAACTGATCGTACAGCTCGATCGTGATCTCGCAGCCCTTGACGGGAACCTCGCGGTTGCGAGGGATGAAGCCCATCCGCTTGGAGATGTCCGTCTCCAGGTCCCACATCCCGGTCCGCCAGACATTGCGGCCGAAGCTGAACATCTGGCCCCGGCCGACACGGAACGTGCCGTAGGTCTTCCGCTTCTTCTCCTCCGCGGATTGGGGTTGGCCTAGAATCTTGAAGTTCGTTTTGATCTCGTCCATGTCCTTGAAGCCCCTCCCGTCGTCGTTCAACAGGATGCACTTCTGGCTGAGGACTACGTCACATCGTCCGGCGCCGGCGTCGGCGCTGTTCATAATGCCTTCCAGGGTGGCCTTGGAGACGCTGCCAGCCTGGCGGGTCATGACCTGGTAGAGCAGGTCCTGGTGGGCCTCGAAGGCCTCGAAGTTTCCGTCGTTATTGACTCTTGCGTCAGGCATGTTTTCCTTCTCGCTGGCGACAGGCCTTGCACCACCGATCATCGTCGACCGGCGAGTCGTCCGCGTACTGGTTTACCCAGCGTCCGCGCCGCCCGCTCGGCTTGTACCCGCAGATGGCCTCGGACTGGGGTCGCGGGATCTTACCGGTCGGGCCGGCTTCGACTAGATGGACCACGTTTCCACCGTTGGACCTGGCCCTGATGAGCTTGGTCATTGGGGATGGGTCTCCTCGATCTTCCTGTAGATGCCAAGGTCATTGATGATGTCTTCGGCGACTCCGGCACGCATGGCGTACACGTTGTGCAACTGGCCGTCACAATAGGTCTTCCAGCCAAGCTGGTCGCTCTTCAGTTCCCAGTCATGGCCTCCCCAGTAGAATCGGCCCCACGCAGCGATGTCGTCGAGGGTGGGGGCGTAACCGAGGTGGACCGCGTTGAGAAGCGTGACGGCCATCCGTGCTTCGTTGGCGTAGGCGTTGGTGACCTGGCCGAACTTGACGCCGTCCGGGTCGACCAGGTCGAAATGGAGAGCGTCCCCGGCGTGCCGAAACTCGTAGCGGCCGGTGGCACTGGTTGCCGGTCTGTCCTCAGTAAGCTGCTCGGGATACTTGGCCTTGATAGCTGCCCACTGCTCGTTGGTTAGTTGGCTACGATCTTCGATCCCGTGATCCTCCAGCCACTCGTCCAGGTCCACGTCGACCTCGAAGGGTCCGTGGTGGGCCATGTACTCGGGCAGGTGGTTGGCCAGGTTGTCGCTGTCGTAGTTGTTCAGCTCGAAGTCAGCGATGTCGTCCGCGGACATCCGCAGGAACTGATCGGTGGCATCGAACTCCGTGTTGCCGCCGCAGTCGGTGGCGTAATCGCGGACCCAGTGCTGCGGCCGGAAGACGGCCATCAGCCGGGGCGCGTCATTCTTCGGGTTTCCGGCCACGAAAGGCCTCCTGTGCTGTGTGCTTCTCTCCCGGCAAGACCGGGATCTCCACCCATTTCCTGCGGATCAGCGGCTTCTTGATGCCGCAGATCTCCACCAGGAACGGGAGTTTGAACTTCGGGATCTCCAGGCAGTAGACCCCCCAGGGCTCCTGCATATCGAGGACGGCGCGTTCGTCATGGCCCAGGAGCAACCCGATACCAAACCAGCGTTTGACACCCAGCTCCGGCTGATAGGCCGGCTTGTGCCCAACGGCTGCCGATTCGTGGTTGTAACCGAAGAAGGGAACTTCGCAGTCGCTGTCCTCGCGAAATTCCGTGTAATGAGCCAGAACATCCCATCTACCGAGGTGGCAGTGCGTGAGGTGCTCTAAGGCCCGTGCTCGATCGTTCCAGGCGACGTCACTCCGCTTGCTGCGGATCTCCACCTCCAGGATGATCGACGCCAGTCGGAGGATCATTGGTGAACTCCTCTGCCGCTTCGGCGTGTTGAAGGTTGTAGAAGTCGACCCATTCGTACCCGCAAGTCGGGCAGCGCGTGTTGCAGAGGATGGTCGACTCGTCTCCGTCGCTGACCAGCGGCTTGTCGGACTCGATCTCGTCCCCGCCGCATTTGGGGCAGTGAGCGCCGCGGTGCTCCAGGTAGAAACACAGCTCGTCAGCGGTGATGGGCGCCGGGTTGCCGCTGTCTTCGCGACGAACGACGCCGGGCTGGTTTTCGAGGTACGCCTCGTAGTTCGAGCAGCACTCGGGACAGTCGAGCCAGTCGTGCTCATGGCTGCCCCATTTATCGCAGGCCCAAGGCGGCCCGGCCGGGGCCTGCGGTTCCTTCTCGAACAGATCGGGGCGGAACTCTGCAAGAACCCTCTTGAGGACCTTCCTGCCGAGCGTGTTGAAGTCCTCCTCGGGAATCCCTCCACCCAGGTCGTGGACACACTGAAGCTCGGCTGTCTCGCGGGCGATCCACTCTTCCATGCCGACCTGCCGGTTGGCATCCAGTCGATCGTTGTAGCTGGCCATTTACTCCTCTTCTTCTGTACCTACGACGTAGCCATCTCGCTGAACTACACCGTTGATGTTGACCTTGCGGACATGCCAGCCGCCGAGCTTGGTGTTGATGTGTTGGGCCAGCTCGACGTCGGTTATCTCCTTGACCACCACGTTGAGTCCCGGGTAGTTGCCCGGGGCCCAGGAGACCTCCAGGCGAAGATCTTCGCTGAGACCCAGCCAGGCGATCAGGTTTCCCGAGTCGGGGCAGATCAGCGCCGTGTTGCCCCGCTCGCAAAACTCGTCGCCGGCACACAACGTCGCGGACATCAAGTCTGCGGGCGGCCCGTCGCACTCGTGGTGCTCGTTGGTGCGAACTTGCTGCCCGCAGTCGTCACAGAACAGGGTTGCCCCCTGGTCTTCATTCAGGTATCCGCTGGGCATGGTAGCTCCTTGGGTTCAGCCGACTTGGCGACTTCTACGAGAACTCTTCCTCTTCTTCGTAGTCGTCGTCCTCGGAGTCGGAGCCGATCTGGTTTTCCAGCGTCTCGATGCGGAGGGTCAGCTTGTCCACCAGTTTCTCCAGACGGTAGACACGGTCACGCAGTCGAGTGGTTTTGCTGGGTTTTCGCTTCGGTGGTCCGTCCGGCCAGGTCAGGCCGTACTGTTCACGATCATTCACCAAGCCAGTAATGTTGGCCCGGTTGACCCGAAACTCGGGTTCCGAGCCAAGAGTCTCCATGAACTTCTCCGCGACCGCCTCGTAGGTCGGACGGTGCTCATGGACCCAAGCCTGGGTCTTTTCCGACAGCAGCCAGTTCATGACCTGCCAGACCTGAGGGTTAGTCAGGCGATTTGGGCGCATGCGCTGACTGGGTGCAGCAGTAGCAGTTGACACAATACCATCCTTTCAGTTGAAATTACGTTCCTGCCGGAGTTGTTCACGGCAGCTTCTTGTACGCCGCCTTCTTTTCCAGCTCAGCTCGCGCGTCGGCCAGCATGGCCGAGAGGGCGAACTCGTAGAAGGGGAAGGCGTCACCTGCCACGAACGGGCAGGCTTTCATTTCCAAATGGAGGTGGCTGAGATTCTTATGGCCGTCCACGCTTCGCTGGACGAACCACAGGTCACGCAGGAAACCGGGTGAGTTCTCGTAGTCGAACCCGATTGCGGCGTGTTGAGAGAACAGCAATGTGTGGATGCACCACCATTCGTTTGCGTCCCTGGAAACCCATTCCGACGCGCCGATGGCGTCGTCGGTCCACGAGCGGGCCTCGTCCTGGGAGGTGATGTTGCCGTCGAGGATCTCCCCTTCGACACCATCAACGATCTTCTCGATCTCCTCCCAGTAGAGGCCGTGGGCTTCCTGACGATCGAGGTCAGTCATTCCCAAAGGATTGGACATCATCCCTTTTTCTGTTGAAGTGGCGGCAGCACAATACGACCCTGTTTCACCTCCCATTTGGGCTTGGACGACTTGCTGACGAGGTCGTATATGCGCCGTTTAAGCAGGAACTCGCGACCCAGCGCGGCCTGAAGAAACTGGGGCGTAGAGACAGCCGTACGCCCGCGGAAGCCTTGCTTCTTGAACGCTGCAACGGCTCTCGCATCGTCAACGTATTCTGCGAAATGCTCGATTATCTCGCCGAGTCCCACCCAGCGGCATCGTTTACCGTTACGGGCGTTTGCGGCGATCCACTTGCGGAACGCATTGTAGGTGGGAAGTCGAGCTTCATTAGCGGCATTGGCCGGCGGCGACGAGGCTTTTAGATACCGTCTCCCGCGTTGGCTGTTGTCGGAGCCTTCTCGGAGCATCCAGCCGCCGTCTTGCATGCTGCCAAGACGGTCCAGCACAAGCATCCGCCGGCCAAGCCGTTCTTGTTTGTCTCGGTCGTCCGTTCTGCTTTTAAGCTCTTTAGCGTAGCGAGCATAACGTCGCAGTGCCTCACTGGTTTCAATGAGGTCGTAGCAGAGACGTGCGACCGTATCGACGTCTACGGCAGTGTTTGATGGCACACGCGCGTACACCGCCGCTGTCGTCAGGCGAGTCTTCATTGATACCTCGTAGTTAAAGTTAAGACTGCGCCTTCTTCTTCTGCGTTCGCGGTTTCGACGCAGTAGTCTTGGCAGCCTTGTCGGGGTGACGCCACATCTTGTAGATGCGGTGGATAAGAGTGTGCAAGGGTTCTGCGGCTTTCAGCAACTCTTCGTACTTGGCATGGTCGTCTCGGGAGCGGCCATAGATGCCGATCTCCGAGAGGTCACGGGCCAGAGGGTTACCCTTGACACCACCGCGCCGGCCAGACGTGGTCGCGGCCTTGATGTTGGCAATCAGCTTGCGAATCTGTGCAGTGCCAGTAGGACGCTCCGGCTGCGGCGGCGTCTCTCCAGGCTCGATCGCCTCGAAATCGGGGATGTCCTGTCCAGGATACTGGCGCTTGTACCAGCTCTGGGCCCTTGCCATAACGTCCTCGGCAGTTCGATGCTGAAGACCGGCAGCCTCCCTGTCGAGGGCGTCGTCGGCGAGGGTTTCCAGCTCGGCGGCCCGAAGCCCTTTGTACCAGGCGATCATCGCAAGCAAGCGAAAGACACCAGGATGGTTCCTCGTCTCCCCGAGAATCTTCCCGAAGTACAGGATATGCTGCTCGCTGAATCCCTCGTCGGGCACGCCCGCGTTGGCCAATTCGCCGCGAACATTGCGGAGCTTCACGTACCGGTTGAAGGCGCGAATGGAGATCTTGTAGAGCGTACAGATCTCCTCCTTCGGCACGCGGGCCTTCTTGAAATCCTCGTACGCGCCGATCAGCGTGTCCTGCCGGGATACGCGCTCTCCGTGGTCCCGGTTGAGCCGGTTGGCCAGGGCGTTCTGGACATGCTGGACGTCGCAGTGATGGAGCACGTAGACGCCTACCCAGTCGCTATGTCTCAGCCGCTTCAGCAGCGTAAGATAGCGATGCACGCCGCCGAGAATGACATACAAGCCCGTCGCCGGGTCCTGACGGACCACGAGACGCTTGCAGTAGCCGTTGTCCGCCATCTCTTCTTCGAGATCCGCCAACCGTCGCTCGTCGTAACGAGGACCAAGCCTGACGTTCATCTCCAAGCTCTGCTCTTTGTCGATCTGCTCAAGCATGATCGCGTCCAGAGAGATGCAGGCACCCTTGTGCTTGCTAACTTTGTCGGGCATAACCCGATGGATCTCCATATCCTGCAAGACATCAAGCGCGGCATGGTCCTGCCGCATCTCGGTCCGGCCGCTTCCGGCGCCGGAGTAGAACACTCTGACGTTCGGTCGAGGTTTCCCCTGGGAGGGGCTCGCTCGCGTCTTCCGCTTCTTGGTCGCACCTGCAACACGGCGGTTTTGCTTGCGCTTGGCCGCGTTGCTTCGGTTTTTGGCTACTGCGGATTTCGGTGTACTCATAGAAACTCTCCTTCAGATAAGGTTGAAGTTGACAGCGACCAACTCCCATCCGTGCCTGTCCAGCAGGCGACGGATGAGCTGGCTGGCACACAGGGCCTCGGGGCCTGGAAGGGTGATTCCATTTCGGAATTGAACCCCGGAGAGCAACAGCTCTCGTACGTTGTTCTTGTGGAAAGAATTGAAAGTCATGGTATCTTGTAACGATTCAAGATCTAGCTGGTACCTGAAGCACCAAACAAATGTCGGTATGGGCCGCGCGAGACGACCCATGCCGATTAGCTCAAATGAGCACAAGAACGATATTTCGTTTTACTATCTCGCTACTGCAAGAACCGGCGACCTGCCCGCATCTCCTTCTTGTGACGCTGGCGGCCGGCCTTGCGGTATTTCTCTTGCTCGGCCTTCCAGTAGGCGCCGAGCTTGGCCTGTGCGATTTCGTAGATACGCCGCCCCTCCTCGTTGAGCGGCACCCCCGGCGGAGGTTCTTTGACGGAAGCCCAATCCCACGTGTAGCTGGGACCTTCATAGCCAAGATCGAGCATTGGAACTCTGCGCGGCCCAGGTCGATATACCTTCAGCAGCGTCTTCGGGTCCCGATGCCATTTCTTGGGATGCCACGAGCCGCCCGAGATCCAGAAGGATTCGTAGTAGTCGGGCGTCATTTTGTGGCGTCGGAGCATGCGGATCAGGTCCCTCTCGGGCTGGCTCAGCACCTCCTCCCAGTCCCACAGCCTTTCCCGGCCCGCGTCCGGCGACGTACCGGGAACGGTCATCGCAGGCGGGGCTTTCCTCTGCTGGGGCGCCTCCGCCCCAAACAGGGCGACGGTGCACAACACCGCCACTAGCACAAGTACAGGTCTCATCGTCAGCCTCCTTCAGATGAGGTTGAAGTTGACGGCGACCAACTCCCATCCGTGCCTGTCCAGCAGGCGGAGCTTGGCGACGTCGTTGTCTTGGGACATCAGCTTGGTGATCTTCGCCTGGCCGGCCTCGAACTCGATCAAGGCTACCGCGGCCTGTTGAAGATCCTCCGTCGTCCCCAAATCCTGGTGCAGGTAATGACCCGACTCCTTGTTCTTCAGAACAGCATGGATCACGGTTCCAACTCCGGGTCGTCGAGCGGATCGTACAGCTCGTTGTCCGGGCCGTGGAACTCCCGGTGACCTGGGCCGTACTTCTCGACGTGTTTTAGACAGTCCGCCTCTCCCGGGCACTCCGCGTGGCAGTCCTTGCAGACGAAGACCCCCTTGGCCGTGGCCGTCATCTCGGGGATCAGCTCGGGGTTGAGGGGGTCGATGCAGAACTCGACGCCGCCCACATACCAGACGCCGTCGTCCGCCTGGAAGACGCAGGGGCCGACGATGTCGTGGGAGCAGGCATGGTCGAGACAGTTGCCGGCGATCTCCAGCATGTGCCACACGACCCCCACCGTGTCGGTGTCGATCTCGTGGGGCTCTTCGGCCCACAGCATGATCTTCATGGGG